CTGTTGAAAAGTATGTGACTGAACTGCGACAAAATCAGAAACAACCAACAGGAAAAGCTGGTCATACCGCAGGGAGTATGGCAGAGAGTGTAGATAATTTAGCTACCAATTTAGCCAAACAAATGGCTCCAAAGGTTGTTGAGTTGACGGTAAAGAAACTTGAGGATGAGGTTATTAAAGAGCTATCAAAAGGTTTTGAAATGTTCATTATCAATGATTGTTTTAATCAACTCGGAATCATTATTGATGCTGAAATTCGAGAGGTTGAAAAAACTGATAACTTTCAAATCACTGGAGGTGAAAACATTCTCGGTTACTTTGCGTTGCCGGAGGGCAAGTAAACCAATCAAAAAACAATATCCCGATGTGGTTTTTCTTATGCACGGAGGGATTTGTTAAGCAAAAAAACCAGGTACAAATTATGGTGTCATCTATCGCAAAAACAGCAAACAATATTAAGAAGTCAATGATTAACACAATCATACTCCTAATAATTGGAACGGGTATTGGAGGTGGTAGTGTCATCTGGATGCTACAAGCAAATGCAAACGGTATTTGCAGTCTACTCTCTGCAAAAAACCAATTCATTAACATAGTGCAAAAGGACTCAAAATAATGGATACAATTCTTCTCCCGTTGGTTCACGACAACCTGTCATGCGACACGGTGATTTCTCACAAAACCTTGGCACGACTTGGCACAAGCCTTGTCTTATGCCTTGTCTCGCCCTCTATGACAGGTCACGCCTTGGCACAACTCCCGCCAGGTTATGAGTTTCAACAGGCATATTTGCAAACAGAAACTATGCCACAAAGACCGTGCCAAAACCGTCGAACCATCCAAGAATACGAATACACATTACCCCAAGAAAACCAAGAATATGAGCCACGTCAGTATCAACAGAATCCAGAGATTGCAGAACGCGGATACGGTGATTCAGGATTATCGGGGTACAGATTCAACATCGGAAGTCAAAACACAATCATCTTTAAGTTCTTCTGAGCTTAGACAAATGAAAAACAGAATCTTGTCACAGGACAAATGTTCTGATAAAGACCTCGAAAAACTTTCAATAATTAACGAATTACTAGGAGAAAAAACGATGAAGGTAGATAAATTTTTTGACAAGTTAAATGGGTGGCAGTGGTTAATAGTTGGAATTGTTGCAGGTTTGATTTATCAAAATATGGTAACAAGACCACAGCCTCAAACATTACAGCCGCAAGTTTCACCCAACACTGTGATGACTCCTAATGGTGGTGCAGTGAATATGTACAAATTTGAAAACAATTAAAAACAATGTCAAACAGAAAGAACGGAATCCATATCAATTACTATGAAGCTCCCTGTCAAAACTATCAACAACCAAGTGATGATTGCCAACAACAACCAAACCGGAATGCTACATCATCAGGAATGTCTTCAAATATAATGCTTTTGCCAATAGGTTTTATATTCCTGATATTTATTTCACCTATTGTTGTAGGAGGAACAAGATACATTGAACGTCCTAGTCAACCATCGCCCGACATAATCATCAACAACAACAATAAAATGCAGCGATGACAAATTTGTACACGAAAAAGGAAATGATGTTTTGGATAGTAGTTTGGTTCTTAACTTATCTCCTTTGCTTACAAAGAGGGGGTGCTGATATTGTTGATAATCGCACCCCAGACAATACCGGAGCTTTCTGTCAAGCCTACGCTCAAGGGGATTTATGATAACGATAAACCATAGATTCATTATCCAATGGATGATTTTTGGAATCATTCTTTACCTGACAATCCCCCCTTTAGTCGCAATTCACAACAACATTGTTTGTAACAGATATTATGGACTTCACAAAAAATAAACAGAATTTGATTTGGTTAGGAATTGCAGCCGTTGCAGCAGCATTTTTCCTTTATTCAGGAAAGATTAACCTACCTAACCAACAGCAATCACAGTCACCGCAACACCAGACACCAGGAGCTTTGAAATGGTAAATGATTATCCAGAGATAGTTTCGTTATTGATTGAACAAGCAAAATCAACTTTTAAACCCAAAGATGTAATGCTTGACCCTGATTGGGTGACTAACACACTTTTCACTTATCAACAAATGCCAGAATATTCACCCATGTCTGAAACACATCAAGATTGTGTTTGGGGTGCTGAGAGTATCAAGCCTCGCTCTGAGTGGAATATCACCAAAGAGCAAAATGAGATTTCAGTTAAAAGATGGAAAGAAAAATGGATGGCTGAACGTAAACAAAAATATGCTCAAAGATTTTAAATGTGCAGCTACCTATCTGGGAATAATGTGGGCTTTGGAAATGTTTTTCCCAGAATTTGATTATTTTGGAATCAGACCAGGAGTGGAAGGCATAGGAATGTTGGGAATTATATTCTCGCCATTCCTACACGGAGACCCCCAACACTTGATAGGGAACACAGTCGGATATTTGCCATTGGCAACCCTGACAATTTTCAAAGCCCCTGGAAAATTTAATTACAACTTTTGGGTGATTTCAATAATTGAAGGCTTTGGTGTTTGGTTCTTTGGTCAACCTGGTTCAAATCATATAGGAGCAAGCGGGGTGATATATGGTTTTTTTGGATTTTGTCTTCTTAGTGCTGTCTTTCGTCTTGATTTTCCTAATCTGGTATGCGCTGTCATTACCTGGATAATATTCCAAAATTTAATCGGCGGAATGCTGCCATCGGTTGCCCAAGGGATTAGTTGGGAAGGTCATCTGGCAGGGTTTATTGGTGGTGCGATAGCGGGGTATTTAGATGCAAATTCTCAAAGAAAATTGGAGGCAAATTAAATGTATTTGCAACAATCTGAAACCCAGACCTCCCCCCAGATAACAGGATTGATGGTATTTAATTGGTCAATGGGTTTGCTGAGTTTATTGTTAGTTGGTTTGATAACTTCTGAAGTTGTCAGGCTAATCAATAAACCAACAGAGGAGTTTCAAAAGTTTGTAGCCGTAGCCAACCTTTCAGGTTATGAAAAATGCCTGAAAAACAAAGGTGGCGAAGGGTGCAAAGAACAGCTAATTATTGAATGGAGAAAAAGAAATGGCAACTAAATTAGACGGTTTACGCAATCGTTTTTCAACTGGAAACATTATCAAAGAAGCTGGCACGGGCGCTAATTTCTCTAAAGTGATGAGTCCAACAGGAAAAGGTGATATCACCCCCTATACCCGTGAACGCTCCTATGCAGGAACCGATGAATTTGACCAACAGTTTAATATTTCTGACCGAGTTAACCCATCTGAAAATGAAGCTAAGGGAGCTAAGATTATTGCCGAAAATGCAATCAAAGCAGCATCAAATAAAAAGGTAATTGTCGAAGCTCAATTGAAAGTTGACAAAGCACGGACTGAGTGGTACGAAGCTGACCAACAATATGTTAAAGGTGTGGCAGAAGGTTCATTGAAACGTTTTGAGGAAAAGATTCAAACTCAAAAAATGTTAGATGGTCAAGCTCCTAAATATATGCAAATCGTTGGTAATTACGCTAACGAAAATGTAGGGGCTGTTAACGTGATGCGCCAGTTGGACAAAATTGAAAACTCGATGAAACTGTAAATTTATTTGGGGGTGAAACATTCCCCCAATCAAAACATGAAACTATGGAAAGTCAAAAAGTTTTCAATCTTTGGAACAGGTTTATCTTGTTCCTTTTTGTTATCACATTTTGCTTTGCTTTATCCTGAAGCTAGAGTATTGCTAATTTGTCTTTATCTGGGTTTGATTGTTGGTAGTGTTATTTTATATTTAATTTCTGATAATCAAGATACTGTAAACTCTGATGAATTAGTTTTTGGTGCTATAGCTTTATTGATTGGTGTTTTTTATGCTTTAGGAATAGGTCAATCTTGGATAGTTTTAAGATTATTATTATGGATTTTATTGTTGATTGTCACTGTTTCAATTTGGATATATTTCACATTACCTCAACCTGAAAACAATGAATAACACCCCTGAACATTTAAAAAATCCTCACCTGTCAGCATGGGCATTGGGATTAACAATTGCTGGTTGTAGTTTAGCGATGTTTTCACCTTTGGCAATCAACAAAAACCCACAATTAGGGATTGTTGGCACGTCTGCGGGTGCAGTGCTATCCATTGCGGGGTGGGTGATGGGGAGTCAATCAGAGAAATCAATCAAGCTACAAGCCAAGGTAGAGGAGCAAACCGAGGCTATATTCCTGCGGCGGTTGGGGATGGAATATGAGTTAGAAAAATTTAGGGATATTAGATATTTGAACGAAAGTCAGCAAGCGATCGCGCAGCCTAAAAGCCATGATCAAACATTACCACCATCGCAACAAAGAAGGTCGGATGACAATGAAGGGAATCTTCACCGGAGTCAATTGATGGTTTTAGACCGAGAGAGTCCTGTGGAATATAATCAAGAGAATCATGATATCTATTCAGATGAACTATCATTTATTCCTTGCGATATTCCCTCCAATCATATCTTAAACTTCTATAACTGGGATAAGTTAGCCGATGAGTCTTCAGGAATATTAATCGGGGGAAATTCTGGGAGCGCAAAAACATCTCTAGGTGCTGGTTTCGTGATTGGCAAACTAACTGAGCATAAACCCGCCGAGGTGATTGTTTTGGATATCCACGCTTCAAAAAACCCTATCTGGCAACAAATGGGTTTCCCTAGGGTTGAATCAGATGTTGAAATAATTTATCAGATTTTGTGCTGGCTAATTGAAGAAGTCGAAAACCGAAAAGAAAAAGACGGGCATTCTATCATTGTCTGCTTGGATGAAATCAATGATACGATGTCCGAGTTAGCACAATTAGACACTATCAAACCATTGCAAAACAAGGAAAAAAGAGTTAAGACTTTTACTTATGCGATTCGGAAACTTTCTAATGCTAGAAAGTTTGATATTTGTTTAATCGGTTTCATGCAAAGTCATAACACCGAAGCCATAGGAATTGATGGGAAGTTTAGAAATAATTTCCTTTTAATTCTTTGTGGTGCTAGTGCTAGGAGTGAGATTCAAAACTTGTGGAAACATGACACCCCTGAATTTCAGTACATCCAAAGTGCTGCCTATCCTGTTGTTGTTTGTGGTTCTAATCAGCATCAAATCGCAGAACACCCAACGCATAAACATCATCTTGAGTATAGAAAAAAAGGCAATGCTCCTGATGGTTTATTAAATCCTATTTTTTTAAATAAACCAATAGATGTTAAAATAGTTCCATCACCTAATATCAATCTAAAAAAAGATGATGTTCCTAAAGTGCTACAATCAATAAATCCCTTAGATTGTAATACCTGGCAATCAATAGATTATCCCAGTGGCTTGCAATGGCTACCACAACACGAGGCGGGAGTATATTGTGTATTTGTTAGCGGTTATCAAAACCCTCTTTATGTAGGTCAATCTAAAGACCTTTGGAGACGTTGGAACAATAAAGGTGACTGGGAACATCATGTTAAAAAACATCTTGAATCAATTGGTGATGTATCGGTGAAAATAGCTTTTTACATCACAAAAAATTGGGATGAGCAAAAACGTTTAACTCTTGAGTCAGAATTACAAGCTAAATATAAACCTTCGTGGAATGGAACAGCTAACAAAACATTACCCGATAAAACACTTTCTGAATCGGCTCAAGCGGTGTTTAATTTCATCAAGGAAATATTTAAGGGTGAACCTATACCAGCCCGTGACTGTTACCGCAAATCATCACTCAGAACTCAGTTTGGATTAAATGCTGAAACTACTGAGTTGATATTTGATGAATTGCAAAATTTTGGTTTAGGTCAAAAACTAATCAAGGAAATTAATGGTTTCAGAAGTGTTAACTTTTTACCTGATATGTAGTAGAATAATGGTAAAATTATCATAAAACAAAAACAAGAAAAAATAATGAAAAAACTGTTTTTATCACTATTGACTGTTACATTATTGAGCGTATCTTTTGCTAATTCATGTTTAGCTAATGCAAATAGAACGATATTTAATCGTTCAGGAAATAGTTTGGCTAATGCAAATAGAACGATATTTAATCGTTCAGGAAATTATTTAGTTTTTATATCAAAAAACAAAAAAACACAACACATAATAAAAAATCCTTTAGATATACCTCAACAATTAAACATCACTTCAGATATCCCTTTTCGTGTTATTTGTGAAAAAGATTACGGTGCAGACTATTGTTCAGGATATTTTGATAGAAGTTATCGAGTGATGAAACCAAATGAATCAATAATTGTCGAATTTTATGATTTATATGGTGGGATAAAAAATACATTAGCTATTTCTTTTTCCAATCTAAAATAATAAAAAATTAAAACTATTTTACTTTTTACCTGATATGTAGTAGAACCTTTGATTTATCCTATAAGCAAAGCAAAACACAAGCCCATGAATTATCCCGAAGTAGTCGAATCAGTCTACAGTCAAATCCTGTTAATCCCAGAACCCAATCCCATCCCCAAAAACAAAGACTTTATTTTGATGGCACTCTATCACCGGACGACAAACCCTAAAGCCAAATACCCCCGTGAAGGGGCTGTCAAAACCATTCTTGATCTTGGTTTAGAGTTTGCTCCTGTTGAGGATTGGAACATCAGCTTAGAGGATTACAACGCCGCCAAACTAAACCAACAAACCCGATGGTTGGCGTGGCGAGAGGGGCTAACACCTGTTAACTCAGGGATGAAGAAAACTATAGATAATGAACAGGAGTTTTAAATGAAAAAGTCCAAACCAAAATCAGACTATCCAGAGATTGTCGAGTTAGTTGTTGATACTGCCAGAAAGCGCGGCGGGAATCAATTATTAACAGATGTCAATTGGGTAACTAAGACCTTGTTCAAATATCAGAATGGTGTGATTCCCTTGACTGATACCGACTCCGATTGCGTCAGGATTGGAGAGGAGTTAAGACCCCGTTATGAGTGGCAGATCACCAGAGATCATGTAGCTTTTGCTAATCAGAATAGTATTAAGAAGGGATGGAAATAATGATCAATACTTTCATCGGAATTGACCCAGGCAAAACCGGAGCGATCGCTATCATTTCTCCATCGGGAATCAAACTCATTGATTGTCCAGTTATTGAGATTAAAACTAAGGTTAAAAGCAAAAAGCCAAACCTCACGCTATTTGATCAGGTTGCGGACAAGGGAACAGTCAAGTCCAAGGCCAAGGCCAAACCCAAAACTAAAATCACAACGAAGTCAAGCCCTGCATTAATGGCATCGGAGTTAGCACAGTTGGCTACCTCAAACTCAATAATCGCCATAGAGAGCGTTCATTCAATGCCAGGACAGGGAGTTAGATCAACCTTTGATTTTGGGACGAATTTTGGCATTTGGTTGGGAGTGATCGCAGCGTTAAATATTCCTATGGAGTTGGTGACCCCTCAAGAATGGAAAAAACACTATGGCTTGATAGGGAAAGACAAGGACGCATCAAGGATTATTGCGGTGCAATTATTCCCCCAGATGGCCATGGAATTAAAGCTCAAGAAATACAACGGGCGGGCCGAGGCACTTCTCCTTGCTGAATATCTGCGACGCAAAGCAGGAGGCTAGGACAAAGCAAATGGGAGATATTAAAATCTTTAACAAAGATGGTTTTCTAAATTTCGTGGAAGGTAATCTAGCGTCTGCCGAGGATTATAAAAAAGCAGATCGGTGTCAAGGATCTGTTTTTGAAGCACTGAAACCAGGCTATTTAGTAGAACTCCAAGATGGAATATTTGTTTTAAATAAAGACATGGATATTCGGCGCGAGGTCAGTTGTGGCGATATATGATTAATAGCTAAATATAAACCCCGTCCAAAATACTGATGGACGGGGTTTTGTTTTTATGGATTAACTACCGACTGCGCTAGAACTGAGTACGGAATTGATTTATCCTTTCGTCAAACTAATTCTAATTCGTGAATTCTTGCCGACAAATCTTTAGTCCATTTTTCCCAGTCGTGGGTTTGACCATATTTGGATCGAAAATAATCATGCTCTGACTGAATCAGAGAAATTAGATTATTAGGGAAGCACCCATCAACCCCAAATGCTGACACGGGGAACCCTTCGGGATTGTATTCGGGGCTGTATTGATAAGTTGTCGCCATTAACGAGATGGCATCCCCAGATACTTTAAACACGGGAGTATTCCAGTTTTCTTTGAATTTTGCTCTCATTAAGTCAATTGCTGTGTAACTATCCATGATTTTGTCTCCGAGTGTTTAACCTTGACCTGTTACTAATATCCCATAGGTCTTAAAGAATGAATGTCAAGCCTTTTCCAGAAATTTTTTATAGATTTCCTGAAACTCGGACGGTGACAGCATCCCACGCCCTAACCTCTCTATGAGTTCGGCACGAGACAAGCCAAAGGACGCTGACAGGACTTTAAGACCGTCCCACGCGACATCGGTGATGTTTATGCCCTTAGAAGTTTTGATTGTGGCGTAGTCACGGGGTTTCCCTCTGCCTCTTTTTGTGTCCATAATTATTTTAATTTGGGTTGACATATTTATTATAACCTGTGCTATGATTATATTATATCACGGGAGGATTATATGACCGAGCGTAAACAGTGGGCAGGGTTTTGGGAATACTCTGGAGTTGGAGGCGGTGGAGCCGACAAGGGAAACCCAAACAAATATGGATATCCGATGGAGTTAATCCGTTGGTTGTCAAATCATTATCAACAATTCCGATCTTGGAATGTTGAAATTAAAATCGGGGCTCCCCATCATCTTGATGGAAAATTTGGGAAAAATCTCAAGGTTGGAGCCATCAAAGAAGTTTGGGAACAAGCCAAGCAGGAATTTGAATTAGCAAAAAACAAAGGAGAATCATGGGTGAAGCAAAGCGACGGAAACAGTTAAATCCTGAAGGGTTTAGGAAAGTCTCAGCAACTATCGACGGCAAAAAGTTATTAGTTGACCATTTGAAAATTGAAAGTTATTTTACCGACCCCGATCTAATTGATTGGGTTGAAAACTTGCTGCCAGACACTTGTAAGAAAAAATTAAGGATTAGAGTACCGAATACATTGACAGGGCTTGGATCTGCCATAGTAAAAGGGAAAGATCCCAAGAAACTTTATGCAGGGTGGGAACCCAAAATATCAAGGGTTCCATACATGGGATTCCGGCTCTCAAGTGGAAGATTATGGGTCAATCCTAGTTACCCAGGACTACCCCCTGATTGTAATATTTTGGAATCATGGGTTGATCTCGAAAACCATGTCCCGATCTGGCACAAGTCCATCTGGGATTAGGTTACAAAATTTTATAAGCAAATCCGTCCGATTGTGCTTATAATAGAAAAACGGTCGGGGTGAAAACTTTCTTCTGTTTTCGCCTTGTCGTGTCCCACCAGTTATAGGAAGATTGATATGAAAATTCCCAAAGAAAAACCCCGTCCTGAGAAGACGGGGGATTCAAAAACACCAAGAGAACGAGTCGAAATCTTTTTTAAAAACAGCAAGGACAAAAGCCAATTCATTAAAGTATAACAAAGATATCTTGAAAAAACAAGAGTCTTTGCAAAATATTTTATGAATTGGCGATCGCACGGTCAACTAACTCCTTTTCAAACTTAAACCCCACGATACTAGAGGGATCAACACTATGATTATTCAAAGACATCGAGACGAGTTCCTGGCTTCAGCTATTCATCCCCATATTATCGACTTAAACTTTGAGTCACTCAAGGGACAGGATGCTCTTGAAGCCGTATTATACGGGGAGATGGAAGCTCTAGGGAAAAAATCACCCCACTCGCTTCAGTACACCACAACCCCCCTCAAGAGGCTTTTTGAACGCTTCAAGCACCTAGAGGACGGGGGGTGGAGTTTTAGGGGCATTGATCCTCTCAACTGTTCCCAATATATGAAATGGGGATGTTTTAAAGCCGATAGACCTCGCTATAGTTTCAGCGACCTATTGAAGATGATTAAATACGAGCATCCGGGGAAAGTGCCTACACGAGCATTTTTCGTGGTGCCATCCTGGGAGATTGGGGTAAAAATAGCCATCAAAGCGGGTGAGCAGTATATTGAAAGCTACAAGTCCCGATGTCCGCAAGGGGACTTTGATTGGAGTGAGGGCGATCGCTACTTTTGGGAGTGGGCAATTGAGATCAACTTGCCAATCACGATCACCGAGGGGGCTAAGAAAGCAGCGTGCTTGATATCGGCGGGATACGCTTGCATCGGATTACCTGGGATTACTGGGGGAGTGCGGACTAGCCGAGAGGACGGTAACGGATTTAAGGAGAAGTGCGCTCCTTACCTGATTCCTGAGTTAGAGATTTTTGTGACGACAGGGCGACGGGTGAATATTGTTTTTGACCATGAAACAAAAATCAAAACCATTCGCAACGTCCAAAGGGAGATAAATAAATTAGGTGAGCTTTTTCAGAAGGACAAACGGGATGTCCGTGTGATCAGTTTTCCTGGGCCAGAGAAGGGAGTTGATGATTTTATCATGGCGCATGGAGAAGAAGAATTTGATCTTCTATATAACAAGGCTCCTGATTATCGGATTTATCAATTCAACAGAGGGTGGCAACTAACCAAGACTCCGACATTGACCCTAAACGTTCGATATTTGGGAGATTTACCCACTCCTACTACTGGGCCTGTTTTTATCTACTCAGGCATGGGAACAGGGAAAACTAAACGGCTAGAACCTATCGCCCAGGATGCTATTGCTAGTGGGCGGAGGGTTTTGGTGATTACCCACAGGGTTGAACTTGGGCGGGCAATCTGCAATGCGGTGGGTGTGCCTTGGGTTGAGGAGTGCAAGGGAAGCATTGAGGGGAAAAACCTGGGGTACGGGTTGTGTGTAGATAGTTTACACCCACTGAGCCAAGCCAATTTTAACCCAGAGGATTGGGAGGGTGCGGTGGTGATCATAGATGAAGTTGAGCAAGTCCTTTGGCATTTGTTCAATTCAACAACCTGTGCCGAAAAACGGACAGCAATCCTTTCAAGTCTGGAAACGTTACTGAAAAGCGTTCTAACAACGGGAGGATTATTAATTGCCCAAGATGCCGACCTTTCAAATTACTCAATTGACTACCTTACGGAATTGTCGGGGATTGAAAATCTGGAACCCTACATTGTCGTCAATAAATACAAAGGAAACGGGCGCAAGGTTCGTTTCTATAGCCATAAAGTCGAAGCACTCTATAAAGAGATAGACAAGCAAATTCGTGAAGGCAAGCGAATGATAATCGTGGAGGATAGCCAAAAAGTTAAAGGCAAGTTCTCGGCAATCAATATGGAATCACACATCCGCAAGAATCATCCCCACGTCCGTGTTATTCGGATTGACTCGGAGACTGTATCAAATCCAAATCACCCGGCTTTTTGCTGTGCAAAAAACATTGACACGGTGATTGAATCGGGTCAATATGACGTTGTGATTGCTTCCCCCACAATCGGGACAGGTGTATCTATTGACCTCAAAGGCTATTTTCACAGCGTGTTTGGGCTTTTCAAGGGAGCGATCGCCACAAACGATGTCCTCCAGATGATGTCGCGGCTTCGGGACTTGGCGGCTGAATGGCATTTATGGTGCGCTCAATACGGGTGCAGCAAGGTTGGGAATGGGTCATCTGGCGCGCACGTCCTCCTTGAATCTCAAGATCGGGTGACTCGCAAGCATATCGAAATCTTAGAGAAATACGACAGGGCAGGATTTGATATCGACACCCAAACCGACACACGGCACACAAGTGCATGGGCTAAGTATGCGGCACGAATCAACGCAGGGCAGTGGAAATACCGAGAAACGGTTCTTTACCTATTGAAACAGGAAGGGCATGATGTTTCCAATTCGGATGATTCTCAAATGCGGTTTGACGAGGATAGATTAGCTTCTGAAGAAGCGATCGCCCGACAAATGGGGGATTTAGAGAAAGCCGACGATATTCAATACGAACGGGGACGGATTGAAGTCATCACGGACGAGCTTGACAGTAAGATTCAGGTAATCAAAGCCGAGGCGGAGGAGATTCGCACCCAGAATCGGGTGGCGAACGCCGAGGTAATCACGAACGCGGAGGATATTTCGTTCTCTAAATACGAGAAACTGCAAGACAAGAAAGCCAAAACCCCAGAAGAACTGGCGGAGCAGCAAAAATACTACCTGAAGGACACATATAAAATAGATGTCACGCCAGAGCTTGTCTTAAAGGACGAGGACGGTTGGCTAAAACAGCTACGATTGCACTATTTCTATATGAATCCTGAGCAAGTTCATGATCGGGATGCCAATCACATCAAAAATGCGGTACAAAACGGGGATGGGCAAGTCCACCTGCCGGACATCAAACTTTATAGTGCCTGTGTTGAAATTCTCAAGTTGATGGAACTGGATCGATTCCTGAACGGAGAGGAATTTACTAATGAATCCGAATTGATCCAAAAACTAGGCAAAATCTTCAAGGAACAGGGGCGAGAGATTCGGGAATATTTTAAGGTAGGGCCGACAGGCTTGACCCCGATTGCTCAGATCAACCGATTTTTCAAAGATACTATTGGACTAAGAATGTCTGGGCGGCAAATCCGTGACGAGGAAGGGAATAGAACAAGAGCTTATTCCTTCAAAGGCTTTGAGGATGGACGTTCTGTGGTTTTTGAAGCCTGGGATAAAAATGTAGCCCAATATACCAATAACGAGATAATGGCTGTCACACCAAAACATAATAGAAGATTAATAAAAAACACTGACACCACTAATAAAATTCAGTGTGATCAAATTCAGTGTGATCATGGAGAAGAAGGAACACCCTTTCCAGTAGATATAAAGCGGGGGGAAGAAGCCCAGCAAGTAGCGATTTCATTGACCGAGCCAGAAGAAGCTCAAAACACTCCCAAAGATTGGCAAAATCAGGGGAGTGCGGTGGGTTCCGGTACTTTGGTAGAGGCGGTGTCGAATAGTTGGAAGGGTGTTGTGCGGCTGGTTAAGTCGGTCTTCCCTGAATGTTGGGTAGCTAAGTATGAAGTCAGCTTCCTAAAACGAAACCTCTTGCTAGAGACAGCAGGGAAGGCATTTACAATCGACTCACCCACCGCACAATGGGTTCATAACGCATTAGACCCCGATGGTGGTGCATGGGCTTTCCAGGGCTACATAGAGGGCAGTACGCAGATGTACACAATCCCTCTGGGATGCCTGGATTTCAATCCATAAAATAGGCAATATTGTCCTGATATTGTCCTGATATTGTCCTGATATTGTCCTGATATTGTCCTGATATTGTCCTGATATTGTCCTGATATTGTCCTGATATTGTCCTGATATTGTCCTGCCCACAAAATCAGAATCAAAAAGGACATCGCAACACCTCAAAAAATATTTTCAGAAAACGCTTGACATATTCTGGATATCTGTATTCGTGTGTTCCATTCTAACCTTTTTTGATTTTAACTATTGATCCACCACCCGATTTGACGATATTTGGCTATAGGATCGTTTTTGTTGAGCGGTGGCTTGCCAACTAAAAGCCTTACAAAAGCGAAGATAAAGAATAAAATAACACCAGAAGAGAATGTTTTTCCTGGTGTTATTCTTTATATTTTGTTGGTTCTATTTAGAAAGAATGATTATTTTCCCCCCGACGTTAGTTCCGCTTTCTTTGAATGCTCCCTGCTCAATATCTAAGACTTCCGCATCATTCTCGTCTAGGAATTGAATAAACTGGATCTGTTTCCGTTGACTCCCGTTAAACCAGGACGTAGAACAAATCGAAACCAACCGACCACCATCATTTAAACAGTCCCACATCTTTAGGATATGGTCAATATCCTGATTTTTGGTAAATGGAGGATTGGCAATAATCCGGTCATACTTCCCCTCGCTATGATTCAGAAAATCGTCTCCTAGTAAATTGAATTTGAGCTTGGTTTTTTTTAGGATAATGCGATTAACCTCCATCAACTCGTAGCAGTCCACCCTTACATTACAAATGGCGTTTATCGCCCGAATGATGGCTCCTTGTCCGGCGCTCGGCTCTAATATTGAATGGTTATTATCAACCTTCGCTAGTTCAACCAAGTAGTTAGCGAGTGGGGCAGGGGTTCCAAAAAACTGAAATTCTTTCTTGAGATTGCGATCGCCACCATTGGCAATTTCGCTTAATAATTCAGTTGGATCAGTTAAGAAAACAAATCCTTGAACTTTCCCTCCTTTCCACTTGCCACCGATTAAATTAAGGGATTTGGCAACTTCCAGATAAAGTTTTCTTTCTAACTGGTCTTCTGGGAGTTTGACGATATTCCCGTCAACGGTACATTTAGACAAAATATCTTCTTTCGTGGTCATAATTCCTTATGGTTCCTACTCTTTGTTGTTGGATTAGGGGTTATTCCCTATTGCTCCAATTATAACTTAAACCCGATGAATTATCAATGACAACACCACAAGAACAAAAAGAGTGACTAGCAGGGGTTGGGTTTCGCGTGTTACGGGGTGATTAGGCTTTTTGGATGGCAGTCCCACAAAAATCCCTTACAAGAATAAGCCCAGACACCGGACACACAGGGACTTTCAGGGATTTCTAAAAATTCTTTTAGAAATCGCTTGACAATTCCTATGGTTCGAGCTATAGTTAAAAAAGTAGAAAACAAAAGGCGAAACGGCTGGCTACCCTGCAAAAGTCACCAACCGAATCCCTCCACCTAACACAAGGCTTAAATACCATGTTACACCAAACGAACCACTTAGTCAAACCCGAATACAGAAACAGAATAATTGTAGCCCAGGTTTTGACTTGGGACAATTACGGACAACAAGAGGTGAGACCGGAAGATATCACACAGATGGCGATCAGCGATGGGATCTTAACCTACCGACTGGGGGCGAAAGCCCACCCCATAGGGGTTGATCAGTTCGACCGCTTCTGGAAAGCGATACAAGAAGCTAAAAAAGCCGAAGCCCAGAAACAAGCCCAAAAACAAGCCCAAAAACAAGCCCAGGAAGCAGCAACCGAACCCGAATGGAAAATTGAACACTCCTTTATAGACTTCGATGATACGGAAGTAGATGTAGTAAGCCGAACAATCAACGGGGTCAAAGAAACCCGGATGATGTGGAAGGAAGACACACTTTACGACCTGGACTTTGCGATCCGCACAAGCTCAGGTGTGGTGGTCAAAGCCTCCTGGAAGTATGGACACCGCAATTCATGGTTAAACGCCTACCGAGGCCTCTGGACGGCCCGTAACCGCCAACGGAACGCGGAACGGGACGCTATTGAACAGATGGAAGCCGAACACGACGATGCCCGATCCTACTGGGAAATGGCAGACGCAGCATATTAAAATCCGAGGGGGGATTTTTGCCCCCCAAGATAGCTAACTTAGAATCTTGAAAGGAGAAACATGAACGCATCGGAAATTAGACACGCCTTTAATAATTATGACAAAGATTATTTAACCCTCCCTGATGGCGTGGAGCTATGGGGAACAAGAGATGGTGATTGGTGGGCTACGGGGACTAAGTGGTTCCTTCTAAAAGGCAACTCAGTTATTTCAAGCCTTTACCAACCGCCTAATGACGATATGAAAGAGGCAAAACGCCTCCGCACTAAGTGGCTTAATGAACTAATGCGGAGTGGGGAAGGACTGTAAACTCCCCTAGCCTTTCAAAAACAACACTACAAACGCAAGGAACTAAAACTATGTCAGTATTTATCGTTTCCGATAACCATATCAATACAATTCTGAGTTACGTTAACAACAGTCAAGGGCAAAAAAATTCATTGTTTAGTAGTTATAACTACAATGATTTGCTGAAAATTGGGAAAATGTTTATCGAAGCTAATATCGAGAGCTATGAAACTCGATACCCTAAAGAGAAAGTTGAAAGGTTTGAATATGAGCTAAAATTGTTCCCCGTCAATATCTCGGTGATGCAATTCATAAAATACATGAACTGCCTTGAATATCAATGCAATGAAGTTGAAAACTGGGAATCTACAGAAGCATCAAAACTGATAAATTGTTGGGTAAACTCGGCATACCAACATTTACCAGAATGGCAAGCCGCCAAATGGGAAATTGCTTAATTGGGAAATTGCTTAATCATCAGTCATCGGTTATCAGTTAAAAACAATATAATCAACAGAGGAATCATGTCATCTCAAATTGAATCAACTGAATTTTCCCCCGTTAAGTACCCCAACGGGTTAACCGTAACCAAGTCGATGACAACCCCATCAAAACCAGGCAAGAAACCCCGCGAGGTTTGGACTGTGACGGGGTTAACGCTTAACGAATACCGTGACGCATTATATGACCTTGGTGGTCGCCCCTATCCCCGTAGCTCAAAGCATAATTTCAACTTCTGGGATGACCCCAATAGTGATATCGCAGCGTTAAACGATAGCGATAAAACATCCTTTGCCGAACAGCAAGAGGGAATGAAAAAACGGGCGGTAGCTCGTTCAGAGCGATATAAGGAGTTAGCTCAAAAGAACTCCGATAAATCAAACGCTTATTATCAGACTTCTAGTGACGCTGTAGCAGGCATCCCCCTGGGGCAACCCATCCTAATCGGTCATCATAGCGAAGGGCGACATCGGCGCGATATAGCCCGTTGTCATAGTGCTATGGACAAGAGTGTAGAGCATCAAAAGAAATCGGAACACTACGAATATAAAGCAGCCGTTGCAGCCAGTAATGCCGAAAGCCACGGCATTGAGTTTATTGGCAACCGAATTGCCGACTGTGAGGCTAAAATTCGGGCTTGCGAAAAATACCCAGACACGCAGTTTTATATTCAACAAAAGAAAGAGGAAGAAGAAAAATTAGAATACTGGAAACAGAAGTTCGATGAAGCTGGCGGGTTACGGGTTGAGATTAGCAAGATAAAGAAGGGTGACTATATTAAGGTGCGGGGTCAGTGGTACACGGTAATCAGGGTTAACAAAAAGACCGTAACCCATTCATGGTTTTATGAAGGCGGAGAATGGAAAAGCCCACACCATGAAATTCAAGAGCATAAAACGGTAGTATAGGGCAAAAATAAATGCAACACAGACTGTACGGATTAAGAGGAGAGGCATACACCCAGGAATATAAACGGTTGTACACCGAGCTTGCTCCAGAGATCAAAACAGAAATTTTGAAACTCAAGACTTCATCGGGGAGTTTCACGATCTACGACTTTGGCAGTTTATGTATGAAGTTTGAAATCCCTGCAATAGTGATGGACGACTACCTAAACTCAATTTTCCCTCCTCCTTCTGATAGCTTCTTTTGGGGTGCAGGGACGTGGGAGAGACTTCATAGCAATGGGGTCAAAGCCGAAGACATCGGGATAGCGTGGGGTGATTAGAAAGGAGATGATCATTTAGTGCCGCCCTTTTTTCGTGGAGGGCGGTGTTTCTATTTTTTGATACAATACAATTAATTAAACAAAAAGCAAGGAGAAGGCTGTGGAAAACAAATGTCCCAGATGTGGAAGCAAATCTTTCTATTACAATGGAATAAGAAAGCGAAAAACAGGCGACGCACAGCAATATCGCTGCAAAAACTGCAATAAACAATGGATTGATGAACCTCTGCCAGGAGGAAGACCTCCTCTATTGACCTCCTACGACGACGAATATTGGTGCCGGAACCATTTAGGCGTTAGAGCCAAAGCCAAGGGCTTGTGCGCGAACTGTTACGCCACTCACCGAAGAAAGGAGAGGGGAAAAGGAAAACCAGATCCCCTTGAGTCTCTATTAGTTTTAAGTTGAGGATTAGCCAATAGAAAACCCTGGTCATGCCAGGGTTAAGGTGTCTATTTTAGGCGATCGCTTATTTCCCGTCACCTAAAACCGCATCCTCTAATTGCTTTAGCCGCGACTCTATTGCCATGAACCTCTTGCTGTCTGGACTGGGATTGGCAGAATTGATCGCTTCTATCCCTGCTTTTATTAAAAGTTTTAGGGTTCGCCCTTGATTGAACTCCAGCATTTTCCCAGGCGTGGGATAACTCTCTAACCCGATTTTCTCCATCTCCTCGTAGATTTCGGGAGGGCATCGGAAATTGATTGCTATAGAAGATTGTCTGTTCATGATGGAATATGGTTTACATTATTTCCCTTATTATAGCCTATTGTTGACATTTTGCAATACATAAGTAAACCAGTAGAGTAAACTGTAATTATGTAAGAAATACTAAATGTGAATGGTTGCAAAAAAGTAAACGGATTAGGTACTATGCAAGACAGTTTTCTGAATTTTAAAAAATTAGGAGCGATCGCATGAATTATTTTATCATTAAAGCTAAAGGTGCATCTGTCTTTTGGACAGGTACTCAATGGCATCATCCAGCTAAAAGATATAAGTCAAGAAAGATAGCTGAGAATGCTATCAGAAAAACAACCAATCACTATGAGTTTAAAAGACGAGAAAAAGAAGTAATAGAAATCAATCTTCCATAAAATTCAACCCCGTAAAGTTAATTTACGGGGTCTGTTATTATTTCTTTTTCTTCCAACTTTTTCCGACTTTATTTAACAAGCCAGGAAACATTCTAGTCCAAAATATTCCCCCTATAGCAAAAGCAATCATTGTGGCTTTAGTCGGTGGATCACAATTAAAAGGAAACCCACCAGCCCTATTGTCGAAAGTTTTATAACCAACAATATTGTCATCGTCAATATCGGCAGTTTTAGTAACTAGCCTTAACCAATTAATAAATAATTGAGGATCGGATTCAAAAACCATTTCAACAATCCGATCCTCAATCAATCCCAACTTTTTCGCATCCATCATTTTTACCATTTAGAAGTTTGACAAACAGTTCCCCAACCCTCAAAAATTTCCTCAAATCTTTGAGGTTGTAATCCAAAATAAAACAGAGTTTGGGAGAACCTGTTTTGATTCTGTTTCTTCCCTTCCTCAGCCCGTTTAGGGGAGTAGAATGTGAGGCGAGTATGCGGGAGTATGAAGCGATCGCACTGATTCAAAGCCTTTTTATACCAGGCTGTACTGTTGTCAGTATTGGTTAACAAGAATGCTTCCGCTTCCGTCTCGTTCAGGGTTTGAATTAATTTGTCAACAACCTTCTCAACAAATCCCGCGCTGTAGGGAGGGTTTAACCAGAGTGTCTTAGCCCGTCTCCAGTTCTGTTTAAATCCATCATCTTGAATTGTGAATATCTTTTGAGCTTTTACCGTTCGGTTGGCAAGTTCACAGCTAAAAGGGTCTAATTCAGGAAATCCATAAAACTCATGGACTAAATCAATCAAATCAGACGGGGTATAATTTTCGTTTGAATCAAGAATTACGGGTTGTGTTTCAAACAGACAAAGTTGTTGTATAATCATTGTTGTTTACTCCTTTTGTGTTTAAAAGTATCTGAGATGCTCTACAAACTCAGATACTTTTTCTTTATTATAAAGTATTAGAGATTTTTTGGTGGTTTTGCTATGTTTATTTTATCATTATTAGTGATAAAATAGTTTTTAAAATTGAGGAAATAAAAGTGACAACAGAAACAGCACCAACGGAAATAGCTACGCCGTCGATTGTAGGGTATTTACTCGACAATCAAGGGAAGACAATTAAGTGCAAAGCAACGATAAACTCAAAGGGATATATAGTTTTTTATCCCGTGGACGAGGAGTGCGATCGCAATACCAACAACGACTGATTATGTTAATGTTTTCGTGTTATAATAATATTGGTGGAAAGATTCTCTCTTAAAGTTACCCGGCATCCGCTTGGTGGCTTTTTGTTTTATGGGTTTAGGTGTTAGAATATTATTGGAGAGATCAGAGGGAGAAATGCCAACGACGACTGATTATGTTAGTTCGGTTTCGTTACTGCCAACACTGGAATTTCTGGAGCTAGTAGGCAAGAAACAATGGGACTCAACCGTTAGTTATGGCTTAGGAATATCAACTATTGTCCCGATGTTTCACTCCACAACCAACTCGGAATGGCTATGCCTAAACTCTGAAGCCGAGTTTTTGAACTCACCCATAGGGACAGTATCAATCAAGAATCCTTTTGCCTACACCCGACCGGAATCGTCCCCAGTTTATATTGGCTATAAGGATATTTCCATCCCATCTACTAAGGTAAATAAAGCCAAATCACTCTATTTGTTCAGGATAGATGAAGATGGGATAAACGAAGTTATTATGGTTTCTAATTATGACAAGAAACCTGACAATGTTACCACCGCACCGCCATTGGATTGCTTCTCTAGGGAGTGTCTGACGTGGTTTAGTAGCGATGTTGATTGGTTTACGGGGTTCGGCGTTACCTCTCAGTCTCTGGCTTCGTTTGTGGTAGATGACAATGGGATTATATTAACTAAGTCTAGCGATATTTTAGCGGGGGTAATTCCTGAATCGGTGACAACGGTTGACTATACTAATATTCAAGTTTTAAATACAGTCTCAGAGTTGACCCCGTGGGTTTCTATTCAGTTATCAACAGGGGTTCAGTACATGGGTTCGGAAGATGATAAAGCTAATATCTTATTTTTGTTTTCGGTAGACAAAGACGATGATTCATTAGTGGCTTTTGCTCACGGATATACAGCACCAGGAAAACAAGGTTTTCTTTATGATATTATTGAAACACAAATCTATTTTGATACTAGCGAGATTATAATTATATGAAAGTTAATGGTGCTTACAAGTTTAGAACTAAAGCAATACAAGATAATTTTGTTTCTTTATATATCAAAGTGGAGTTTGGAGGAGAGAATAAAATATCTCATGATGATTTTGCATCCATCGTTTCAAGGGGACTTGTATCAGATTTTTTTAGTCTTCCTCAGTACATTGAGGGAGAGGAACTAAACCCAGATTTGAGCACAGATGTCAAGGTGACGCTGTTTGCAAGTAACGGAAAAGGAAGGGTTTTTTATAAACGAGAATTTCCTAATTATCTTCAATATTCAGGTATATCATCAGGTAGACTTAGTGTTTTTTCTACAGCCTTCGGTCGCCCTAGAGGGACTGATTGGTGGGGTGTTCATTGGGGAAATGACTATCACTATTGTTTGGCAGGATTGAAAGCGTATATTGAAATAAACGAAGATGGACTGTATTCTGTCTATGGGGTTATTAATCCAAATTCCTCTCTTGATGTTTTTACGGGTCTTTATGAACTTGGGGAATATGAATTTTGGGAAAGTGGTATACATAAAAGTTGGGTCAATCCATTCTACTATCACACTAGGCGTGGGCATACTTGCCATAATTTGTTTTGGATTAATAGTCAAAAACTTTACTATCCGATCCTGTCATTTAAGGATAATGAACCCTTGGTTGAAATTGGGAGTTTATCGCATACTGTAGCCCCTGAAAACCCAGCGTACAATCCAATAACAGTATATAACGGAAATTCATTTATAGCGGACTTTTTCTATGTCGGGGCTGGGGTGTGGACTTCGCCTATAAACGAAGCCGCTTCTTTTGTTCATAAATATCCAAATACGAGTATATTCCCTTTCTCGTCTCCTCGTTTACCTGGTCAAACAATGGTCTGGAGTTATTATACAGATATGGATGTTAGTTATTCTACTACTCTTAGTGGTGCCGGGTATTCATATCCTCTTTACGCATCAATCATTAAAGATTCAAAAACAGGGGTTTTATTAGAGTCTAGACAGTCTTCTTCTGGTCTCATAGAGACATTGAGAGATGGGATATTACTGCCTTTTGATTATAGCAGCTATTCAAACAGAGAATCATTTGGATTAGGCGGAGTCGCTTATTGGGAGAGACCTGCTTTCTTTCTCTACGATGATAATATTTATAGTTGCAAAAATGCTGTTTATGATAGCGAAAAAGGCAAGTGGAATATAACAATAGAAAAAAATGTTAGCGTTTCATACAACAATTACCTAGGTGCTATTGACCCTTTTCTGGTTGATAAAACGCCTCAAGAATTTACACTTGAACATTCAGGACTTGACCCTGAGTTTACGAAAGCACTCCTTGAAAACGGAAATCCTTTCGTTGCTTCTGGAACTAGGTGTTTTTCTTCAGAGACTAAAACCTTATGGAGATATTGCAATTCGGCTTTTATTCCTGAATTTGTTGCGTGGGAAGATAAAGTTTAAGATTTTCAAAGGTGGGCATCCGTCGCCCGACTTCTGTATCCTCAGAGTATAACCACCAATTGCAAAACGATTGGACTTGATGCTGTTCGGCTATTGATATCAACTCCGACCATAGCCCATTACAAATCGCTTTATCGGCAACGGATTTATACCAAAGACTCGCCTCAATAAAATGCACGGGAACATCAAACATCTCAATAATTTTAGGTAATCTGGTTAGGATCACCGGAGCATTGTAGGTTTTCAAATGAGTTTGAATCCCTACCTCTACCGGAAAATCCTTAGCTAATTCGTGGCAGATGTTGGCGATCGCATCCCATTTATTGAATAGGTGGGGTTTGAAATCTCCCAAAATTAATCGGGCTTTGGGGTTGGCAATATGCGCGGCTTCACAATATCGCTTTAAGTCATCGAGCTTGTAATTAGGATATGGAACCCCAATGTCATCGGTGAACTCATTTGTTAATACCCATTCATTAATCTTAGGGAATTTTGCAACTCGTTTTTTAATCCATTGTTCTATCGTTTCACAACCGGAAAATGGACAGGGCTTATGATGTTTATGCCCATAAAGGAATTGCGCTCGGATAATTTTATCTGGGAAGTCCAGAGGGTTTTTAGTCCCGTTCCGGTCAACAAATAACTGCCAATGGTAGCCAATCACAACCCCGTCAAATAGCGTTAAGTCCAAAGGTTGTGAACTTCCACAGGTAAATTGAATCATTAAGTAGCTCCCTCTCCTGCTACCCACCCCCCGTTAAAGGGACGATATAAAATCCCTGTCGAGGTATCTCGCCAGGTCTCTCTCGCACTATTGGGGGTCTTAGAAACACTTGCCGGGGTGTTAGTGTGTACGCGCATTCTGGCATCTGTCTCAACCCACGCCGTGCCGTTGTAGACATAGGTTAGGACTGAATCATAGTTATTGACCGCCCCATTCTCTTGATATATCCAACGGGTTCCAATCGCAGCCGCCCCCGTTGGCGTGGTAGTGGCGACAACCGTAGAATCTCTGGATATAAACCATCTACCTCCGCCCGTGGCAGTGTAGCAACTTTTACTATTTGCTGTTGAGGTAGTGTCTGTTTTAACCAATGCTAACCAGGTTTTTTCTGTAATAGCCCAGAAAGTTATACCATCCTGCAAAGTTGTCACATCTAAAGCCACAATCGCGGCTATATTGGCTTTACTTCCCATCCAAGGCATTATCTTAAATCTCCGCTATAGTTATATTCGATAATACAGGAATAAAGTTAGGGATTGCCCCGTTCCAATCTTCTAAAACTTCAGAGTTCCAACCATCGCTAGAATCCCAAAATAAATTAACAGGGGTATCGGTAGCAAAAGCCTTAACCTCTGTTAATGCAGGAGCGAGTAACTTGGTTTGAAGTTGGAATGGAAAACCCCGATCTATCTTAGCATTAACCATAAAAGGTTTTAAGCTAAAGTAGGCATCCGTTACAGAAAGATTGCTAACCATTCCCCCGATAATCATAGTATCAGTGGCAGCCGTGAATAGAAGTTTTTGCCCTTCTATTCTTTGGTTTAGGTTTGTTGCGATCGCCATTTAGTCTCCTGTTGTGAGCTTACCTAAAGTTATTCCATCAATTGTCCAACCTTCTCTATCAACTATCGCCACAATCTTTGACATGATCTCCAATTTTTCAGTCAAGGAAATATCATCTAAGTCCATTGTTGTTAACAATTTCTGGATCTCCTTGTAAGCATAGCTCGGCATATCTGAATCTTTGTGAAGTTCTATCTTTACAGTCGTTGCAATTGCCATTGTCTTCTCCCCTAGCTTTTCTGATTGCCACACCCGTCAATCGGTAGATTTCTTTACTACACATTCTCACTATGTCATTAAGGATACCTTTCTTTTCGTCATCGTTTACACCCCACCCTTTAAGCTCAACAACTAATCTTTCTAGTTGTTCAATATTTAAAGGGGGATTTTCTTGATATTGTCCTCTATTTTCCACTCCCCACTACCTCCTTGAAGTTTTTCCCTGCCGAAAACACGGGGACAGTAACCGCAGGGATAATCATTGTTTCACCTGTTTTTGGGTTTCTTCCTTCTCTTTCCTTTCGTTCCCGTGACTGAAAAGAACCAAAACCAACCAATGTTACCTTATCTTGATTAGAAACCGCTTCCATAATCGTATCTAAAGCCGCTGTCAACACAGTGCCAGCTTGTTTTTTAGATACGCCAGCGCGTTCTGCCACGGCATCCACTAATTCACATTTATTCATTGATCCACCTTCAGCTTAGTAATTAAGTTAATAATATCACAAAACCTAAAGGACATGGGAGTTTTCTGTGATTCCAATTATTTTTATTCTTTCCCGCAAAACTTCTTTATATTTTTTCATCGCACTTAATTGGCAAAGTTGCCTCTGTCTTTCCCCATTTGAGACGCGATTCAGTGCAGGGTTGGAACCGATAAAACTTGCTAGTTTTTGAATCCTAGAATCAAGTTCCTCTTGCTCTAGGTATATATCACTCGACTTATTCATTGTAAACTAATAATTTGAACGAGACAATGGTGGGCTAGGTCAAGGATTACCCAGGTCAGGGATTACCCAGACACACAGCATGAAGCAGACGTTCACCCACCACTATTATTTTAACATTTTACTTGATTTTTGACCGATTGAGAGAGGCGGAGGATCTGGATCTCGGCGATCGCCCTGGGCAATACAAAACTTCAAACACACCCCACGCCCCTATCTTACCGATGAAGAATTAAAACAGGGATTGTTTGGAGTATTAGAGGAGGGTTGACGAGATAAACAGATAGAATCCAAATCAGGAGGGTGGTCTATTCAACCATCAGCATTAAAAGCAATGCGGCTTCATTGCTCTTAATAAATTTGTCCGTATCATATCATTTTGGGTTACTTGCAGGATAAAATCTCGCATCTCATCAAACCCTTCCCGTATTCTCCCTGAATCTATTGCGAATTGGATTTTCATATCGACTTCGGCCTTGATTGAGGCTAACTGAAATTGCTGTTCTAAAGACAATGCTCCGGGTTCTTGCTTTGCTTGCATGGTTTATCCCTTTCAATAGATAGTGAATTTACCCTATCTTATCCTGTGGATCGCTAAGAGAAAGATGTTATTGATACATTTAGGTGTTGCCCTAACGAATACCGTGTAACACGCTAACCTTTGTCGGGAGGGTAGGGGGGTCTTTTGGGGATTATGTGTTATAGTGAATATGGCTTAGGCTAGAACTGCTCTCGCACCACACGCAGTTTAGTTCAGTCCTTGGCTCCTTAACTCTTTGTTTTTCGATTTATTGTCCCAGGAGAAATCTTGGGACACTTTTTTGTTTATAGGGGTTGAGTTTTCCCTGGTGTTTGAGTTATAGTTAAAGCAGGAAACAAGGAGTAAAGAGCAAGGACACATGAATTGTTTAGACTGGATTAATTGGCGGAGCAATGGCTTCCGCGACTACACCGTTAATTTCCGGCTATGGCGTAACATTATCAGTCGCACTCGCCCCTGTGATTACCAGATCATTGCTTTTTGGTATTGGTTGAATTATCCTAGCTCAGATGGGGGCGGTTTCGGAATCAGGGAACATTCCCCCTACAAGATATGGCTTGAGGAACTGCGATTAATTGAGAAATTCGTGGGATTTGGTTTTCCTTTTAGAAATTACCCTCACTGGCGAAATTGTGTAAACTCTAGGGGGGAGTCGTGGAACAATCCCAAAAGTAAAACGGTTAGTGAAGGTCAATTAAGTTTGTTTTAGCTAAGTTTGTTTTAGCAATCACCAAGGGAGACAAGTCAAAAATGGAATTATTAACTTTCAAATCATTCAAAGAACAAATCAAGAAACTGTTTCCCCATTTCCACGAAGAAGTGGAGATTCACGCCGCAAACTTAACGGAATCAGCATGGGAATCCATAACGATATTGTATATTGCGAAGTTTGGCTACGATGATCCGAATGAGCATATTGTTGAATACGAAACAAGCGGGTGTTTTTATTACCACTCCCAGAAAATTATTGGGGTTGGCAAAACACTCTCGGATGCCATAGAAGATCATCGGGTAAAAGCTAAATCTAATCTTTCTTTCCTTTCAATGTCCAAAAGTTAAGCCAGATTACCGTGTAACACAGCAATTATGGCTTGACGAATCCAAGAAAGTGAGTTATGTTTAAAGATAGGAAGTCGCAAAACCAACAACAGCGAGTCCTATCTTTTTTATATCAAAAACAATGGCAAATCCAACCCCAAGGCAACTAGATCATTTTTTTAAAGGGAAGTGGAATAACCTCCCCACTAAAGTAATTCGACTCCCTGAAGTCTTCCATAATAAAGCATACGAGATATGCAAACTTCTTGACAATGGAGTAGATCCACTCGCAAGAGTAGATCCACTCGCAAGAGTAGATCCACTCGCAAGAGTAGAATCCGTGCCACAAACCTCTCCCTGGACAATGGAGGCGGTTCGGGACTGGATGGTTCACGAAGATCGGGAACTGCCTGAACTCCTGCCGTTAGAGCAAATATTAACAAAAGCGATCGCCGATGCCAGGGAACGGAAGATTGACCGCAGACTGGAACGAGCCGTTTGTTTTTTGGCTGACCGATGCGACGGAGCCAGGGAACATGATGGGTGCGGTTTTAATACCTGCGATTCCCAGTTTGGGAAATGGATTGCGGAACGAGTGCGGAGTGGTAAGCATCTATCGGGAAATATGGCAAAAGCCACACTCAAGATGCTGCAAAAGTATGTCCGGCAGTTAGAGAATAGCGGGTTAGTTCTACCGGAGTGGGAAGCGATCGCCCACCAATATCAAGCTACACCCGAACCCTCACAAGAGGAAAAGCCACCAAAACGGATTGAGGTTATCGGACATCGGCTCTGTGTTTTCCATCCCTTTGACGGGACGGGAGCATTCCAACAGAAAGCTAAAACCGTCCGAGGCTATAAATTTAACGAGTTGAATAACAAAGGATGGTGTTATCCCCACAGCGTATTAGAGGACTTAATTAAGGTGTTTCCCCAATCAGACTTTTACTATGACGACGAGATTCAGACCATGATCCATTTAATTGAAATCAAGAAAGCCGAAGCCGAGGCGGAACTCCATGCCGAAGCATTAGGAAAAGCAACCCGAATTATGGGGTTAGTCGAGAAGGCAAAAATAGACCAACCTCTCTCAAATGGTTGGATATTGCGAGACTATCAACAGAAAGGGGTTGAGTGGCTCCTGGCTCACAGCGAGGGCGGGATTTATAAAGGAGGCATCCTAGCCGACGATATGGGACTAGGGAAAACCTTAGAATCCCTAGTGGCAGCAAAAGCCCTGCAACGGACTCACAACTGCCCTGTGTTTGTGGTTTGCCCTGTATCTTTGATGGAGGGTTGGCGACGGGCAGCTACAATGGTAGAGGTTGAGGTAGAGTTGTTCTCTAATCACTTTAGTCAAATCCCTGCACCCTTAGAAAGCGGGGGTTTTGTGGTAATCTTTGACGAGGCACATAGCTTTCAAGATCCCACATCAAAGCGGACAAAAAAATTCTTGAATTTATGCCTTGCCGAGAATTGCATCGCCGCATGGCTTCTGACCGGAACGCCAATGAAAAACGGACGACCAATTAACCTGATGCCCCTTTTGATGGCGGTTGAACATCCCCTCGTGCAGAACAAACATAAATTTCAGGAGCGATACTGCAACGGGCATCGGAAGGTCATTAACTCCTACGGAAAGACTGTCTGGGACGTGACCGGAGCCGCATTCTTGGACGAACTTAGCCAGAAAACCCATGACGTTATCCTGCGGCGGACTAAAAAAGAATGCCTCCCTGAACTGCCACCAAAGACCCGAATCTTTAAGCAAGCGGAATTAGAGAAAACTCGTGCATCTGAATACCATGCCGAGATTAAAGCCTTAGTTCAAAACTACAAAGACCGTGCCGATGCAGGGGAGGTTGACCCCTCTGCCGAGGCCCTTGTTACCCTGAATATACTGCGAGGAGTGGGGAGTCGTTACAAGGCTGACAGCGCCATCACACTCGCCCAAGAACTGCTAGAACAAGGGCAGCAGGTGGTGATTTTCACCGAATTTATTGAGAGTGCCAAGGCTATCAATGCGGCGCTTGGGGGTGAGCTACTTATTGGGGGAGTAGATCCATTACTCCGACAGGATATGGTAGATCGGTTCCAAGCTGGGAAAAGTAAGGTGTTTGTCGGGACAATTAAATCCGGTGGGGTAGGTTTGACACTGACCGCGGCATCAAACGTAATCCTAGTGGATCGGGCATGGACTCCAGGTGACTGTGAACAAGCCGAGGATCGGTGTTATCGCCTCGGACAACTAAATGCAGTCTTCTGCCACTGGCTGAAATTTGGGACGGTTGACGAGGCGATTGACTCGTTGGTTGGCGAGAAGCAAGAGCGAATTGAGATTGTCTTAAAGGGCAAAACCCACACTATCAAAGCATCCTCCCCGATGGAATTAGCTAAGCAATTACTACGGATTTTATAGGAAAAGATTAAACCCGCCATCCTAGTTAGGGAACGGCAGGTTAATTTTCAGTTCTTTTTGCTTTTAGCTGTTCTCTTTTCTTTAACTTTTGCAACCCTTTCTGGTATTTTTCGAGGGATAATCTCAACGTTTCCCCATAACCACTGGGAATCGTTAATCTCCTTGAAAACCAAGTAATAGCGCGGAGGTTTTCCTTCTTGTAAAACGTGCAGTGTCGTTTCCTCACGATCTGCTTCTGGGTTGTACCGAGTAGGAGAAATCTTACAATAGTATGAAGGACATCCAATCCCCTCCTCTACTCCCTCTCCAAACTCTACCGTGGGGTTGGCAAAAACATAAGAAACTTGTTTATACATAACTTGCAACTTATACTTGTAACACGCGAAACCTAGGCATTTAACTCCCTGTCCAGAAAGCAAAAATTAGGGAGCAAGCCGAGCTTTCCCTAATCTATTTTTTTCATACCAAGCTGAAATCTCAGGAACCCATTCTTGAGTATGGGCCCACATCATTTCAGAGAGTTTTTGAATCTCTAATTGAGCATCTTTTTTGAATCTTAAATCGAGAAAATGTAACAGTGAACGCAGGTTACAAGACATAACAAAATGCTGTCTGAAATCGAACGGGATTAAACCCCTGGCGTGTTCTTCACTCATCCCAGACTCAATGTTTTGTTTATACAAACCACAAGCATCTACACAGTGTTGTAAATGGATTTCTCTTAATTCAGGTGAATAATAATATTTTTTCCCTTGGCGATCGCTGTAATTCCCCACCGGACGGAGGTAAAAAACATCTTCTAAACTTCTCTTGAAGTTGATTACATCAACAATCCTCTGCCCTGAGTAGCGCCCAGACTGAACATCGAAACTAGCTATTCTATGCCGGGTTGCCTGTTGCATCACACTATGGGGGAAATATCCTACACTAAAAACGATGTGGCAGTGCTCTAACACTCCAAAGTGTCCTCTATTTCCCTCTAGTAATCGTTTAACGGCTATCTCCCCACACTTAATTTCAGAAGGGGTTTTATCAAGGCTTTCATATATATAATCCTCACTATAATCCTGATGGAGAGCCAGATACATTATTGTCTGGGGATTAGCTGTTTTCGATAAAACATCAACCTTGAATCTGTCCATTAATCTCCTGCTCTTTTGTGCATCGTAATCATACCATTATATCATTTAATCACCCATCCCAAAATGGCCCACTTCCTAAAATGGCCATAATTTGTCCCCAAAAAAAAAGTTTTAAAAACCCCTTGACATTTCCTAGGGTATCAGTTATAGTTAGGAAAGTAGAGAACAAAGAGCTAAAACGACCATGAACTATAGAGAACTTCAACAATCCTTAAAAGTTTACCGTGCATTGGGTTTGACCATAGTCAAGCTCAATCAAAAAACGGCCGTTCTTCAGGCCGAATATAACCGGATTCAAGCCCAACAACAAGCCAGGATGCGATCGCACAAGCCCTACAAGTTGAAAACCAGATGAATGACGCTATAGGGATCGCGTTGACGAAAATCTAGTAAGCACACCCTATAGCACACCTAAAATAGTATGAGGACGATAAAATGATGTCATCAACAAAGTTTCAAATTGATTATTTCTTAACAACATCAAACTATATTCCTATTACCGAAGCAGGGTATCCCAACGGCTGTCAACTAGGACTAGGGGAGACCATTGCCTTCTTTTCAGGGATAGACTCCCGTGGATACACCATCCAAGCTGTCTACCGAGTCTCTGGGGTCGCAGATGACCCCGAACGGGGAGTGGTTGCCCAATTGCACTATATCGGGCAAAGTTGACCCCATACCCTATAAACCCTCTACAGCCTCCTTAAACCTAGGGAGGTTTTGTTTTGCCAAAAACCTAGGGAGGTTTTGTTTTGCCAAAAACCTAGGGAGGTTTTGTTTTGCCAAAGTAAAGGATAACCCCATTCGTCAGTTTAGAGGCCAATAATAGGGAATTTGAGGAGGGTTGACACTGGTTTTAGTAGATTCCCATTGTGACCATCCCCTCAAGCCCTCAAACCCCGTCATCCCCGTGTGGTTTTCAGCCCTCCCATTAGATCTAATGGAGGGGGGATCTTTATCCTTCTGTGTCACACCAAAAAATTTGTCACAGTGAATTCTGTCACACTGAATTCTGTCACACTGAATTTTTATCACAGTGTTTTTTATTAATCTTCTATTATGTTTTAGTGTGACAGCGATTATCTCGTTGTTTGTATCATAACCTGATACCATTTTAAGGATTTCTTAACTATCTCCAGAAGCCACACCCCATAAAGGTTAGAGCCATTTTACTGCTGTTGAAGAAAAAATCATATTATTTAAGAGTCCAACACCTTCTCCTCTGTCACACTGAATGCCATTGGGTTAAGGTTACGGGAAATAATAGCTTTTCCCCCACTTTACCCCCATGACACACTGAATAACTTAAACCCTATGAAACATGACACACTGAATAACTTAAACCCTATGGCACTCGTTCAATTTCTTAGATTTTGATCTATGTGGACATCCTTAGAAAAAAATGTCCATCTTGTCTTCTTTATTATTAGGGAAAAACACAAAAAGGGTGTTATCCCCGCACTGTATAGCCTGTAGCCCGCTTGATGTCACGGTCTGGTATTGTCCCCGTCGATTTAGGGCGATCGCCTCCGGTGTTGACGCGAAAATAGCGGGAGACATCCTATAAAACCCATTTAACAATTCCCGAAAAACGGAAGGTGATAAGGTTAAAATAAGGGCAATTAGTAGCACACCCAACTCCCGAAAAAAAAATTCTTTTCAAAACCCATTGACAATTCCTAGGGAATCGGTTACAGTTAGGAAAGTAGAGAACAAAGAGCAAAAAAAGGAGCCAAACAACAATGAATCAAGAATCATACTTTGTGATCATGGGACTATTGCAAGATGGAGTCCCTGTCTATAAGACAGCCCGACCCCGCCCGAACGCATGGAGTTCGGAGTCTATAGATGCAAAAAAATACAATCACAGAAAAACCGCCGAGAATTCTCTAAACTCCAAGGGAGTAACGCTCTATTCTATTGGGATTAAGGATATTAAAGTTGAAGAAATCCCACCAAACGATCCTCGGCACATTCGAGCAGGTTATTCATAACAATCTATAGGGACAACCAAGCCAGACTCCGGTGCGATCGCCACAAGAAAAATCACCCTACCACTCCCGACTCGTTTGATGATTGACTAACGGCGATCGCAATCGCAAATCAATTTAAGGCATGACTTTGGTTGGTATTGTGGTAAAATCAATGGGTTAAATAAAATCTCGTTATGTCTTTCAATGAAAAACAATAACACCTACCTGATCGCGTTTATTATAGCCATTTCGGTCTTGACCCTCTGGATTAATGCCATAAATCTCGCCCATCACTTCTCTTTTCAAGGGAAGAAGGTTCAGGCTCTTGAATTGGTGGCAAATGGCGAAACTGGCGAAACCCCTAAAACAGAAACGAGTCCGAAGCGTGGCGATGGGAGACGTGAAGCATAAATGGAAAAGTTAAAAGCCTTTCTCAAAGCCCGAATCATGGGGAAAAGGCTGTTAACCATAAACCCTAGATCGGTGCAGTCCGAGTTACAGCTTACCCCGTTAGAATTTTGGGAGTCTATGGATCAATTAAAAGCCGATCAACAGATTAATTTCTACCAAACTAAAGGTAGTAGCGTAACCATCTATCCCGCAGCTATTCTCCTCGAATGAATAACTGCCTAAAATGCCAGATCCCTCTCAAAAAGAATGGGATGGCTTCTGGGAATAGACAAAAATGGAGATGCCGAGACTGTGGGTTTAGTTTTACCGAGAATCCACAGCTAGGGGGAAGACCTCGGATATTTGAAGATCACGTCTTGACCACTGCCGAACAAACAGCCCGACACCGGAAAAAGAAAAAGCTCAAGTTAACGGGATTATTGGTGGAGACATTAAAAGACAAGGGAACTATGTCAATAATGCAGATAAAGTAATTTGACATCCGCCCCGCCGTAAAACGGGCGGGGATTGATAAGTTTAAATAGTGAATTAATGCAAACTATCCCATTAACAAAGTTTAGAAATGAGCTACCCAAGTTTAAAAGGCAAGCTCAATAGGGGTTTAATCCTAGGCTTTTTAATATTCAGATTATTTTAAATGTTATAATTAATTAGTCCCCAAGATGTTCTCTCATCTGGGGACTATTCAAATTTAAGGAATTATATGAATTATAACATCATTCCGTTCGACTACAACGGGGTCAAGATTCAAGTTCGGGAATCTGACGGATGGATAAACCTGACCGAGATGTGCAAAGCCTATGATGTGAGGCTCGACAACTGGATGCGGTTGAAAAGCTCAAAAGCTGAACTAGAAAGCCTCGTAAACTCCCCCAATCTTAACTACCTCAGATGTGAGGGAGTTAGCTCAAACCCTTACGGTGCAATCCTTGAAACAAAAGAAGGGAAGAAAGGTGGAACATGGGGTCATCCGTTACTCGCAGTCAAAGTTGCCCGATGGATTAATTCTGATTTTGCCAACTGGCTCGATGCTCATAGTCTCGTTCTACTAAGAGACGGTAAAACTTCCTTAGACACCGACCCGTTTGCTCGGATGCTGGAAATCAGGGGAGAAAACTATGGCGATCTTGATAATCAGATTTTAATTGATGACCGCTTCTATGATGTGGACACTTATTCTACTTGGACTCTTGACTCAGGGGAGTAGATAGCGATCGCACCCTCTGGCATTCAATCCAGAGGGTGCTATTAACCATTAAGACTCCCGTTGGCTTTAAGTAGGCGATCAGCAACCCATCTATATATTCAGTTAATCAAATACTCAACACCCCTTTATCCGCAAGATGATAAAAGGGTTTATCTTGTCAATCAAGCCGACCGATAAGTTTTGGTTCTATACCAGAGAATGCTTTGAACCGATCTAAAATTACAGTGCAGTATTGTGGCGATAACTCAAATCCGTAAACTGTGCGATCGCCTTCCATCTTTTGCGCTGCTATTATTGACGGTGCAGAGCCAAGGAACGGATCAAAGATTAGGTCATCGGAATCACCGTATTTTTCAAAAGCCCATTCACATAACGCTACGGGCTTCTGTGTGGGGTGAACTCTTTTTTCTCCATGTTCTGATGCTTTAATCATCCCGTTCCAGGTATGAGTAAAAACGCGAACGGCACTTTTATCATTACACCATGCCAATTCAGCATCAGCGAGGTTTCCGTTTGTCTCTTTATTCCACACAACCCAGCAGGTAGAAGGTGGTAGCACGTCTGTGTAATTATTCGCTCCCCACCATATTTGAATAGCATCAAAATTGGAAGCAACAGTAAAAGATTTTTTAGCGGTTTCTCCTGATGAATCGCCAATTATAGGTGCATATTTATTTTTAGCGATAGGCTTACCTTTTCCGTTTACCCCACCAAATGCGTAAGGTTTTAGACTCGTTGCACTTCCACCGTCCTTGCTTACTGCATTTATCCCATAAGGCGGATCAGCCCAAACCATCCCCACATCGTCAAATCTATCACCCAACAATGCCCGAACATTCCCCTCAATAGTAGAATCACCCGCGCATATTTTATGTCGTCCTAAGCTCCAAATTTCACCAGGTTTAACACGGCTTTCAATTTCATCAACCTTATCTAAAAGCTCGGCAATTTCTTCCTCATCTTCCTCTTTCGGTTCAGTATCGCCAAACCCTTCACCCTTGCCAAACGATTCCAATAATTCATTTAATTTATAATCAGGGAAGAACTCACTAAAATCTACCTCTTGAGCTAAATCATTCAATAGATCAAAATCCCATGTTGAGAAATCAGAAGCCGTATTATCAGCGATCGCATATTGTTTCCAATCCGACTCTGACAACCCTTTACGCTTAACAGCAACAATCGTATTACCATCGGCTTCTACAACCAAAACCTTCTCAATCCCTAATTGACCCGCTTCCTCAAAGGTTCCATTCCCCGCACGGATAACGTCATTTTCATCAATAACAATGGAACGGCAAGCCCCAAACTGTTCTAAGGATTTGGAAATCACCTTAGCTGATAACGGCGTTCTTTTCCGTGCGTTATTAGGATCGGGTGTCAGACTTGAGATATTTGTTTCAGTAATTTTAGGTTTAGTCATGAGTTTTTGTGATGATGTTTAATTTGTTAATTCTAATCTGGAATTATACTTGGATCAAGTTAATAACAGAAGCGGATTCAGGGGTTCGCTTCCGAGGATTCCGAGGTGTCAATTTTAGGTCGGCAATATCAACTTGTTCGATTTTGGGTTTCGTCATAAATCAATAATATCTTATGGTTGATTATGGTGTTCTGTCTATGTTAGCATCTAATTGTCCATTTCGGCACGACTCGGAAGGAGTTCGGAATACTTTGAACAAACCTGATAATACAAGACTAGACCTTTTGATCAAAGCTGTCGAAATTTTAGTCGAGAATCCATACTTGTCCAACGTAAAAGTTGCCAAGTTAGTGGGGTGTGACGAAGGCTCTATTCGGCGATGGAAGAAGTTGGATATATGGAAAGAAGAAGAGCAAAAAATATTAAAAATAAGAATGGAGGTAGCAGGAAATATATTATCAAATATCGTAAAAGGTAATCAGAGTGAGCAAAGAAACCAAAGTCATCAGGATACTCAAAGTCATCAAAATACTCAAAGATATCAGAATACTCAAGGTGTTCGGGAGCAAAACGAGGATGTTAAAGATTTTGATCGGACTGACGTATTTGAAACAAAGAGACGGATTCAGTATCAAGCCAACCTAGAGAAACAGCAAGACGACTTAAAGTTATTCCTAGAGGCAATCAAGGCAACGGGTGTCCAATCGCTAAAGTTAGCAAATAAAACTTATACCGAGTTAGGGAAAATGGATAACCCTGTCAAGGCTTGCCAGCAGGGGACAAAGGCAGGGGTTCATTTTCACGTCCGTACGGGGATGGACGCAGTAAAGGAAGTAGACCGACTCATTGAACGAATCTATCAAATAGATCGGGTTCTTGAGTATATGGAACAACAAATTGGGACAGATGATTATGATTAACTTATATGGGACTACGTGTAACAGGCGAATCTACGGGAATGACAATACAAAAAAACACCCAATTAATACAGGGTGTTTTTGATTGATAAGATAACTCTTAACTATCGGCGTTAAAACCATCTACAATCCCCATCAAATCAGGAATCAAAGATTGAATCTTTAAATATTTTTCCGATAAAGCCGCCTCCATTGCCTCCAGCCGTGCCTCTATGTCAGGGTCAATTGTCGGGGTTTGTCGTGCCTCTAGTTTGGCAATTCTGTCCAGCAGTTCAGCGTAGCTTGATTTGGGCTTTTCAACCTTCCTCTCTAGTTTTACCTCGCCATCGGTTAAGGTTTCAATCCCACTAATCAGGATATCTCTGATCGTTTTTGATTGGTCATAGTTAACGCTCCCCCTGTTGTTAGGGGCTGTGGGGTAATGTTCCCGTCCGTAGGCTTCTATTGCAGTCAGAAGGTCGTCGGGACATCGGAAGTTAATCAGTCTGTTAGCCATAGGTTCTCTGTTTTACTTTGTGGGTTAAGTATAACACAACAATTGGGAATATAGGACAAATAACAGGACACATAACAGGACACATAACAGGACATATAACAGGACATATAACAGGACATATAACAGGACACATAACAGGACATATAAGTAAAACATTATGTTTTATATCTTACCTATAGAAAAGTCTGATGTAAAACACCTTGACAAAGTAAAACAAATCGGTTATAGTGTTATACATAGGGTAAAAAAAACCCTTAAACCACTACGGAACACGGAACCTTGAAATTATGAATAACCAAACAGAACGCTTCTTAACGTTTGCATCAGAAAAAATGGTGACAGTAGAAGGCTTCTACTACTGTTTCAACGATACCGGAATCGAGTTTATGCCCTCTGATAGTGAGTTATGGTTAACACTCACCTTTGAAGGGCAACTGGAAACCACCTATATCCAATACGAGGGGACTAAATCAATAGTCGAAGTCACTGAAAGATTCCCAGAAGATGTAAAGGTTACTGAAATCATCAAATGGTTAAAATCGAAAATTAAATAAATCCTAAAACCCCTCCCTAGAGGGGAGTTTCACCCACCTATAACTCAACTGTCTTGCTTTTAAGTAAAACCTATAAGTAAGACTAATCTAAAACTACTTGACATCTGTAAAGCATAGCTGTAAGATGTAAGACATCAGAGTAAAACAACCAATACAGTTTAACTCTGATAACGCAACACAACACAACACAGTCACTACATATAAGGACAACACAATGCTATTTACTCAACACATCAACGCTTTGACCGCTTCAGTCGATGGTATCCAATCTCAAATCGAATCTTTAGAATCACAACTCAGAACCTTACGCAGTCACAAAGCAGGATTTGAGTCTGAGTTGCAACAAATCCTAACCTTAGAAGGTGCGGCGGAATCAGCTATCAATCAAGCTCAAAGTTTCCTCAACGCCGCCGATTCTATGGGACGGACTGACTTGATTGAAACCTTCTGGGAGTCAATGGATGCTATGCAATCACCCGTTACCTATCAACTCCCAGAATCACCCGAACCCGACACCGACACACCGAAACCAGAACCCATTAACCCGATAGAACCCGATACCGATGATACAGACACCATCACGGTTGACCCTATCCTAGAATCACCCGACACCGACACCGACACCGACACCGACACCGACACCGACACACCGGAATCAGAACCCGACACTACACCGGAATCAGAACCCCGTAACCTTGCATCTGTTGGGTGTGCAGTGTTTAACCCTTCTACTGCCGATTTTGACAATCTCAAAGCATGGGTACGGAGTCACCAGGGGGATGATAAAACCCGACTACAAGGAACCCTAACCCGGCGCACAACATGGGAATACGCCGCCAAATTGATTCTTGAAAATCTAATCAGATAGGGACTTCTAACCTATCTGTAAGACTTATAAGTAAAACATATAGTAAAGTGTTTTGCTTATAAGTAAGACAAATGTAAAACTACTTGACAAAGTAAAACAAATTAGTTATACTGTTTTACATAGGGGTCAAGAAAACACCTCTTAAACACAACAGAGTCAGAAGGGCTACTTTCTCAGGGACGCCCAACCGACTCACCAAACCCTAGTTAAAGGATTCAATATCATGGTAGCTCAAATTCAAGTCACAACGACAACCGAGATCATCTCAAGCTATTACTCCGATTTTGACGGAATCACAATCGACACAATTTTAATGGCCCACCCAGACGGGTCAACAGAAATCCGATACGGTTGGACTGAATTAATGGAAAACGGTGGCACAGTCCACTTTATCCGTACCGAGAAGGGGAGCGTCCTTAACGGGAATTGGGCAACGGTTCGCTCCAACAAATGGATGACAGCTTACAAAACTTTAAAACCCAAAACAACCCAAGCCCGACCCCAACCCGTGCAAATCCCCGTTATTCGTAGCTACGCAGGAAAAGCCTTTAGCTCAGGGCGAATCAAACCAAACACGCCCGATTTTGATATTACAGAAGCACAAATGAATAAAATTTTGAGTGATGCCCGTCAATCACTCGGCTGGTAAAAAACAATGGGGGTGAAATTCCCCCGACTTCCACAACTTAACCTTTATTCCCCTAGAACAAACAAACAATGGACACTTTAGAGAAAATATTGAAATCTTTCGGCCAAACCTTTGATCAATACATTGAACAGAAGCCTGTGTTCTCCAAAGGTTCAAAATCGGGAACCGTTGAGTATATTCCTTGGTTTAGCTTGTGCGATATTCTCGACACCTACGCCCCCGGCTGGGAATGGGAACTAAGCTGTGATTATCACGGGGATAGAACCGTTGTTATAGGAAAGCTCACAATTCATGGAAGCGATCGCAGTATCTCACGATCAGCAACTGGAAACGAAGACAGCAATTGCGGGAGTTTTGGCGACCCATGCTCCAATGCTGAAGCCATGGCACTTCGCCGAGCTTGCGCTAAGTTTGGGATTGCTCGATATTTATGGGCAAAAGATGAAAAGCCTAAATCTAATCAGCAACCATCTAGCACTTTTAAGACCACACCACCACGCGAAAAAGGAACTATCAGCCGAGAGGAATGGTTAGCACGGCAGAAAAGATCGGAAGGGATTGATACGATGATTCATCAAACAATGCTAGATGAGCAACCGCGCTCAGATATGTTTGGCGATTAATTCCCCTAGAACAACCGAGACCTGAGCAAGTCTTTAAAAGGCTCAACAAACCATTATTTATTTAAGGTAAAAAAAAATGAACAATAACTACATCGCCAGCGTCGAACCCTTAATCTTTGACACCTACGAAGAATTTAAAACCTGGATAGGGGAAGAGAGCAAAAGCCCTAGTTTTATTGCCCCAGCTATGATCGGATTTCCTTCTAAAAAGGAGAGCGATAAATTTATCTTAAATTACAAACCAGTCATAAGTTATGACTGTGGATCAGTCAAATACAACAAAATCTGGGGGAATCAATTCCTCTAGCCAATATCTGGGGGTGAAATTCCCCCAATTCAAACAATCAACCAAATCAACTAAAAGATTAAATCATGGCAACAAATTCTCCCGCATCAAAAATTAAATCTAAACTAAAAAAAATATTTCCTAATACTAAGTTTAGTGTAACAACACCAGATTATCGCTATACCAAAGTTCGTGTTAAATGGGATATGGAAATCGGTAGCAGTCTAACTTGGAATGCAATCAAAGCTGTTACAGATAAATACAACACTCATCCAACAATTAATAATTCTGGTGTTGAGTTATTACCTAATTTCAGTAAAGAACGAAAAGATTGGACGTTAGAGTGTATCAAAAATCTTCCCGTTGAAGGTGAAGAAAAATATGATGAAATAAAAAGATACAACCACTACATCAAAAATGGTGTATGTAACAATTTAGATTAATAAACAAATCAACCAAAGGAAAAAAATATCATGTTAGATAATTTAATTGTCGGTGGCAAATACACAATTCATTTCATTTATGAACAGTTTTATAAAAAAACTGAAACGTTAGTTTTAAACTCGTTTCATTATGAAATATTTGAGATTAAAAAAACCGATTCAGGATTGCTAATCAAATGCAAACGTAAAGGTCAATTTTACGAAACAGAGCTTAGTACCATCGGTCATTTCATAATTACAGAAAATTGGGTTAAGAATCCAAAGATTAATTGTGAAAAGCTCAGAGGTTTACCACTCAACGAGATTCTAAAAATCAAAATGAAAGAGATAGGTATTGAAGAATCTGATTTCTTGTACCAACAATAAACCTTTATGGGAATTGGCGATCGCATAACTTCAACTCAACAGAAAGGAGGTGATGTTTAGACGAGGATCATCGGTCATCTGGTGTTTGTGTAAGTAAGACGAATCCGGGGTAGGAAAGACCCTTGAACTACCCTTTTTTTTAACAAATTAACAGGAGGATAATGAGCGAATTTAAAGGATTTGTAGTCAAGAATAGTTTAGGTCAAGTTGTATTTTCAAGTTCAAGACACAGCGAAGCACGGAAGGAATGTGAAAGGTTAAACCTTCTAGGCAATGACAAGTTTTTTATTGAGGAAAACTGGAAAGGTACACCAGTTTCGGTTATTACAAGGACAAGGAGAACATGAGAAAAACAATTACAACACAGACAATTTATGGACTAGGAAAAGCTCAAGCCACGGCTAGAAAATGGTTGGCAGTTAACCGACTTGATGATGATTATTGGGGGATAACTTATATTCCGTTTGGGGTACGTTTTCCTGGTTGGTTTGCTACAAAAAGAGATGCGATCGCAGCGTCAAAAATAGCAAGGAGAATATTCCCTTATCCATTCAAAAATAACGAACACCTGATGCCAACAGAAGCGCAGTGGTTTGAATCCCTAGAAGACAATCAAATCAATTTTTATAGATAGGAGAAATCAATTGAGAGGGTTTAAACTCCCTCTCCTAAACTTCACCAATAGGACTAAAAACAATGCAAAAATCTACTTTTAAGATTGCCACAAAATTTTCGGATGCTACTCGCACCGAACCCAGAAAACCTATCGAATACACAGAAGTAAGTGGGTACGTCATCGGGAATTGGGGAATTACTAATCATGGGGCCGGGGATGGTTGGGTCGTCTACCATATTGTTAAGGGTTTGCGATTGTCCTATCTATGTTTTGAGTGGGATAACGCCGTCGTTGTTTTGCAGATGACCGTTAAATTATTTGGGGAAAACAACGACGGCGAACCGACCTCCGATAATTATAAAAAATCCTGTGATTGGGAGCGCGAAGCACGCCTAATAGCGGCCCGCGATTGTCTTTATTTTGATGATGATTGCGATAGTGACGATGATTAATTGATTTGATTGTCAAGAATAACCAATAATCCCTAGGGGTCAAGCTAACCTCTAGGGATTAGTTTTATTTTACGCTTGTAGCGATCGCATTCCCTACACTTCCCAGTAAGATAGCTCCACTAATTACGGGAGAGATTAACCATTTGCTGAATAACATTTTCTAATCTTGGCTCCACTTGTTTCTTAATTGATTCCCCCACTTTTTGATCGCCGTTTACGGTAATTGGGATATTTATTGTTGGAGAGATTGTCGTCTGCCCTTTCTCTGTGGCTTGTTGCAACGCCCGTAAGAAGTCTGGGGGAATACTAGGGGATAAAACGGGAGACAGGGCAGAGGGAAGTTTGAGAGGATCTGTTAATTGAGGAGAAGGTGCTGATCCCCCTCCAAGTCCGCCAGTGAGTTTGTAGATTTCAGAAGATGCGCTACCTGTTGCACCAGAGAACTCCCCATCCCCTCTTATGCTCCGCATTGTTCCCTCTGCGGACATCCCTCCTGGCAATCTTCTGCTCCCTTTTAATCCACTTTCTCTGAGGGCTTGCTCTCCCGTCGCTGCGGCTCGACCCGTTAGATCGCTTACACTGTCCACTCCAAAACCATCAAGCACGCTGGCAGTAATATCTGTAAAACGCTGCCGTTTTAATGATCTGTTACTGGTGTTGTTGGCCAAGTCTACCTGTGCCGAGCGAATAGCCCCTTGACTACGGAATTCCAACGCTTCTCTCTGGAGTTTGAAAACTTTTGACTGGTTAATGTCTTGTCTCCGTAATAAATCCAAGTTTTGCTCTTGGTAGCCAACGTTCTCTCCTGCTATATCTGCCGCTGTTTGCAGGTCGTCTAACTCTTCTGGGGTTGTTCTAGGATCTTTCTTGGCTGATTTAAGAGCATTATCAGCTTTTCTTTTTTCAACTTTCGCATCATTCAACGCCCTTCTAGCAGCTAGTTTGTCCCGTTCTATTTCAATATCTTTCATTAATTGTTGGGATATCAGGCTTTGTCTATCAAATTCAGCTTGTTGCATAGCTGATTTTAATTTAATAGCCGAGATTAATTCAGCGAGTTGTTTTTTCTTCCGTTCAGAGCGTTCTCCTTGGACTAAAGCATCTAATTCCCCTGAGTAAAAGCTACTAGCCGCGTCAAACACCCCTTTTTGTGCGTCCTGTAATTCCGAACGCATTTGAAGGGCTTTATTGAGAATATCGAATTTCCGACTCTGATTATCTAGTTCGTTATTCTGGCGTTTAATAGTGTTCTCATAGGCCTGTGCTTCCTTGTTTAACCCTGCTTCGTATTTCCTTACGATTGCATCAATCAACTGCCCCTGAGCCTCAACCAACTGCAACTGGAGCTTAATTTTCTCGCTAGCATCCGTCTCTAAACTAATTTTGGTTTGTAATGTTCTAATGGCTTGCTGTGCTATTGTTAGATCATATTCTTCCCCGAAAATCTTCCCTTGGTTTAGCAGGGTTTTTAAGGCAATTATTTCCTTAGTATTCTTAATCTCGGTTTCGGCAATCTCTAATGCTGCCCAGGCTTCTCGTTCTTCCCTGGTAGCTTCCTCTAGGGACAGCCTTAATTTGGCTTGCTTATTGACATCTTTTTCTCGGCTAAGTTGAAATTCCAACTCCTGAACTTTATCGGTAGCACTTGAAGCCCCTTCTAGCTCCCTGAGTGCGTTACCACTACTAATCTGCTTTTCTATGCTTAATAATTGAGCATCATTCTCTTTGGCGATGTTCCCTAAAACGGTTTGAGTGTGGGCATCCCAGGCTTCCTTCTCGGTTTTCAACATCCCCAGGGATTGTTGGAGTTGTTCTTGTCTTAGCTTTCTGATTTCAGTTTGTCTATTAGCCTCTAGTCGTGGGTCTGAGAGTGCGGGTTGAGCTTTTTTTGCCTCTAGTTTTTTAAATGTGTTATTGTATTCAGACTCAAGAGTTTTGAGGTTGTTTTTAATATTTTCCTCGTCAACTAAGTTCCGATCACCTCCAAATTCATTAAACGACCTCTGAACTTCATTTTGTCTAATTAATTCAGCTTCTTTAACTAAATCAACAGTTTTTTTAAGTTGTTTTTCTAGTGTAGAAAGTTCTTGGTCGTAGCCATCCTTGATTGTTTTTTGACGCTGAACCTGGAGTTTTCCGATTTCGGCGTTGACAGCTTCTCGACCTTCTTTGTCAGTATCCGCTAACTTCTTTAATTTGTTCTGTTGTTGCCTGATTTGTTCATCTAACCCCTTGATTTGTAATTGTGATTTTTGGCTATTGTAGTTTTCCTCCGTGGATAGTCCTTGAGCAAGATATCCCTCGATGATTGACTGTTGCTCCTGAAAGTTTTTAACCAGTTCCTCGTTTCGTTTAGATCGTTCCTCTGCAATGGCTTTAGTGATATCCGATTCTATTTTCTTAATTTCTTCCCCTGCTTTTCGGACTGCTTCAAGATTTCCAAAGGATTGTTGTTCAGACTGAATCCGTTGTTGTGCTGCCTTGCGTTCCTCTAATTCCTTAATTGTTAGTTCGGTGGTTAATCTCTCTGATTCTCTAATTCCTATCTCCCCATTCTTTTGTTGAGACTCTATTTCGGCTTTTTGTTTTGCGATAGTATCGGATCGCTTTTTGCTTTCCTGCTCAATGACTTTAGTAATTGTTTCCTGTGCTTTGCGTTGAACCTCTTGATCTAACCTTGTATCATGGGCTAATTGACGGAGTTTGCTAGTAACATCCCTATCAATCGTTTGCCCCATTTCTAATAGAGCCATGTTAAACTCAATAACCTCGGACGCTTTTTTCTTGAATACCTCCTGATCTCCAGATGGTTTTAGAATTGCATCCATAGCTTCATTTGCTTTTTTCTTTAACTGTTCTAACGCTGTTCCTAATACCGTTAAATCTTTTGGGGCAATAACCACGTTAGAGGAGGCTTGGGCTAATGCCGTTTTTAACTTTTCTAACTCGCCTATTTGAGATTGAATATTAGACTTGTTAGCATCCCCTTTAACCGTTCTTTCTTGTTCTTTTAATGCAGCTATCTGATCCTCGATAAGTCCAATTCTTAGCCGTGCCTGTGTTTGCAATTGCCGATTTTTCCTGTATTCTCCATCCGTTAATCTAATACCTAATTTATCAGCTTCCTGTTGCTTTTTCTGAGCCACAGACAGTTTCTCAAGGGATTCAATAGCCAAATCCCCGTATTCCTCTGTTCGGGTTGCTAGTTCGGTTGTTGCCTTCGTAGAATCGTTTAAGGATTGACTATAAAGAACGAGTCCAACCCCTCCCAAAACCGCAGCCACAGCCAATAAAGGTGCTAATAGTGCTGCGGTTGATAGTACCAATCCTTTTATTGCAACACCCAATCCTCCGACCGTCAAAGTCCCCGCAGCCGCAGCCGATGACAATCCCAACAATGAACTCGCGGCACTCCCAGCACTTGCAGCCATCCCAGCCAAACCAAGGGAACTTAATACCCCCGACAAAACAAAAAATGCCGTGGTGGCACTACTTACAACACCAGCCAATTGAATTTTAATGAAGGACAATATCGCAGGGATTAATTGGGCGCGGAAGGCGATCGCTAAACCAGTAACAACAACTGTTGAGGTAATTAAAGCGGACTGCCACGATCCAACCAGAATGTTGATAACCTCACCCAAACCCCCTGCAACCCCTCCGAGAACCTCCATCAAGGCTTTATTCTGAAGAATAAATGTGTCAATTGCCTTAAACGCAGCAAAGGCGACAACCGCAACCCCGACACTCTTGAGGACATTCCCCAGTGCGGCGGTTGCAGCCGTGATTAGGGTCACAGATCCGGGTATCAGTCGGAGATTGGCGAATAATCGCGCCGCTCCTGTTGCACTAAAAACAGAAGCTCCCCCTAAACTTGTGAATGCTGCTGCCAATCCCCACGCGTTCCTTGCTAATAACAGCAGTAGCTGTCCCACGCCCGGAAGGAGAATATTCCCCAAAACCCCGAAAGCGGAGGTAAGTAACTTGACCCCAAAAACGAGAGATTTAACCTGTAGAGCAACTACTAAAAACCCACCAGCTAGAGGTGCTATAGCCCCTGACAAAGCCGAAAATAGATTCAGTGCTGGACGCAATACCGCCATTGTGAATCCCAGCCCTTGATTCAGTGCCTCCAATGCGTTCGCCAGAGAGGTAAACAAGAATAGGGGGACATCTTTAAAAACCGTCACTACATCCCCCAAGACGGTTTTAAAAATAGATTGAAAAGCTAGACCCGCGCGAAGGATCTGATCTGTAACCTTCCCTGATTCACCCACCAACATCTCAAGGTTCGTTTGTAAAAACTTATAGACTTCGTTTAGGGATTGAGTCAAAGGTGCTAATAGTTTTTCCCCCGATCTTTGTCCTATTAATTCAAACATTTCTTGAATGTTTGACGTTACTCCAGAAAAACTCTGTGCGGCTAATTTATTTCCAGCCCTAAACGCAGACAATCGTGTGGTTAATTCCTGAACTAAAGTCCCTTGAGCCTTCCACTTGGCAACCATCGTGTTAGTTATTCCTAACGATTTAGCCAAGATAGAATTCATGTCAATTGTTCCTAGGAAAATTGATTGAATCTCTTGTCTACTTTGATATAAAGGAACCTGTAATGTCCCCAAAGCAGCTGCAAAGTCAATGGTTAGACTCCGTGCATCGCTTAGGGTAGCCCCGATAGGTGTAGCTCCTTGTGCGACCTGTTGAAATATTGGGATTAATTCCTTTGACGTGACCCCAACTAGATCAATAGAATCAATCCTTAACTGTCTAATCTGATCATTTATAGGTTGATTGAGAGCTAAGATAGCCTGGGTGGGATCTTTAATCTCAAACCCATTACTAATAATTTTTGAAGTTGCTGCCATCGTTGATGCGACCGATAGCAACTGCCCTTGTAGTTCGACAGTTTGTCCAATCAACAATTTAAACGGGCCGTTAGAAACCAACCCTCGAAGCGTTGACATCCCCTGCCCAAAGAATCCAATAACTGAGGTCGTCTGAACAATTGAGCTTGTCACTCCCCCAAAAGATTCACGGAATAAATCAAAAACCTGCAAAGGCTGACGCAGACCGAGGAGGCTTTCCCCTAGATCCCTGATTACATCGACAGCCTGGCTGGCGTTTGCTGTAATCGTAATAGTAGTCCCGCCAAATCCTGCCACCATCTAAAAATCCCCCTTTTCCTTGCTATGATTAAGAGACAGTTTTAATTAAATACTACGCATTGGTTTAATTGCATTGGTTTAATTGAATTGTAACAATAAAACCCCAAGAATACCTGGGGCTTTATTGTTCTCCCTACTTGTTAGGGAAATTAATTGATTGGAAACGAAGACATCTCAGCGTTTAATTGCTCTATCTGCTGTTTGATTTCCCGAAACCGTGATTCATTCAAGGACGAGGCGTTATGGACATTCCCCTTAACAGACACTTGAATCCCCCCTAATAGTAAAGCAATCTTCTGATCTCCAAATTGCTTCCCAATCTGGTCTGCGGCTTGTTTCAATAGGGCAATCTTTTCTAGGATTTCAGTGGAGGATCTTTCTTCTGAAGGGAGAGCTTCAACTGCGGCAATCCGTTTGTCAATAACCGCCACTACTAATTTTGCCACAAAATCGACAATTTGATAGGTGTCAATCAATGGGTAAACATATCCCTCTGAGGAGTAGAAGAAATGTTCGGGGATTGAGGGACAGACAGCTTTTAAGGTGTTGCTAATTTTATTAAGCGACTCCGCGCTAGTGAATCCATCTTTTGTGCCTTCTATAGCCCAATTCAACATAAAATCCACAGGTTTTTCCAGGGGATACTCAACACCGTCCAATACAATAGAAGCCATACATTTTAATCCTATAATTTCTTAACTATTCTATCAAAAAATTAGTATTATTGGAAAATTCAAACAATTCACCAGAGAGGATGTGAAATTAGTGGGGCGTTTATTCTGATTGACCTATTAATTTCAGTTCCCTTGCCTAACTACAGAATAGATAAAATCAAACATTTCTGGATCGTTCTTAGCTAGGTAAATAGGGTTCCTGTGCATTAATTCTAATCCCATTGATAAAACCTCTGTATTATACATATTACTCCCGTACACTTTCCCCATGTAAGGATGTATCCATTTATCAACCTTGGTAACTTCGTAATCTTCGTAATTAAGTGGATGTACATCTTTTAATTTTACTATCTCCTCTCCGGCAGTTCTTCTATTATAAAAATTAAGCACCTCTTTGTGTATTAAAGGGGAACGATCCTCTATCCAATGCCCAGCTTCATGTATTAATGTTGCTTTCTCCGTGGTTCCCATGTCAATAGTCCCCGTTGGCCAGCAACAGCTTCTTTGTCCTTGTTTTATTTCACGGATAGACAATGTACTGGTTAACCCTGGAATTTCAATCATTCGAGAAAGTTCTTCTATCCCATCCTGATATTCTTTTTTTCTCTTTTTATCTAAAACTGTATTGTTAGTATTGATTTTTGTGGGATTATCCACATAGATTAATTTTCTGGCTTCTTGAAGAATTGCCTTAATTCTTTCGTTCGTCTTGGCTCCAGTGTAGTATTCAATGTTTTCATTTGTTAAAAATTGAGCTATAACCTTTTTAGGTAAAAATCGGGGTACGGGAGGGGAATTGTTTAAGTCTTCCTGTAATTTTAATAACTGCGCTCTTTTCCCTTGTGCTTCGATCATCAATGCGTCTCGTCTTCCCTTCCGTTGTTCCAATAAAATATCTAATTCTGCATCTTTAGCCTCTTTCTCCTTTCTTTCTTTCTCCCATTTCGCTCTAATCTGATCTGCTTTTATTCTAAGTTGTTCTGATATTGTTCTGAACTTCTCATCTACCTCATTAGCTTTTTTGAGACGTTCTTGTTCCTCTAGCATTACCTGTTTCTGTTTTTCTGATTTCTTTACTTCATATTCTTTCCTTTTTCTTTGTACTTCCTCCCAGTCCTTTATTAACAAGGGTTCTGTTATTTTCTTGAGTTCATCAGCTTTTTTAAGAAATTCTTTTTCTTCTTCGGGTAAAATACCTGGTTTCGTTGATCGTCTTAAATATTTTGCTCGTAATTCGTTTAATTTAAAAAGCCTTTCCTGAGAAAAATCGTCCTGAGCATTGGCTCTGCAACTTTTCTTGATATTGATACAAATACTTCCACAATTATAGGAAGTTGGCTTTACACACTGGGCTTTCTCCCTTTTCGCTCCCCCTGCATCAATTCGGTAAGAATAACCTGCTGAGAAGTCTTCCCAATTCTTTAAATCAACACCCCGACTATCAATTCTAGGGGTGAATGGTTTATAAACAACCGACTTCCTGTTTATCTCAAAGGAAAACACACGAGATCTGGTTAAGTCCTTAAACCGCCCTGTTATCTTTTCATTCTCCAGGGTTCCAGGATCGAAATCTAGCACAATGACCGGAGCATTATAGGCAAATGACATTGACAGAATTTGACCTATTGCCAATCTCATCTGAGCTTCGGAAGGTGCCATGTTAGGGGCAAAAGATTGAACCATGATTCTACTTAATAAACAATTTCAGACTCATCAACCACTTTCCCGTTAATTACCAAAGGAGGAGGAGCAATAGGTTGATCCATCACTGTCCCGTCAAAAGTCTTCGCCAGTTCTGTTGCAATCAACCAATCGGGGTCGGGAGTTGCAGGGGAATTAAGCCAGAAGAAAGGCGAGTCAGGGTCTATGGCTGCCAATTTCTCCATTGCTAATACATTGTTCAGGATCGAGGCATAATGGGGCGTTGAGGATGTCCAAACTCCATTCTCAATAACTGCCACTACACCGTTGATTTTGACGCGATAAGCCATGTTAACCTCTTCTAACTACCGAATAAATAAAATCAAACATATCGGGGTCTTGTTTAGCGAGTGCGACTGGATTCCTATACATTAATTCTAAACCCATTGAGAGAATTTCCGTTGACTCGTCAGGATAAACTTTTCCCATATAAGGACGCATCCATTTATCAACCTTTGTTATTTCAGTATCTCTATACGATTTGATTCCGGTTGCGTCTCGCATTTTGACCGCTTTTTCTCCCTTTGTCCTGCGATTGTAAAATTCTACAACTTCTTTCTTTATTTCTGGGACGGAGTATTCTATCCAGTGACTTAATTCGTGAATAACTGTACCAGGGTCATCATTCCCCATTGACACGGTTTTATCTGCATTATTATAATAACTTCTCTTATCTCCCTCTGGCAAGCCTTTGACATTAACCTTACTCGTTAAACCAGGAATTGACACCATTAAAGACAGTGATTGAATCCCCTCATCCCATCGGGATTTATTCTTTTTATCTTTTACTTTAACATTAAGATTTGTAGGTAAGTTGACTTGAACTAATTTCCTGACTTCACTTGAAAACCTTTTGAAGTCTTCTGATGCAGCCTCTAATTCTCTTAATTTACCTTCACTTAAAATATCAGCCAATGGCGGATTCGTTTTTAATAGTTTATCAATTTCTTTCTTTGTTCTTTTTATTAATTTAGCTAAGTATTTCTCTGGCTTTCCATCGTCAATAGCCTTTATAATAGCACTACCTTTGTGTTTAGAAGGATCAAATTTAGATATAAAATCCTCTGACATTTTATCTAATCGTCCCCTAACTTCTTTCGCTTCTTCTAATAACCTAACTTTTCTTTGTTCTGGGGTTTCTGGTTTATTTATTGGTTTCTCTTTAGCAAGCAAGGGAATGTCGGGGGTGAAATCATTGATTGACTTTAAGTTGTCGACACCAGGAGGAATAATAGGATTGGATTTAATAGCCTTTTCTTTTGCAGACCTTCTACTAACGGCGGTAACGTAATCAATTCCTATCGCTTTTAGCTTCTCAAGCCTATCCTTTGACCTAGAATCATTCGGAACTATCCTGCAATTTTTCTTAACATTAATGCAAGATAGACCACAATTATAGGAAGTAGTCTTTACACATTGAGCTTTCTTTTCCCTCTTGTCTTCTCTATATTTAATCATTTTCTCCTCACAACACTATAAATAAAATCAAACATTTCAGGATCATTCTTGGCTAGATATACCGGATTCCTATACATTAATTCCATCCCCATTGATAATATTTCAGAAGCATTTTTATATTCTTTGCCCATATAAGGATTTAACCATTTATCAACTTTTGTAACCTCATCATCTCTATAGTTCTTGTTTCCTGTAACTTCGCTCATCTTAACGGTTTTTTCCCCTGCCGTTCGCTTTTCGTAAAAAGATTCAACTTCTTCTCTAATCCCTGGCACTTTCTCCTCTAGCCAATGACTCATCTCGTGAACTACAACAGCAGGGTCAGGATTCCCCATATAAACATTATTTGTTTTCGGTTTGTAATAGCTTCTCCCTTTTCTTTCTGGCGGAGCATTAACTATATTAACTGGAGCATCCAGCCCTGGAATTGAGATCATTTTTTGGAATACCTCAACACCTTTTTGATGGGATCTAGGATTTCCGGTTTTGACGGATGAATTCAACTTAGTTGGACTATCCACTTCTACCAATTTTCTAGCCTTCTCTAAAAAAGCCTGAGCTTCTTTGTTCGAGGTATTAAACACTCTCTCCGCCCTTGCTGATAGCCTCTCAGCCTCTTGTGGGTCTTCTTGCGACAAACCCTTGATTTTCTTACTGTAAAGAAGTTTATTCTTTTTAAGTTGCCGAACGGGGTTCTCCGATTCAAGTAACGAGGCAGTCCCTTTCTTCGTAACAGATGTTTCGCTAACGCCCTCGTATAATTTCAGCAGTTCCTCTCGCTTGCTTGCAGCCTCCGCTTTTAGTCGTGCTTTCCTGCGAGCTTGATTGATAATCTTCCTGTCCACTGCCAACTCGGACGCTTCTGTTTTTCTGGCTTTTTCTACCACGCCAACCAATTCATCGGCCGCGGCTTTTTGCCTTAAAGACCTTGCTGACTTCGATTTTGATTGAGCATAGAATTGAGAGATTTGTTTTAACCTCTGAAGACGCGATCGCCCAAAAGATTCAGAAGGGACTTGCCGGCAATTTTTAGAGACGTTAATACAGGCGTTGCCACAGTTATAGGATGTTGGCTTTTCGCATTTGGGCTTCTTCATTTCAGAACATCACCATTAAGTTTATTGGGTTACTTTTTTGTATTGATTTTTCTTCGAGATAAAGCATAATTAATAGTAGGAATTAACTATGTTTTATTTGGGATTGAGTCGTCGCTTAAATTTCTTCTACTTCGACATATATTGTGCCATCTTTTTTTGTGACATTCTTAACCTTATGTTTTGCACTTTTTGGTACAACAACTTCGGACACCCACTCATAACCCTCTGGGGTAAGGTTTTGAATAGATGCACCCGTTTTATTTATCGCCTTAAGCACAACACGTTGTCCAGCATCACCGGCTCCTCTAAAACCAGCAAATTTTTCGGCAGTCTTGGGATCGGTAGTCCATGAAGCATGGGCACCTTGATTGTCTAATACCCCATCTTTGTCCCCTTTTAGCCAATTCATAGCTTCATCTTCTGAATCAAAATTCATCCCCCTCTGTATCTCTCCCTTGTATGGGGTCGAATTTGCAAGATATTTAGAAATTAAATTTGCTCCTACGTTTGGTCTATTTTCTTTTTGTGATCTTCTAATTGCTTCGGAATTATAAACCCACGATCTGACATATTTAACAGTCGCCTTAGCCTCGCCTTCTGTTATTTCAATTCCTTTCTTCCTGGCCATCTCATAGTATTCTTGTGGGTTTTTAGGTGTACTTTCATGAGTCCCATCACCAATCAAATTTGTTGGCTCAGGCTTCTTGGTCTCTGGTTCAGGTTTTTTAGTTTCTTCCTTTGGTTTAGATGCTTCTTTCTTTGGTTTAGATGCTTCTTTCTCTGGAGATTGAGTGGAACTTGGCGCTGTCGTTTTTTGGGATTTTATGTAGTTAGCAACACCATCTTTTATTTTTGATAATTGAGTGCCACTAACCCCGGCTTTCGTTGCAGCTTCTTCTAGTTTAAGAACACTAACTCCTGCTTTCTTTGCCAAACCTTCTATCTGAGCAATGGAAAGAGTTTTTGCTTTTTCTTTCGTCTGTTTTTCTGCTGGTTTTTTCGTTTCAGCATTAGGATCTGTTTTAGCTGTTTTAGTTACTTCTGATGCCTTGGGTTTTTCTGTTACTTTGGTTGTTTTTGCATAATCCTTCCCTACTTCCTTTAATTTACTAAGCCTCTCCTGTGAATTACTATCTTCCGTGCTGGATTTGCAGTTATTCTTAATATTGATACAGGCTTTCCCACAATTATACGCTGTCGGTTTAACACACTGTGGCTTCTTATTACCTCCTATCCCCGCATCTACCCGATAGGAGTAGCCACTAGAGAATTCCTCCCAGTCATCTACGCTATCCATCCGTCCTGGGGTGTAAGGTTTAAAAGTGACTGATTGCCCTTTGATATTAAATGAAAAAATACGGGGACGGGTTGCATCCTTGAATTTGCCTTCAAACTCCCCTTGATCATTTACCGAAAAATCCAATATCACCACCGGAGCATTATAGGCAAATGGTTGAGACAGAGTTTGGGCGATCGCCAACTTCATCTGTGGCTCGGTTGGCGTGGCATCTTTTCTAGTCGTTGAACTCATGGTTAAATCTCCTATACTTCCTCAGCTTCAACAATAATCCGTCCGTTTTCTTCCTTGACACTTTTAACTCGATGGCGAGTGTCTTTTAGCACCATAACTTCGTCTTCTTCTTTGATCCTGCTCAAATTCCTAATAGACACACCTGATTTATTAATGGTTTTAATGACGACGGGATACCTTTTTTCCTCAATAAAGAAATCGTCCGAAAAATTCTTTGCTGTTTTAAGGCTAGATGACCAAGAGGCGTGAGCACCTTGATTATCTAGCACCCCATCCTTGTCGCCTTTAGTCCAGTTTAAAGCCTCCTCTTTGGTTGCAAAATGAATCCCTCGGTAAACTTCGCCTTCGTATGGGGTTGAGTTCCTGACATAATTAGAAATCCGATTGGCATCCTCGTTTTCTTCCCCTGCTTTTTGATCGACTCGGATGTCAGTGGCATCCCTTGTCCATTTATAGATGGCTGTAGTGGTGGCTGCTGCCTCCTTCTTAGAAATATTTACTCCTGCTTTTTCCAGTGCTTCACGATACTCATCGGGGGTTGAGGGCATGGATTCGTGGTCGCCCTTCCCTACTAAATTAAGGTTTTTAGGTTTTTCTTCGGGTTGTTTAACCGCCTTTTCCTCGGATTCTTTTTGGGTTTTAGTTATTTCTGGTGATGGTTCAGGCATTTTCTTTTCCTTGTTAGGAGAAACTTCTTCTGTCTCAACGATCAAAACACCATCTTCGTACACAACCTTTTTAACCCGATGGCGAGTGTCTTTGATGACCACTACCTCATCTTCCGTATCAAAGGTGCTTAAATTTTTGATAGAGGCACCTGACTTATTAATTGTTTTGATAATGATAGGTTGTGATGTCTCATCGAACGCATTGTCAACAGCAAATTCTCTCGCTTTATCCCAATTAGAAGTCCAAGATGCGTGGGCATTTTGATTGTCCAATATTCCGTCTTTGTCTCCTTTTGCCCACTCCAGTGCTTCTTCTGTTGATTCAAGGGAGATACCTCGGTAGATTTCACCTTTGAATGGCGTTGAACTCTTGACGTAATCAGTGATCCGGTCGGCAACGAGGCTGTATTTCCCTGCTTTTTGAGATTCTCTAATATAAGAGGCATCTTCTGTCCACTCTTTAACGGCTCCGGTAATCTTTATAGCATCGTCATAAGAGATGGGATTACCCGATGCTTTCATTGCTTCAAAGTACCCGTATGCGTCGCCAGGAACGGACTCATGATCCCCCTTCCCTACTAAATTAAGAGGCTTGGGTTCGTTTTCAGGTTCTTTAAGGGTTTCTGTTTGATCTTCACTCTTTACAGCTATTTTAGCAGCTTTCTTCCCTTCTTCAAAGTCAGATTCTTTCCCTTTTTTGCTAGGGGGAATTTCCTTTATTGTTTCTGGGATTTTATCTATTTCTGGTGGTTTTTCTACCTCTTTCTTGGTTTTTGTAGTTGATTTAGGATTGGATTTCTTGGCTTCTTTAGCGTAATCAATACCAGCAGCTTTCAATTTCTCTAAACGATCCTTTGACTGAGCGTCATCGGGGTTTGATTTACAATTATTATTAATATTTATACAGGCTTTCCCGCAATTATATGCGGTGGGTTTAACGCATTGGGGTTTCTTTTTGTCTCCTGCCTTGCCTTTTGCTTTAGCCGTTTTAGCCTTGGCATCAAAACGGAAGGAATAGCCTAATGAGAACTCCTCCCATTGTTCTACTGCATCGCCCGAATCCATCCGTCCTGGGGTATAAGGTTTGAAGTTAACGGTATTTCCATCTAACTCAAAATCAAACACCCTCGGACGGGCAGAATCCTTAAATCTCCCAGATATTTTACCCGTGTCATCTACCTTAAAGTCCAGCACGTCCACTGGGGCGTTATAGGCAAAAGGAAGAGCAAGAGTCTGGGCGATCGCTGCTTGCATTTGTACTTTTGTTGGGGCTGTTTTAGTCTCTATGCTCATGTTTTTGCTCTTCCTTTTGCTTTAGAAGTATTTATACAAGAATTGCCGCAATCGCAAGAAGTGGGTTTAACACATTTAGGTTTTTCGCTTTTGACCCACATACTATTTAGTTACTTGAGCAAAAGACCTCATTTTGCCCGCCGCGTTTTGGATTCCGTCGCCATATCTTTTATTGATATCAGAACCAGGAGGATATTCCCCTCTGCCTACGCCATTAAGAGTAAACAAATCATTCTCGTGTAAGTCAAGCATGGCTCTATTAAAATCACCCCGACCAACCTTATCCCCCATTGCGTCACGGATCTTGTATATAGGGACAAGACCTCCATGATTCCCTTCTTTGTCTATGTCTTTCAATAGTGTAGATATCTCTTTCTGTATTTCTTTTTGATCAGACATCTGCCCTGGTTTGCGCTTAAATTCTTGTTTTGCTTTTTCAATAGCTTTTGTGTCTTTTATAACAAAAGATTGACGATTCCTGTTGAACATATCGGTAATTCCGTCCGAAGGATCAAATTGTCCGTCTGGATTCATATCCTCTTTTTTTAACGTTCCAGTTTCTAGTTCGATTCCCTCGTCATCTGTACCTGCCTTTAGTGTCCATTTATCAAAGTCTTCTTTACTCACCCTGTCTTTTAATTCATGTCTCATTTGTGCTATGTTTACTCGATCTCCTTGTCCTAACTCAAACGCAACCCTAGCTGCTTCTTTGACAATCTCCTTTTTAAAGGTGTCATAATCCTTTATTGGTTCGTCACTATAAAAGGGATTTGCCTTGGATTTAGGACTAGATTTAGCTTTGGGTTTAACTTCGGGCTTTGGCTCGATCTTGGCTTCTGGTTCTGCCGTTTTCTTTGTTGCCAATTTTTGACCAGTAGGCTTTTTACTCTCTGCTTTAGGCTTGGTTTGGGGCTTTTCTACAGTCGTTTTTGCTGTTTTCGCGTAATCTTTCCCAATTCCTTCTAACTTTTTAAGCCTGTCTTTTATTGTGGGATCATTGGTTTTGATTTTGCAGGTTTTCATGATGTTGATGCAAGCTGCACCACAATTGTAAGCTGTCGGCTTAACGCATTGAGGCTTTTTTTTGCCACCTACTCCCGCATCAACACGGAAGCCATACCCTGCTGAAAATGCCTCCCATTCTTGGACATCTTCCTCTGATTCTAAGCTGTCCATTTTGCCAGGTTTATAAGGCTTATAGGCTACGGACTCCCCATCTAGGGTAAAGGAAAACACCCGTGGACGTGCCGCATCTTTAAATACTCCGGTAATATTGCCATTCTCGGCAACATCAAATTTAAGCACAACAACTGGGGCGTTATAAACAAAATCCATTGACAAGGTTTGGGCAATAAGTAACCTCATTTGAGCTTCGGTTGGTGCAGTACCTCCGCCACCATCCCCAACTAATACTTCATCTTCGTCAACACGGAACAAAGAACTTGGTTTTGTTTTTAACATGATTTTACCTTTTATAAATAGAAACCTTGTGAGTTAATCACAAGTAAAAACCTTGTGAGTCAATCACAAGTAAAAACCTTGTGAGCTAATCTTCTCAACTAACTCCATGTCCCACGTTACGATATTTTTAGTTAGTGAGACTAAGTTACAAACAACTCCATCGGGAGGGTAAAATGTGGTGTCTGCTCCGACAATATAGTCAACCCCCTCACCCTTCAATTGTTCTTCTAAATAACGCCGTGAAATCCCTTTGACGGAATAGGATTTAGTTATTCCCTCCACTGAGCTTAGATTTTCAATCCCTTCCTTACTTGGGAATTGATCTTGAATAACCGGAGATGGGGTAATCTCCAGATACTCGTAATCATTGCCCAATCTTGTGCGAACGACAAGGCTTCGAATATTGGGATTGCCAAATCCCCCCGCGAGAGGGGAGATCCGGTCTCTTAGGGCTATCATTTGCTCAACAAAGGATTGACTCATTTCTTCTCTTTGGGAGTATAAGCAGCCTGTGGGTGGTCTGGCTTGTCTAACTTCTTATTGATTTCCTGTAACTCAACATAAATTGCTGCCATTGCTTGCAGTTCTGGCGAGGCGGGAGCCGCTATTCCAGCAGAAGTAACTCGACCATTATCAACGGTGAAATCAGGGAACTGTACTTTCATAAAACTAAAATAGGGGGAGTGAAGATAGTATTGCGGAGGTGGATATATTGCCTCCCGTAAGTTGTCAAAGACCAATCGTTCTCGGAGCCAGAAGGGGTAGAACTTCCTGGCCCGGATGCGATTCCCGTGACACTAGAGGCAATATCCGCCTGTTGAAACCAATCAATGCTGATTCGATGGGCAGCAATCAACATAATTCCATCCGTTCTCTTGGGATCAGCCCAACCAGCACAGTAATTATTCTCGGCAAAGTTTAAACTGTATTGAATCACAGAAGATTCGACTACAGCGAACTGAGGATAAACCGCTAAAAAATCGGAAGGGAGAACCATTTATTACCCACGGATGTTCATAGTATTAACCGATTTGATATTCTTGACTTGCTCCGCTATTGCCTTAGAAATAGCGGGACGATCTTCTCTTTTCTCGGATCGTTCTAGCCAATCAATATCACTAGAATTGCGAATTAGATCTAGGGCATCTTTTTCAATATAATCAAGGGTTGTTTCAGTAGGAAACTTCCCTTCCTCTAGGGTGGGAGAGATTACTCTGAATGCTCCGCAATTAACAAGTTGCAATCCGAGGGGATGCCGAACAATATAGTCATAGTCCTCGTCGGGAAGCTCCAAATTAGTCCCAGGCAGAATCCAACTCCCCCGTGTTTCCACCGCATCCAACGAGGTTTTTTTGGTTCCCCCACGAGTAATAGGACGGGAGAAACGGATCGGCGAAGTGATAGCCTCCACTGATATTCCATAGGGAATGCGTGGATTATGAGGATTTAGCTTTGGGTCAAAGATGATAGTTTTAGACATTTTTATTCGGGTAATACTACAATGTGCATGGAGAATGGGCGTTTGAGGTCAATTCCCCCAAACTTAAACTTGGCACCACGCCAGAAAGAATCAACACCAATGGGACGAGTATCAGTCCACTTTAATGGTTGATAAATCTTAGCAGAGACTTTTTTGGGATCTCGACGGAAAGCCTGAATAAAGCGGGTAGGAGCCAAACCAATCGACTCTAAATATTCGGGAGCCATCTCGGACACCACACCGACTTCTTTGATGTTGGAGTTGACTTTTAAGAAGTGTTCTAACACCGTGCGATCTAAGGCAGATGTACCAATTTGAATGATATCCGAGGAGAGGTGTTCGTAAGTTTCCGAATCCATCAGCAAAGTGTCAGGCTTCTCTCGGTTATTGGTCAACCGAGTCGGGGCATTCACACAATCATTCAACACACTCAGCTTTTGTTGAGATGTTGCAGACCCGTTTAAAGGGAAGGGAGCATAAGACCGCAGGGCTTGGGGGTGATTCAAAAAACCTGGCATCCCTGTTTCTAAATCTCCGTTTGCCACCAACTGATTGATTTTTTGTTGTGCGGCTTCTTGAATTGTCCAGATTTTGTCCTCCTCAATGCTCTCGCCCATTCGACTGACAGCCGCGATATCATCCTCGGAAACGCTATAACCTTGTCCCCATTTATGGATCGGCATCTTCATCTCGCCATAGACCAGTTCCACTTCGGGAAGGTCTGTGGTGTAGTTTCGGATTAATTTGAACTGCCCGACGTGACGGAGCCACCGATATCCCCAGGTTTTTGCCCAGGGCTTGTTTTGGATGTTGAGAGGGCAAATGACTCCAGCAGCGAAAGGATAGTCCGCAAGATCGAACTCCTTATCTACTTGAGCTTCTAAGTCCATCAGGGTGCCAAAGAACGTCCCGATTTCATCAGCATCCAACCTTGTAGTCCCGGAAAAGTTCATCATAGTTTAAGTTCTTTCTATATTAAGGAACATTGAAGCCGATTAAAACGCACACCGCGCCAGTGCTAGTGACCACAGGGGAACATTTGAACTCAGCCTTCGCGGAGATATTAATTGTACCACTTGTCACTTTTGTTGCTTTCCCCTCGTGTCCCGCAGCAACAGAGACGTAGACGGCATCATTGATTGTGATATCCGTCTCAACACATTCAACCCAGATCCCTGACGATTCCCCTGTCCGGTCAACCACGTCCATCACATCCTGATAGGGGTAAGTTGTCCCACTATAGTTTGCACCTTGATAAATCAAAGGTTGCATTTCGATGTCTTTGACGATTCGAGTAATCCCTAAGATTACGTCAGTGGTAGCAGTAGGAAGTCCTGCAACTTTGGGGTCGGTTTCGGTGTTTGCTCTGGCAACAAACCGACCGAATGGTACGGGGAGAGGAATAATCATCGCCGTGGTTACAGTTGCCGTTAAACTAGCACCAGTAACTACCAGGATGTTCTCGATACCATATTCCAGTGCCGTGAATAGCACGTTATTCCCACTAACACTTGCAATCCCCCGTCGCCCAAAAGCAGGGTTTACTCGGATTGCATTCAATAAACCAGCTTGCAGTTCCGCTTGAGTGGCACTAGCATCGGTTGTAAAACGTGCCGTGCCTAGTCCGTTGTTTAACCTGACGGTATATACAGTGCTAGAAGCAGGGGAGGCAGGAATCGCCAGAGTCCAGACCTCTTTAACAGCATTCTTTATAGAAACAAGGGCTTTGACTCTCGGAAAATTAATAGATCCCTCGCCCATGCCAGGAGTCGCCCGATCAAATTGAAGATTGTAGTTGTACCGCATTATCTAGTAACCCCCATGCGTGTTTTTCCTATCGTTAAAGGCTGCTTATAGGCGTGCACCCGTCGTCTTTCCCCTTCGGTGAGTTCATCTCCGTAGGTAGATTGAGCAGGTCTTTTGAGCATCGAATCAAGGCGATGGGAGAACTCCTCTGAGTCTCCATCGTCTCCATCGTCTCTATCTTCTTCCTCCTCGTCATCCCCTTCTTCTTTATCACCTGGATCGGTGGGGGAAGAATCGTAATTCTCCTGAACGTAGGCAAAAACCCCGTCTACATAAGAATCGGATCGGAACGTCAAGTCCATATTGGGTTCGATTTCAGCTAACAAAGTGCGTTTGATGTCGCTAGTAGAGAAGCTACTATCAAACCGAGCGTCAGAGAACCCTGGCAACAAACTGTCGGCTTCCTTCCATATCGCCAAAAGATCCCCGACCGAATCACCCCGACAAGCACTCTCATCTTCGTCGTTGCTATCAACACGAGGCTTGGACTTTTTTTTCTTTTTGGAAGTCGTAGTTTCTTCTTCCTCTGCAACATCCCATTCTTCCATCATTTCTTCTTCTTCATTGTCCTCCTCTTCCATCATTTCTTCATCTTCGGGAACGGGAGGCATCATTTTCTTTTTGCCTCCATCAACGCGGACGTACTGCCCCATGTCATTCCGGTAATAACCTAATTCACCAAGGACATTATCGGCATTGTCTACGATGATCTCTAGGTTATCTAACCGGAACTGGTAATTTTCCCGTGCGGCTTCTAGCTTCCGGTTCTCCCGACTCGTAGTATCAAACCGTGTAACAAGCGAATCGTGGCGTTCCTTTAATTCTTTCAATTCACGGAATCGAGTACCGCTAATGGAAGCGAAAGATTCAGGGATTCCTGAATACTCAACTCCATCGCATCTAACTATTGCCATACGCTGTTCATTATCTCCATTATCATTGGTTTTGTTAGGGTTACTAGGGTTTTCGATGACTTGCCCTGCGACAGCTTGTCCAATCCCCGCAGCACTATCTAATCGGAGGCGAACATCTCCCCCTGCCCTTCCTCGGCTCGTCAAAGCCAAATGGTTGGCACGGACATTAATCTGTTCCCTGTCATAGTGTTGCCCATTCCACACCCCTTCCCCTTGCTTGATGTCGCAGGTATATCCAGCAGATAGTTGTTCCTTTTCCCTTGCATCAATTAGGGCGATCGCCTTAGCATCAAAAAACGACACCAAGCCTTTGATCACCCCTTCAGTCTTGTCATAATAAGCAGAAGAATCAGTCATCCCTACCGTGTAATCCTTGTAGCTTTCGCTATTAAGAAGTCCAACATAGGGATGTTCTATCACCAGGGGGAGGAGTTTGAAACTCTCTACTGTGGCCAGTTCTGCATTGGTTTCCGGTCTCCTGAGTTCGTGGACTATGGAGCCATCAGGCTGACGATACTCCAACACCCCGTCACAACAAAAAGACCCCTCACAATGGAGACGACCATCCTCAGTTCTTATTACCCTAAATTTAGTTGGAGCATCGAGCCTGATTTCAACCATTTCTCAATACAAAAAACAAATAATTCTTTTTAAAGAATAACGCACCCTATCAGTCATTTAAAGAGGGTGCAAAAAAATAATTTCTATACAAGAAAATAGACTAAAATTAAATCAATGATTTAGATATAAATAATGACTATTACAAAAAGAGAGTATCCTTCTAAGAAAACGTTAGGATCTGGTGCATTGGCTCCCTATCGCGCTCTCGGTCGGTCAATTCGACGAGATCTTATAAATGCAAATCTTGGAATGATGGAATTTAGCGAGAAAAGTGGGTGGGATTGGCAGACAATTCGACGGATTTTAATGGGGGAGCGGCGGACGGATTTTATAGAACTGTTGATTATCGCTTCGTTAATTTCTGAGGATCAATCGGAAACGGAAAGACTGATCCTCACCTGGACGAAGGAAACTTTGAAAATCATCGAGGAAGGAATCCCCCAAGAAATTAACCCAGGTCTTGTTGATAATCTTGTCGAGATTAACGAAGAGATCCCTTTAGAATAGCAATAATCTCCTGACGATTCCGTTGGCTTACTCCTAAAAATTGACGTTTAGGCATTTTCTTAGTGCCTTTTTGTAAATAGGAGCCATAGGGCAATGGAGTCCCTACCTCAACCCTTCCTTTTTCAATCCGATATCGAATAGAAGATCGCAACAATCCTTGGCGTTGTAGTATTTGCATAATAAAACCCCGACTAGCCTTGTATTTAAGGGTTGATGGGGCTAGGTGTTCCCATTTCTCCCCATAAGGACTCTGTTCCTTCTGGAAGTTCTCATCGGTTGATGCCACCATGAACTGCCCAACTTTATGCAGTTCAGGTGTGAGGTTCTGAAACTTTCTGATTAATTTATTGAGGTAATTTTGGACTTGGTTAGCAACGAATTTTAGGGATAGCATAGGGTTAAAAGTAAAATATATCCTAATTTTAATATAAAAAAGGAAGGCTTTAACACCTCCTCCATCTTACCGTTTCAGTTACCCTCTGCACCCTCAAAACCCTCTTTTAATATTGTTTTGACTTTTGACTGTTTTCTGTCTTTTGGGTAGCTAACCGATTCTTGTCTTCAAGTAGACGATTATACGCTACAACCTCATCAAGAACTCGGTTTTTTTCCAAATCGGTAAGTTTTTTGTAGTTCATCTAGTACCTGTTCATATACTTCTTTTATTATTTTAGCAGAACCTTTTTGATTATTGGCTAATTTTTCTGCTGCTTGATTCAAAAGTGTCGAAACTTTTCCTGTTAGCATTTTTTCTTGATCAAATGCCCCTAGTGCTTTTTCTGCAATATCAGCAATTTCACTTGACTCCTCTACGTTGATTTTATTTCCTGCTTTGGCTAAATCTGAGGCAGCTTTTGACTTCCCAACAGTTGAGAATAAACGCTTTTCCCTTTGCAACTGTCTTTTTATAGCAGATTGAATCTGGGCTTTTTCAATAGCCAAAGAGCGAGATTCAGGGGAAAATCCCAACAAATCAAATAAGCCACCCTGAGATTCGGTTATTGTTGGGGCATTTGTTACCATATCGGACAATTCCTCTATAGTGTCATTAGTGATCTTTTTACCTTTTTTCTCTTCTTTCTCCACTAACTCTAGTAAGTCTTGTTGTTGGCGGTGATCTTTTATTTTAGAACCAATTACAACAGCCCTTTGTTCGGGGATTTGACCCTGTACCACTCTATTAAATAGAGAGTCACTTAGACTAGCTAAAGCCAGCCCGTCCTCAGCTATTTTCTCCCTCATGGGTACGCCTTTTTTCTCTAGGTCTTGTTTTGTTAAACCAGAATCTCTAAAGAATTTAGCTGCATCCTGAGCATTGCCTCGACCTTCTGCGATATTTGTTAATGCACCAATAGCACGGGCTTCTTCTGGAGATTTAGCATCAATTAATTTTACGGTGACGGATTCAGCATTTAGTTTTTTAGCTAATGCAAGTCGGTTGTGACCGTTCACGACATAAACACCGCCATCTTTGGGATCTTGCCAAACTTGAAGGATGCCACCCAGGTTAGAATCCCACGTTTTAACTCCCGACAAACTCCCGACTTCTCCCGACTTGGTTTGCTCTCCAATGATCTTGTATTGAAATCTTTTAGGGTCAACCTGGATTTTACTGGGGTCGGCTTCTGCTATTCCTGAAGACAAGACTTGATCCGCCCCCAACCGAGAAGCAGCATCATCCCACTTTCCTGCTGGTTTCGGTGTCAGCTTGTTATTCTCCTGCCTCTTAGCCGGATCATCCTGAGCCTCCTTAAACCCTCCCGCCATAGCTTTAACTTTGTCCAGCTTTTCCTGGGAAGGTTTATCAGGGGGGTCTGACTTGCAGTTCTTATTTAAGCTAATACAAGCCTTCCCGCAGTTATAGGAAGTATTGCCACACTTAGGTTTTTCCTTCCTAACGGTCTTAGCTACATCGAATCGGTAGCAATACCCCTTTGAGTAGTCTTCCCACGCCACGGGGTCAACGTCGAGGCTGTCGGTTCGTTTCCAGGTAAACGGTTTGAAGGCAATGGAATCCCCAATCTCAAACTCAAAAACACGGGATCTAATGGCGTCCTTAAACCGTCCTTTGATGATGTTTTTGTTGCCTACTTCAAAATCCAGAACGATAACCGGAGAGTTGTAGGCAAATGGCATCGACAAGACTTGAGAAATACCAAGTTTCATCTGCACTTCTGTTGGGGCAGCATCAAAGCTAGGGGGATTTTGACGGTTTAAGGTAGTGACCATTGTTTTTGAGAATAGATTTACCGAGTCTTTCTGTACGGGTGCAGGTCGGGGTTTACCAGTCTTCCGGCCCTTGAGCTACAAAACGTTTGGCACGTTCGCGTTTTTCATCTTCTGTCAAATCGTCATAGCTTTTTTTTGGATATTTCTTAGCCATTCTTTTATCAAATTCCTGCAATGTCTCCCCTTCCCCTAAAGCATCCTCATCTTCGGATACAACAGCAGGAGGAACGGTTTTAATTTTCTTTTGTCCTTCAACAGCAGTTTTTTTGGCTTTCATAATTGATTTTCGTTTTTAATGCTAATAGGTCTATTATACTTTGTTTTTGCTTAATTAAGTTTACTTCTACCAATATCAAAATGTGCTTGGGCGATCGCTAACTTCACCCGGATTTCTGTTGGCGGAGCATCGAATCTTAATTTTGTCCATAAAGTACAGATGTCATCTTTTATACATAAATCTTAGGGGTTACTACCTAAGCCTTGATTGACTTAGATAGTATAAAATTAAATGTAAACACGGGAAGCAAACTCTAGCTCAATCGTGTCAAACAAGGTTTTCCCTGACACGGTAATTGGGGCAGTGGGTGTCACTTTTCGCAAGTAAGCACTATAAATAATATAGTTTGCAAAAGCCATGTTCGCACCGACTGGCTGATTGTCGATTAATTTTTGGACGTTTTGGGTTCTTTCGGATTCAAACGTATCAAGATCATCGTCAACAGCACCCTGAATTGTTAGCGTCACGGATTTCTTTACAAGAGGGATAACCGCTATATCTCCCCCTTGATTTAATTTAACCTCAAGAGTTTCGTCGTCCCCGAACGAGATGTCTTCAGGCTTGAAGGCGTAATCCTTCCCGGCTCTTGTAATCTTGAAAAAACTAACAGGAATTGGCATGATAAAACCCTTCTGATCAGAAGTTATCACTATAATTTTAAGGTTGGATTCTTATAGATCAACGGGACTTTGTAAAATAATTTCTATACAAGAAAATCACACCTTTTTTATTTCATTGATTTCTTAGTGAATAGAAGGGAGGCAGCCCGTTTCAGTGGGCCTGGGTATCCTTATGCCAAATCCTTACACATCAAGCCATTGTGAGGCTATTGTATCGTTCTACATTGGATACTGAGTCATCCATATAAAAGGACGGGGTTTTAAAGAAATATTCCAGGGATTCTCAAAAAGGGAGATGCAAATAGTCTGGTTTTACCATTCCCGACTACCTGATCTTTATTCAAAATCTGTCCAAATTTACCCTGAGCTACCTTCGCCCGATCTCACTTCTCCCTCAAGGTTGACTCCATTTTTTTTGGTGTGACAGGTCATATCAAAATAAATTGTTTGGTGAGGTGAGATTTTTTTGCCCTTAAAAATTCAGTGTGATCGGACACAACAGTTGCTATATACCCATACCCCAATACAACTCAGTAACTACATAGCGTTATAACCATATAGCTACTTGGTTATTTAGTAAAACATTCAAAAAATTGCTGTAATCTTTATGGGGGGCTTTATCTAGCCATTATAAAGGAATTCTTAAAATGGTATCAGGTTATGATACAAACAACGAGATAATGGCTGTCACACCAAAACATAATAGAAGATTAATACAAAACACTGTGATAAAAATTCAGTGTGATCAAATTCAGTGTGATCACAGGTTAAGGTTATATTTTGGAAAGACAAATATACAGGGTCACTAAAATGAGTGTGTAGCCTTTAAAGAAGAACACTCTCCTCCAGTAGATATAATGGCGGATTTTTTTTGAGGGAGGGAGGGGCCGGATTTTGCTATAATGAAAACCCAGAGAGAAAGAATCTTTCAGGGGTGTCCCACAATCAAAAATAAAATCATGCCCCCGTCTCTAATCTCATCAAATCCACCGTGTCCGCATTGTGGATCTCTAAACCTGGAAGAGCAGAAAACCAAACCCCCTTACTACAAGAAACTGGTCTGCTTGGATTGTGACCAATTTGTGCGGTGGATACCTCGTCCACAGGGAGTTGAGAAAACCCAGGAGGTACTCAACCAACTAGAATCAATTGAGAGGGCAAAACTAAGCCCGTGGCAGCGTGAGTTTGTAGAGAAGATGATAGAAGTATGCAACGAAGCATTAGAGGCGGAGAAAGCCGTAAAATTGACCCCTCGACAAATTGATCAAATTGCCGAGTTATCCTTCCGAGTGGATTCTATGTTGAGAAGATAGCTACTAAGTCGCAAATCTTGATAAGCGGCGATCGCTAAATCTATCTAAAAACACGGGACAACGATTAGTTTTGGTAGTGTCATCCAAGTGCCAATTGTTACCGAGTTACCTTGACCCATACATAGATTTACGTAGCCCGTAAATCTGGAACTGACAAAGATTTCTTGTGACGGTTTAGACAACTTAGTCAACCCTAGTAAAATAAAATAGGTTGGCTAATTTGTATTCAGAAACTAATTAATTTTAAACTAATCTAATTGAGCTTGGACATTGATTCTATTTGCCAGATCTGTTAATATCTTTCCTTGATAAACTTCGTCAACTTCCTCTGAGTCTTCTATATCTTGGCGATATTGGTTTAACTCCGTAGGATCGCACTTCTCTACTCCCCCAAAACGATCTAATCCGGCATGGTAGTAATAGCAATCGCGTACTTCTTTTGGGGAATCAAAACCCAAAAAATACTTTGTTTCGTCAATCTCCCCTGTTGCTGTGTTAAGTTGCCGAACCTTCCAGAGACTTGGTGAGTTCGGGTTTTTGATGTAAACGTCGATTGCTTTCGCGTCCTCCGCGTGTCCGTAGCTGCGTCTAATATGCCCATACCCTGCCTTCATTGTTTTGTTATAGCGAAGATCCCCTTTGTCGTGAGTGACCCCAATAGATAGCCCGTGCCAATTAAGAACCCGTTTTATTGGGGTGTAAGCAGCACTGTCCATTTGAGTTATAGGTTCTTCTTCAACAGGAGCAGGTTCTTCGGTGGGTGGGGCAGCTTCCTCTCCTCCTAACGCCCCCAGATCAAAACCACCGAGGGAGTTTGCTTGTTCTTCTGCTTTCTTCTTGGCTTCTTCCCATGCTTTTTGATCAATGTTAAATTCTGGCCACCAATCGGAGTTAGAAGGTACTGTCCGAGCTTCGTTGGGCGTAATAAATCCGGCTTGAATCCCTGAAGCTAAGGCTTGAATATCAGATAAGCGTCCAGAGCGAAGATCCTCAATGGTCATTCTCAAAATTGAGGGATACTGCCTTTGATAGTCGTCGGGGATTTTGCCTTTTGTGGGGCCGTCTTTGGCTAAGAAGATATAGCGATCAAGAATAGCCGCACTAGGATCTAAATTCTCTCCCTGGTACTCTGCTACCGAGTTAGCGTAGTTTATTTGGGTTTCCTTGCCATCACGCCCCAACCCACCAGGGCTTTCCCCCCAAACTATCGTGTGAGGCATTCCAGAGGCCCCCGTGACCCCATCCTTTTGTACTTGCACAAGTGAATCCATCCCTGCGAGGGGACGGGCGTTCCAGTTGAATTGTTCACGGGAGTCATGGAGAACCATGCCATATAAATCAAACATTAATCGAATTGATTTCATGGTTTGCTTAATAGCTGCAATACTTTCTTCATCAGATGCCATCATCAGTTCCCGTAGTCCTTCAAAAGAATGCTGTAAAACCGATTGGGTTTTAATCAATTCGCCTACTGCATTGAGTCCATTTGTATAGTTTTTGTAATACTTCCAAACCTCGTCAAAGACACTCAACCCCCATCCATTATTGTAAGAAATCATCCAATCATCAGGCATTAATGCCCCATTAAACCGAAGGATTCGAGACCGATGAATAAGGCGATCATCCTGCTTAGAGTTTGTTTCGTTAAACAGTAATTTTTGTTTTATTTGTTGGTCAATTGTTAGGATTTCATAATGTTCAATATCATCAAGGTCAAATATACTCGCAGCCGTTCTCATCGAAGGAGCAACTTGCCATCGGTGACGAACAATTAACCCAGAAATTGATTTAATCTTGCCTTCGTTAACAGGTTCGGAATAATGTCTCCCGTCATTAATCTTGAGAATAATAACTGTCCCGCCGTGAGAACGAGAGAACTGTAAGGCTTTTCTAAATTGTGATCTAGTTTTTAGTTTTTCGTGATAAGCATAGTAATCGCGGACTAATTTAGAACCCACCTTACTAGAGAAATCATCCCCCAAGGATAACTGCCACATCTTTTGGGTTGACGAAGATGGAAGGCTCCACGCTATCCGCTTTAAGATCGCGTCCGCCAAGCAATTCTCGACCTGTTGTTGGGAGAAAGGTTGGATTCTTCCCGTTACAGGGAGAGGATTTCGCATCGAATTTGCGTCGGCACTCTCCGCCAACGCTTGCATCATGACGCGAGAGTCTTCCCGATAACGGTTCGCAATCTCTGTGGTGGTTTCTTTTTTTGTTGTCTCGGATGATTGGGCAGTCATTTTATATTAAAGTTATTGGTATTTTTTCTTGCAGAATTATCTTCAATTTTAAGGCATAATTATAATATTGTTAATTTATATTTAATCTCAAAACATGACTTCTTCAATTGGCTCAATCAGCTATCCCGCTTCCCAACCCGACCTGACAGTGACAATCCCCTTCAAAAAGGTGCGGAAACAAATTACCGAAGGGGGAGTAGTAAAAGATGTGTTAGAAGCCTGGGCAGATTTTGGTGGTGCGGTATCTCAAGTAAATACCATCACCATCACAGCAGGGAGTACGGGAAATGACTACTTGATAGGCATCAGTGATGGGACAAACGACGCTATTGTCTCCTATGTTCAACAATCGGGAGATACTGCCACCGTAATTGCAGCAAGACTTTTAGAGGAGATTAATGGGGTTCCTTCCGCATCTGCTTTGGTTTCGGGAACGGCATCGGCCAACGTTTTAACCCTTACCTCTGACTTACCTGGGGTAACAATTACTTACGATGTAAGTGGGTCTACCACACCCGGAAATATTGTTGTGGCTCAAACTACAGCAGCTTCGGGAACCGCAAAAATGCGAAAAATAGGAGAGATAAAAACGTACTTTATTCTCCCTGTTGGTGGGCGGAATATTGCCGTGGTTTCACAAGTCGTTTTTTATGATGGTGCGAATCCTCCTGTTATTGTACGGACAGGCGCCGAATCTAGCGCAAATCACCCCACAAGTATGGAGGCGATCTCCGCTTCTGTTAATGGGTAAAGTTTGCCGAGCTTGGGTAAAAGAATCAGGAGGCGAGTTGTACACCCCTCCTGATTTGGTGCTACCTTCTTCCATCAAGGTTGACGAAGAAAAAATCGAATTAAAATTAGCTGGTCATCCATTAGTTGCGGCATTGTGCAGAAAAAAACGATGGGCAATTACTCCCGAATTTCCAGACTTTACGCTCTTAGAGGCGAGGCTATCGGGGAATAGTGGGCAATTATCCCTCTCTGGTAATGCTTCAAAATACGATATTAAAATCCCTAAGCCAGATAGCGAGGCGATCGCTTATTACTTCCCAAACGCCGATAATAAATCGCCTCTAACAGTAGAATTAGTGGACAGGATTACGGGTCAATCTCAAATCGTGGTTGAAGAAGGTGGGAAAATCTATGCTTCTCCTAATCTTTCTGGGCAAACTGTAAAAATTAGAACGCAGGTGATTTACCATGAAGCGACACAAGAGCTACAGGAACCCATAGAAAAGTTAGATGCTCATCTTGTCTTCAAAGAAGGGGAATCCTTAGATCGAAGATGGCGATATTTGGAGTTAAAACAATGTGAATTCGAGCCATTGTTTGGCAATAGAATCAAGTTAGTTAATTGGCAAGGTAGTCGGGAGGAGTGGCTTTAATGTTACACTTCCGATTAAATTATCAGACTGGGGATTTCGTCTTGGTTTTCCCTGTGCCTATTAGAGAGTCTAGGAAACTATCTGCATATCTTTTAGACTTACGAAAGTCCATTGCAGGGCTTCACATTTACCCAGAGGAAATGGATGATTACCTTTTCCCTCGGTTTCGTTATCATTATTTAAAAATAGCCCATTTTTTTGAATTTGATCCTGACCAATTAACTCAAGAATCACGCCATCATTTTTTTATAGCAACGGAGCCAATCACCTATCGTGGGCAGCTAATCCCAGGTTTAAGTTTACTAGAACAATTATTAGGTTATAAATATCCCGAAGAGGGAACAGACCCCAAGGTACTTCCCCAGGAACCTATTACAACGGGAGATTTAGCACTTGATATTATCGCGGATGCTATCTTAATATTTAAAGTGGGAGGACTTGAGAATCATTACTCTTTAGACGATCTGGCAAAGCTGTGTAAACAAGCAAATGATAGACTAAAACAGGCGGAGGAGTTAGCAAAAGGGGAAACAACGGGTGGGGATGAAAACTTGGAAAACGAACCACTGGAGGATGATTTTGTTAAGGATAGGTCTAGGTTGTATAACTGGTTAATTAATTTAGGGGTAACTGTTCCTATGGAGTTTTAGGTACGGAGTTTTAAAATGGAAAGAATTGTTATATATCGTGAAACCAGACCATCTCCAAAAAAGGGACGTATAAAAATTAAAATCACAATTGGTTACACAGGGAGGATGGGTGACAAAACAAAGACAACATAGTGGCTATCCTTCGATCTTGGATAAGTTAGGATTTGTGGGGCAAAGTATCGCAAACTGGAACCCCTGGGAACCCAAGAGTGAACCGCAAAAAATGGCTCTGTCTTCTCCTGCTGACATTATCGGGTTTGGAGGGAGTGCAGGTGGGGGGAAAACCGCAATTATTCAGATTATGGCGGTGACACAACACCGGAAATCAATTGTTTTCCGACGAGAGTATCCTCGATTGCTGGATATTATCGAAAAATCACGACTACTGTTGCGGGGTAGTGGCGCTACTTACAACAGCAACGAAAAGCTATGGAGGAAGATACCAGGAGGGAGAACTCTAAAGTTTGGCGCAGCACAGCATGAAAGTGATATTGAAAATTGGCGAGGGATTGAGCATGATCTCAAGGCAATAGACGAGGTGACAGAGTTCTCCCTTGAGCAATTCCTCTTTTTAACGGGTTGGTGCAGAAGTCCAGATCCCCATCAGAAATGTAGGGTAATTTTTACTTTTAACCCACCTAGCCAGGTAAGTGGGCGATGGATTATTGGGTATCTTGCTCCCTGGCTTGATCCAAAATACGAATCTCAAACAGGGAGACACCTTGCCGAACCGGGTGAGTTACGTTGGTTCGTGGGGGTGAATGGGAAAGACCAAGAAGTAGATGTTGATAGCTTTTATCTCACGATTGGCAAGGAAATCCACGAGGTTTCTTCTCTTGATCCTGTAAAGGTTGAAGGAAAACTCTATTATCCCAAACCCAAGAAGATCAGAATCGGAGATGAAGACTTAGAACCTCGTTCCCGCACATTTATTCGCGCGACACTAGACGATAATCCCTTCCTGAGAGATTCAGGGTATAGAGGGGTACTACAATCTCTCCCTGAACCTTTGCGATCGCAACTTCTCTATGGTGATATGACTATCGAGCCAGAGTCAGACCCCTATCAAGTTATTCCTGGGGATTGGGTCACTTTGGCAATGCAGCGATGGGTTGACTATCCTCAAGTCTTAAAAATGTCCCATATTGGCGTGGATGTGGCACGGGGTGGGATAGATAAGACAGTATTGGCTTTACGATGGGACAACTGGCTAGATAAACTCAGGGAATTTGATGGAAGCCAGACCCCAGACAGCAATATTGTCGCACAGCAGATTGCCTCCTGCATAGCAAACACTGGAGTAAAGGTACAAATTGACGTAATTGGTGTGGGTGCTGCGGTTCACGATACCTGCCGGGGGATGAAAATGCACGTTATTCCCTTGAAAGGAAGTGAAGCCGCGAAGGATGGAAACGGCGAGTATTTAAAGGACAAAAGTGGGCTCTTAACCTTTGCCAATATGCGGACTTATTGGTATTGGAATCTGCGAGACTTATTAGATCCCAAGAATCAAATCCCGATCTCCTTACCTCCCGACGATCAATTAAAAGAAGAACTCTGTGCCTTCCGGTGGTGGGAAAGCGGGAAAACAATCATGATTACCAAAAAAGATGATATTAAAAGCATTATCGGGCGATCGCCTAACCTAGCCGATGCGGTATGCTATGCGTTCGCCAAAACTTACCGAGAAGGATTAGCCGATTGGATGAAAAAATAGGTTCATAACCCAATAAAACAGTCAATTTGAAACGTGGAGATTGCTACCCAAAGCCGAGAAGAAGTCTGTTGCACCGTTGTAGCGTTAACCTCTCCTTTTAGCTGTACCTTTGCAGTTGAAAGCTCTAGCGCTCTAACAACCTCCTCGTTAATGGAGAATATCCCGTGTCTGGCATAGATAGCCTCGGTTGCCTTTTCGATCTCCGCATTTAAACGGGAGCTACAACCCATCGAAATCATCACGTTCCCCGTGAGAGATCCTAGATCGGATGTGTACCAATCTATCGCACCCGTCCGTTCCCCTACCATTAAGTCCCGCCCAAAGTCGAGGTCTTTTAAATAGAATGCTTTAAGAAATGCTTGTTCAACTTGAGGGACAAACAATTCTATGGTCTGTTTTAATTCTTGGCGATAATTCATGCAATAATATTGTTATTAGTCTTTAATTTTATGTTCACCCTCTCTAATTCTAACCTACCTGAAACAATCCTGAGTCCATTCAATCTATTGGCTCCTATTTTGTCTGCACAAGGAAGTCAGGTATTAGCTCCTTTGTTTCAAACTAAAACATTTCATAAATATCCTGGCGTTAACCCTTCCCCAATAGAGCTAACAACCCCTGATGCCATCTTTACCCTCTATAAAATAGACCTGCCTTTTTTAGCCGTCTTGCGAGTCGGGATAAACAATTTCATTCAAACTACTAACCCAGATAAATTGACTGGGCAAAGATTCTATTTAGAGAATACCACCGTCTATTTTGCGACCAATACCGTCCCCGATAGTATTAATTTAACCGTACAATTTAACGCGCCTATCCCCAGGGTAATATGTGAGTTGATAGTATCTGTTCCCTTGGGAATGATTGTATCTCAAGTTTTAAATAGAGGTGTCCCTCTTAGTTTTGGACAAGTAGGAGAGCGAATTGTGATCGATTGCTCTGATTCCTGCTGCCGGATTAGAGGAGGGGAAACTTTAGAGATGACAGGGCAATATACCGCACCCCAGAAGTTAATTGGTCAACTCAACGTCTTTGATATTGGGGAGGACTTAGGGTTTATCGACTATGTAGAATGGAGAGGTAGACGGTTTGTTGAACCGCAGGGGGAATTTGCTCCTGGTCAGTTTTTCTGGGATGAGGCCATTCAATCTTTGAAATTAATCACTTAATATTATGCCTATTGTTTCCCGTCGATTGTTTAAAAATAACATTGTCAAAAACCCTCCTAGCCTTCCAGTTCCGATAAAACTGGGATCATTAACTGTTACAAAGAGCTTCCAAGATCATCCCAGTGCCTCAATTACCTATGAAGGGATTTTAGAAGAGGATATTAGCAGTTACGAACAGGTTTATGAACCTTCTAGGAGTACAAGAATCAGTATAGACGGGATTCCATTTAGGGTCGCTCCCGATGGAGGCTATAGCTATGAAAGAACTGGATATTTATATAAAGGAACCAAAAAAATAAATGTTTATACTGTCTCAATTAACCTAGAAGGCTGGTGGAAGGTTTATTGTTCACGGTCGGTGAAAATTAAGCCTTTGGTTAATAGGGCTACAGGGACATTATCAGCAAGTCGGTTGGCATCCAAAGTAGGTGTCAATCTGTCTGGCGGGTTTGACATCTTCCTCGATGAAGTTGGTGAAGACTCCGTGATGTCTCTGGATGATGTATTGGAGGAATATGCCTTAGTAAAGGGCTGTTACGTCCATTATGGGCAGTTTGTTGCGTTAAAAGACATCAATTCCGGATCTTCTTATAGTTTTAGTTGGGAAGAACAACTAGCGGACGGTTCTAACCAGCTAGGAGTTGCACCCTATTACAATGGAGCCGCGTTAACCTGGACTCCAAGGGAAAGCAACAAAGAGCAAGTTGACCCGAATGCACCCCCCGAATTCAAGGAAAAAGAACCCGAAATTAAAACTGAATATGAATATGACCAAGACGTAACAAACCCACCAAGAGGAACATCCATTCTAAGGAGTTTAGATAGCAACTTAGACCAATCTGGCCCCAAGAAAGTTAAGAGGACAACCTACTCAATTGACGGACAAACAGACAGAGAGGTTATTGAAACATGGGGGTTTGCTTATTACTTAAAAGATTTTGTGGAAACGCCCTATGGATTGATAATTTATAATCCGGCAAACTTCTGGAAGCTAATCGAATATCAGGAAACTCGTTATTATTATCAGGAGGTGGTTTCACCGATTTACACACTTGCTAAACCTCAAAACACACAAGAAATAAAGTATGAATTAGTTGTGCATCCAGATTATGAAGATTATGTAGAAAGTGTGGGGTTTGATGGGATTAAGTTTAAGGCTTCAAAGGCTAAATATTTAACAAGTATTGTCACGTCTGGATGGAAATTAAGCCGATTTCAACAAGAAGAAATAGGAGGAGACACCGATACCCGTGAGATGGAAGGTGGCAGTCCGTGGTTTAATGTCGTTAGATTTAGAAGGATAAACAGGTGGGATGAAACTAAGTTTTATCTAAAATCAATGCGCGCAGACTATGAACAGGATGCAGTTCCCTACAGCATTGAGTGGGTTTTTTGGGATGAAATGGACGAGCAGATGCAGCGAATGATGTTCTCAAAAGTTACACCCCCAGTAGAGGGTTCTAATAAAAGGTTGAAAGTGGGCTTAATTACTGCCGACATGGATTTTGTAGAGCCAATGCTGGTGTGGACAGAATCTAGGCAAGCGTCTTCGATTGCAACAATGGCTCACCCTGACTCAACCGAAGAAGATCCCCTCCCCGCTTTGGTGGCGGGTGAGGAGAGTTATTATCAATCAATTTGGACTAAAAAGAACGACGAATATTCAACCGAGAAGATAGTGGAATTAACCGCATCGGGAGCCGGGTTTGTGGATGGGGTTGAGAATATTCGATATCGAGAGATTCAAGGGAGGCCACCAGAAGCTCAATACAGGAAAACAACATGGGAGCAACAACAACCAAAAGCCACAACAACACTTACAATAACAAAGAGCACCGTAAAACGATACTTTGTCTATTCTGATTCAATCCCTGAGTGGGCATCAGAAGGGGGAGAAAGTCTAAGTTTTGGGGCTGCCTCTACACTTAGTCAAGCAGAAAAAGCTGCCAAAACTCAACTTACAATTAACACCCTTCAAAGTACCCAAGAAACCCGGACAGTTAGCTGGCACTTCCCGAACATTGAAGGGGGAGATTTTTGCACTTTCAGTGGGGATAGATTTCGGGGGAGTTTTAGGGTGTTGTCGGCTTCCTACACACTGGAATACGACGGAAGCCAAAATGCCTATGGATTAGATCCAATCTGCAAAACGGACGGCACGAAGTTGACACTGGGATTGTGGGAAAGTCGCTCTATTCGTGTTGAGACAAGAAAAGATATTGTTCCGTCTAGCGAAGGTTCGGATAACAACCAAGGAGAAGATCCAAAAGTAGACAATAATGCCACTATAATTACTTTAGGAGGGGTTTTGCCCTCAACTGTCCCCGGTCGGAGAAATTAAGAATGTCATCCCCAAAAGAAAGAGAATTAGCAGCTAAATTACTTAAAATATTATCTGATGGACAACCAACTTGGAATGTTTCAGGAAGTTCCATTACGGGCAGATATAGAGGGAAAACAGTAACAGCAACAAACCAGACCAGAACATTAAGGGAGTCAGTAGCATGGCGACGGTAAATCAAATCGCATCTCAGACTTTAAGTAGATTAAATGGTCTTAACAAGTCAGTGTTAATTGGCAAGGCTTACCCCCTAGGGAATAGTGGATCTGTATTCTCTGGGATGGGTAAAAGTTTTGTAGCTAAAGGGGTGGTTACTGGTAATGCGATCGCCTTTAAACACAATGGAAAATGGCAAGTTGTACAAGGTTAAATGAGTACAAGGTTAAATGAGTACAAGGTTAAATGAGTACAAGGTTAAAATATGCTAACTTATGCTGGTATTCCCTCTCAAATTCCTGCTCCGGTTGTCTCGGTAATTTCGGGAAGCCTAACGGGTTCGGTAGCAGGATCTCTATATTGGCAGATGCGGAACCGCCAAGGATTTAACCTGTATTCCCCACCAACAGCCATTAGTTTAACAACAGGTCAAGGCGTGACTGTAATTGTGCCTGACTGTAATTGTGATGGGTATGATCCGGTCTCCTATGTGTTGTCATTCTCCCCGACAAATACCTATTTAGCTGCTTACGTGATCGCTACTTACTCGGCTTCAGACACTTTACCTGGGACGCTAACAATTAACAAAAATGAATATTTTGTCACTCAAAGAAGTGTGGCAAATACATCCCAAATCCCTGCCAACAAAATCAATGGAATGCGGGTTTACGTTGACGAATGGGGGGAAATCAGAGAATGGCAAGACGGTCAATGGTTAAAAGTTTATCCCCAGGAATTCCAAACTTTAATTACATCGACTCGCTCGGTAAACGGCTGTGATAGGTTGCTTTCTGAGTTCACGGATGAGCAAAAAGAAATTATTATCCGTCCCGATTATGCGGTTGACAGAAGTTACTCGGAACCCGTCAAGTTTTGGCTCAGGAATGAAACAACATCTCCCTATTTTGCAGGGAGATCCATATCAGTAGGGATATCGTGGGGAGATACGGACTTAACTGATCTGTTTTTTGGTGCGGGTGCGGTCAATTTGACATTTTTAGGATACGTTAACTTAACTAATGGATCTCTGGACACCTCCGCGTCAGGCGGTGGGGAGATGACGGGAATTAATCAAAGAATTACTTATACCAACAACAATTCGGGATTGATCTTAGAGAAAGATTTACCACCAGGATATGCCTATCTAGTTGCTGTCGAGATTCAGGTTGACGTGGCAAGTTTAGGGGGGAGAGTAGCCGAGAACGCCCAGATAGAGGTCAGCTTGTCAATTGGGGAACGGGTTGGCTACTATTCGGGTGTAGCTGCAATCATTGGCAATTTAATTAGTGCGGGGTTGGATCTACGTCGAATTGTCCCTGATACCGGTTTAAGCGCGATCGCCTTATCGGGATCGGGAATTGTCAATGGGCGATCATTTATTGGAGTAGGAGAGCGTGGGGTCTTTGGTTTAGTTGCCAACACTGCCAATCAAATCGTTACTATTAACGGGAATGGGACTTGTTTCGCAGTTTCGGGGTTAGGAACAGGTCAAGTATTGAGGGCTAAAGTTGGGACATTAAATGGTTGTGGAAAAGCAATTGTAGCAGGGAGTGTAACGTTAAGCCCTTCAACACAATTAGAGATTAAACTAACGCATCCCACAAATATCAGATCCGACTATCTTGATGTTATTGCAGGAAATTCAAAAGGGAATTTCAATGCAACAGATATATGGATCTGGATAGGGGGAAATAAGTTTAGCACTCCAGTGCAGCTAGGCGAAGCAACTCAAACTATTGTCTTAACTGGATCAGGAGGAGAGGCAACTACTGTTCCTGATTCGGAACTGGGATTGTACAGCCCTGTAATTAACTCTGTAGCTGCCGTCAGTGGGGCTTCAGGCTTTGCTAGTGGGAATTATTTGATCACAGTCGCATATTACTACACAAACACTGTGACAGCCATTTCTCACCAAGGGATTTTAGAGATGGATTCTGATATTTTGAGTTTTATTGAAAACTCGGCTAAAAAATATGCCTTAGTCTTGGGATAATTTTAAAAATTATGCTTTTAGTCCTAGGGTGAATTTTCTTAAATTAAAAATGCAATCAATAAAAGAGGGGTTAAAATTAATTATAAATCCTTCTATTTTTGAAAGATGCCTGATATTAGTACACAGCAAACGGAGGCGGCTGCTTTAATTAAAGAGCAAATAGAAGCCCTGGAGAACCCGGCACAGACACTTCCCTACTGGGAGATTTATCGTGCTATCTCAAACGACGGGGGATCTGCGGATGTTTCCACACTTGCCAAAGAAGCAACACTTGGTGCGATCAACGCCAAACTTCCATCTTTATCAAGTGGTAGAGTCCCAGTCTCTTTACCAACAATAACCGCCGAGTTAGATTGTAGATTGCTAACAACAAATACAACAATTGCAACTGGTAGTTATTTCATTTATTTAAAGGTACTCGTAGGGGATGTAACTATTAATGGCTTGACGTTTTCATCCGGTGAAAATCTAAACTTTGAGGCCATTAATAATGTTTTGTATCCTGCTGTTGAGTTGGTAATTCCTAGTGGTAAATCAGTCCGATTGGTGAGAGGATATTAAAATGGGAATGTTTTCGGATATTGATTATTCTTTGATTGTTTTGCAATTAGAGAAAGCAATGGCTAATGGTGTGGCTACCTTGGATTCAAATACCAAGGTTCCTAAAGCTCAGATTAGTTTAACCGCTTCTGATGTTGGTGCGATCGCGTCTACTGGTAACGAAGTTTTAACAAGTTTAAACGCCGCGTCTGGCACAATTTCATCTGGGCTTTTACCGTCTTATGTTGATGATGTCCTGAATTATACAAACCTTGCCGGGTTCCCAGGTACGGGTGAAACTGGAAAGATTTACGTTGCAGAAGATTCCAATAAAGTTTACCGATGGTCGGGTTCTGTTTATGTTGAGATATCGAGTTCTGCTACTGCGGGAGAGGCTTTAAAACTAAGCACGCCACGGACAATTACAACAACGGGGGATGCTAGTTATTCAGTATCTTTTGATGGTTCAGCCAATGTTACAAGTGCGATAACACTGGCAACGGTCAATAGTAATGTTGGTTCTTTCGGTAGTGCTAGTTCAATTCCTGCTATTACTGTCAATGCTAAGGGTCAAGTAACTGCGGTTTCAACTAACAGTATCGGGAATGAATTAATTGCTATTCAATCGCTATCCGACACCCCAGGATTCCTAAAAAAAACAGGGAATGGGACTTATTCTATTGATATTAATTCCTATCTTTCATTGGCAGGTGGGACTATCACGGGGGACTTGGTTTCAACTAGCGCAACGGCATCAACCTCTCCTACTACGGGTGCGATTCGTGGTGCTAGTTTAGGGATTACGGGTGCTATTTTTGCGGGTACTGTTAGTGCCAATTCTTATAATTTGATTCCTATTGGGAGAGGAGGGGGGAGTTTAGGCACAAATACAATAACAGGAGTTAGTGTGCTCCAGGCCAATACCACAGGTATTGGTATGGCAGGTTTTGGAACTGGGGCTTTACAAAGTAACACCACAGGGAATTATTCAACGGCAGTTGGAGTTAGTGCGCTTTTCAGCAATATTACAGGGAGTAGTTTAACTGCCGCTGGACTTAATACGCTTCGTTCTAATACTACAGGGAATAATTCGTCTGCTTTTGGCGTTGGGGCTTTAGAAAATAACACTACAGGGAATAATTTAACTGCCTCTGGAGTTGGTGCGCTTTTCAGCAATATAACAGGGAGTAATTTGGCAGGTTTTGGAGTTAGTGCAGGACGTTACATCGCTGACGGGATTACGGGATTAACTGTCTCAAATAACTCCTGCTTCTTTGGCGTGAACACCAAAGGAACCCAGAATGCAACAAATGAGCAAGTTTTTGGCTACAACGCCACCGGAAACGGCTCAAACACCGTAACAATTGGTGATATTGAAATCACCAATAACTTTTTCAGAGGTGCTTTATCTTTGAATGCAACCCAGGTTGTTTCTACCAGAAGAACCGGATGGACTGCACCAACTGGAACACCAACTCGCACAACCTTTACAACGTCAACTGTTACCCTGGAAGGGTTAGCAGAAAGGGTAAAGGCGTTGATTGATGATTTAATTACACACGGATTAATAGGAGCATAATCATGACTATTGAAAAAAAAGACCATTTTTTTGTATTACAAAGCCAACAGATTCCTGTGAGTGGGATTTTATTGGATGTTGTAATTGAACTGTGCCACCAGTATTCAATTGTCAATCTTGAGACTGGAGAAGTATTAGGAACAAGCCCAGGTGAAGGTATCTTAAATTTGGGAACACCCAATGAATTAGAAGTCGAGTTTCCTGGATTTTCAGAGCGGATGGAATGGATAAAAATTGCTTTGGTTACTAAGGCAATGGGAATAATAGCCACCAGAAAAGCGGCAGAACTAGCTGCAATTGAAGCGTCAAAAAACAACCCAACACCAATAGAATGATATCAATATCAATTTTCTCACTCCCGTTTAATCAATCCGGTTATGCCTTCCTGCTTTTCTTTGCCGGACTGATTTCTATTATTAATGGATTTTCCTTGATATTTGATAACCGAAAGTTGAATCAATACTTGTCATCTACTCTGTTGATAAATAACGGATTGATGTTATTGTTTGACAGCTTTAACAAGATAGGTTATGACAAGTTTGATAATATGAAAATATCAACTTTAATAATTCAAATTATTATAAGTTTTTTATCGCTATTCCTTGTATTGGGGCATCACTATGAACGTAGCAAAAAACTCAAAGAGCGAAAAAAAGAGGGTGAGTCTTACGATTTTAGAAAGAGGGGGTAAATATTGCAATATGCCACGCCCTGTTTTTAGAATTAAATATATAGTTCAGGCATTATTTTTTAATCATCATTTCCTGATGATGATTCTGGTCGGATTGTTTGGAATGATTTTTACCCCATTAGAAACATCTATTAGATGGATAAATGAGAGTATTGATTTTTTAAACGCTATCACCCTTGGGGTGGGGATTGGCGGGATAATTTGTTGGTGTTTCGTCTACAAGTTCAAGAAAGAGTTTAGTAGTGAAATTAGCTCCTCTGTTTGGACTGCTTGCTATATTCTTTTAAATATCTGCCACATCCTTTCAGTATTGTTTATAGTAGTTTTCTTTTTGTCTGTAGGAATCAAGCAAAATGGCAGTATATCTTCCTTAGCTTGCGGGGTGTTTTCTTCAATGCTTGCAGAGATTATGTTATCAATTAAATATGCCTACAAAAGTTAATTACCCTCGTAATCAAAATGTTGATGTCTTTTTTTCATGTTATTCTCCAATCAAATACAACAACAGCTACTACAGACCAAACGATTCAATCAGTATTTGGTTTGATTACCGTTCTGTTGGGTGGTAGTAGTGTAATTGGTATTGCTATCAATAGAATTTTTGATACCAAAAACATCAAGGTTATAGTTGAATTACAAAGTGAAATTAAAAGCCTTCAGAGGGAGGCTAATTATAGGGAGAATGATTTAAACAGGCTTGAGGTTGAAAACAACGAACTCAGGGAAAAGATAGCCGCGCTACAGGAGAAAACTAACTCTAATTTTTCTGAACAATTAGTAAATATTCAAGAAAAATATCAGCATCTAGCAACGGAACATCAAAAAGCTATTGCAATAATAAAGAAGTTAAAAGGGGTATCTACCAATGCAAGTAATTCAAACACTAACGACGGCAATCAAACCTGAGACAATCTCTTGCCCGGGAGGGCATTAGATTGTATTTAATGCAACACCAACACAACCCAGTCCCTTTTTATTATGAATAATTCAACTAAAATTAAACTGATTGCATTGGATCGTGAAGTTACCGTATCCGAGGAAACTTTCACGATTAAGGAATTGAAAGTTAAGTATCCTAAACAATGGCTACAATCTCGTAATGATTATCCTGTTTTTATTAATTCGTGTATGGATAAATGGATATCAGAACAGGTAAAATTACAGGTAGAATTACAGGTAGAATTGAAGTGGAATGTTGTTACTTTTGAGGTGGAATGATGGATGCGGAAGCATTAAAAAATTTAATAACCGAGTACGAGAATGCTACGGATTCAGGGTACAAGATGAGATTAGCTAATCAGATGAACGACATTATTAAAAAAGATATCTGGGAACTTCAAGGGAAAATTAGAGAGGAAATGATGTTGCGAATGCAAACAAAAACAGAACAATTAAATAATTTAATATCCCAAACAACGGGAGAAAATACCCAATATGGTTATTGGTATGTTGAGTTCAGAGGTCGGTCTGGGTGGTGGGCGGTTTCTGATATCCCTGTTAGTTTTGGAGAGAATGGAACATACCTCGGTAAGTCTTATATTGATGCTGTCAGGTCAATTAAAGATTTATTTCCAGAAAGAAAACCTTTGAATAGGGTGCTATAATAATGATGCACACTGATTAAAATTGGATGACGTTTGTTGTTTTCCGTATAAAATGTTAAAATATACAAAACTAAAAACAAAATATATGAACGTTCAAAATAAATTCAAATGTTTAAGCATAAAAACCCAATTAGAAAAAGAATGGGAGGCTCGATGGGAAGCTCGACAGATGAGTATGGCTAAAAACCCGATTGTAATTAAAAAAAACAACACCTAAATTATAAAAGTGATAATTACATCAGATGTAGCCAAAAACGTTTTTTCTGATTAAAAAATTTTAAAAAATTGGAGCAATGATAAAAGATGATATCTTTACCACAAGAAGGTGAGACATGGAGACATTACAAAAAAGGTGATTTATACAAGATAATTGGAATAGCTAAACAGGAGTCTGATAACTGTCCTGTAGTAGTTTACAAGTCGACAAAATCAGAAGAAATGTTTACTCGTCCCGTTAAAGAATTTATAGAAAAATTGGAAACAGGATATAGATTTAAAAAAATTGATAAATCGGTATGTGATTATCATTAAAAAATGTAAATTGATGCCGTGAAATCAATTAAAGAGTCGTTTCCAGAAAGAAAACCTTTGGTTTCGGCAATGGTTGATGATGAAATAGGGTGCTATAATAATGATGCACACTGATTAAAATTGGACAACACTAACCCGATGATTTATTAATTGTTGGGTTATTTTTATTGGTGAAGATATTGGGTTTGTATTATAATATAAATAGGCAACCCGCCAAAAGTTTTTGGCTTTTGAACGGGTCTAACCACAACTTACTTATACGGAGTAAACAATGGCTATTCTTGACATTACCACACAGAATGACACCTTAGTTGTCGATTCCCGATTGATTGCTGATGAACTGGGGATTCAACATAAGAACTTACTGCAAACAATCACAAAGTATTTAGACCGATTAGAACGAAAAACACCAGTCGCGTTTAAAACGGACGTGGTGAGACGCCCGCAGGGTGGGGCTTACGAAGTCTCTTACTGTTTCTTGAATGAAGCACAAGCAACACTTTTGATGACGTTTTCCCGAAACAGTGATCAGGTTTTGGATTGCAAAGAACGGTTAGTTGAGGCTTTCTCCCTTGCTAAGAATAACCACGTTCAGACCCCGCTTGCGTTACCACAAACCTATGCTCAGGCTTTGCTAGAGGCTGGACGATTGGCGTTAGAGGTAGAAAAGTTAGAGGCCGAGAAAGCACTGCTTGAGGAAGAAAACAATCAACTGTCCGAGGCTTTGGATGAACTTTTTGATTATTCGTCAATCATCAGGGTTGCCAAGTTCAATAAAGTTCATGAGTCTAACTTCAGTTGGCGACCTCTCAAAGCGATGAGTATTAAGATGGGGATAGAGATTAAACAAGTTCCCGACGCCCGGTACATGACGAAAAATATTTATAGTCACGATGTTTGGCGGATCGTTTATCCGTGGGTGAAGTTGCCAGAGACTACGACGTTAACGATTATCAGATAATCAAAAAAGAACCCTCTAAATATTTAGAGGGTTGATTTTAAAATAATTTATTACAATCCTTGCATTTCATTCGGCGGCGACCGTGTTCGGTGTAACCATATCTAACCAGCCTATGACTACCACACCGGGGGCAACCGTCACCAACAATCAGGGCTTTTGCAAAAAAAGACAGCCTAACACCTCTGATGGGTTGGCAGAATTGCGGACTAGCGCACCCGGAGCCAGGCAATCAGCCCGGTTCACTTTAACGGCGGCTGCTGCTACCAGTCCCGACACTATATAATAAGTGTCGGGAGACGCAGGGGGGAGTCCCTCAATCTCGCCATATTGAACGCTTTGGACTGGAATCCCTAGAATGGGTTCGGATTCTGTGTTGCCCATCGCCACACGGGGGATGATTCCCGATGGTGGCAGGGTGTGGAGGATCTCAACAGCCGAAGCTGTGAATTGCTTGGTTTTAGGATCTTGAGTCACCCCTTCTTTTGAACAGATGACGATTTGATGGGGAGTGGCGTTGATGATTTTCATGATTTTCTCCTAATAAAATAATGTGTCAATGCGACTGCAAGCGCAGTCATAGGCTGTGGCTTCTGTGGGGTAATCGTAGCCACTTGAAAAGATGATTACCCCGTCTTGGTAGATAAACCAGGCGTACTTCCCTGATTTATCTTTTATCTCGACTTCGTAGCCGAAATAATGGGTCATATTAGACAAGAGCGCGCTCCTTGTGTTGGCTGGCACAATCTTGAACTGTAGGACAGTAATCTGTCCAGTTGTAGCCTTCTAAATAGAAGGCAAAACCATCGGGTTGATCAGAATATTCCGATCCAAACCGTGCTTCGGCTTGGGCAATTTGCCCACCTTTACCCCATAGCTTCCAGACGGTCATACAATCCCTGGTGTTGTTGTCAACCGTTACCTCTAGGTTAGAGCAGTTAGTAAGTTTCAATAACTTACTAAGTTGCTCATTGATTTGATGTTTCTTCATTGCTTTAGCCTATGTAGTTAATAATCCCTTTCGGGAATGCGACCGCACGGAATCGAACCGTGCTAGGAGCTAACCTGAGATCGCTACTTTTAGTCTCTCCATGTCGGGAATTTAGCACCCCCAACAACCCCTGTTTTGGGGGTAACATGGGATAGCCTGTTGAACAGGTTGTGAAGCCCTCGAAACTTCACACTACCAGAGGCTTTTACCTCTGTCGCTGTAGTTTCCATAGCTTTTTGCCAACCCGAAACATCAGTGGGTGACATCGGCGCAACCCAAACGCCCACTTTCCCGTTTACAGGGTGCAGGACAACTGAATCCTTGAACTCATTGGGAAGTTCAACAGGACAACTTTCTACCTCCTTAAACAAAAGGTCAGAAGTAGATAGCTCTATAGCTAGAAACCAGTGTTTTGCCGTTAGGCAGTGAAGGTCGAAGTCAAACTTTACGACCTGTTTTTTATTCCGCTTAAAATCGGGGACTTGACCCCGATACAATACTGTTGTTACCGCGTCGTCTTCTCCGACGACAAATCCTTGAAAATCAACTGAATCAAAAAGGTTTTCTGGTTTTGTGAAAGTTGTCATTGTTTTTCCTCTCTGTTTTTAGCTGTGGCTTCCGTGGGGTAATCATAGTGAAAAGGTCATATCAGGTCACATTTTCCTACCATCTTGTTCCCGCAGGGGAAATCCGCGCAAACGGACTGGTAGGTGGGGTTTTTAGTCCCAAAGGCTTTTGTGACAATCCCCTGCCCATATACAGGGTGATTGACAATGTCCCCGATTTTTAATAACCCGTCGGCGGGTTTGTCTAAATTGTCAAGGTATTCTTTGACAATTTTGATAGCCTCTCCATAAAAATGCTCCCGTTGGTCTGTGTAGACCTTTTCGGTTTTTTCCGATGGCAAGTCTAAGACCGCCAAATCGGTCACAGAATATTCTGTGGTTTCTCCATAGCCCGTTTCGTAGGCAATGGTTGTGGCACTAGGAAATTTAGGCTTCCCTTCCACAGCTTCCCCGAATTGATTTACGGCAACCAAAGCCATATAAATGACTGTCACCTGATATTCGTCAGCCACAAAATGAGCTTTGGGGCCAGAAACTTCGCCCCATTGAGAATTACCGCCCCGCATCCCATCGGGGGACTCTTTACGACGGGCGGGAGACTGTGTTTTTTGATAACTCCCTTGGAGTTTTTGACAGGTAACAGTCTCCTGTTTTTCTTCCTGGGTGACAACCCATTCCAGTTTTGTCACCTTAACGGAGTTCGGTAACGGGATGACGTTACCAATGGAGTCACCATTATCTTTCCAGATGTTCCCTCTATCATCGACGTAATACCCCTTTGTAGGGAGTTTCAGGGCATCACGCCCTAGATCATTGTTCCATTTCCACGATGGGGTTTTAGTTGCGGTTTTAGTTGTGGTTGTCATGGCGTTTGTCCTCTCTGTGTGTTGGTTGTTGTTCTCTACATTTCTAATACTACACAAAATATCAACAGGTGTCAACAGGTAAAGCAAACTATTTTAGATTTTGTATCAGGGGGATACAAAACGACTGGTTTTTTGATATAATATATAGAGAAGAGACTACGACGTTAACGATTACCAAATAATTCTCGGTCTAAATTAAACTAAAAAGCCCTCCACGAGTTAAAAATGGAGGGCTTCTCTCTATCTGTATTTGTGATTTTTTCTAGCCTTGCGACTAGGACTATGCTCTCGATGTTTTTTGCAATATCCCGAACGGTTTTGAGTGGAAAGTGGGATATTACACACCTGGCATTTCTTAATCAGGAAATCGACCTTGGAGAATTTCCAGATCCTCCTTTGTGTCTTCAAAGCAATGTTCAACTTTGAAGACTTCCTTGTGATAATCCGTTAACTCCCCATAGCACGGGCTATCACAAAACTTGACTGCATCTTCAAAAGTCCATTTCCCCATGCGTTTCTCGCGGCTTCCCATTCTTTCGGATGTATGTTCACGGACTGACGGCCCCCCATAGCCACCACTCGCTCCTGTCACAAAACAGGCGACCGAGTTGGCGAAAGCTGCATGATGTTGATTGGGTGATTCGGGGTGTTTTTGTTTCCCCAATTCAAACGCTTGTTTTAAGATTTCCGAGTAATTATCAATATTCATGGTGGTTTCCTTTGTTAATTGAATTTGCGGAGTAAATAGGCTGCAAGAATGCCGCATCCGATACCAAGGAGGGATTCGAGAATGATTGAAATGATTTGTTGAGTTTCCATAGTTTTGTCCTTTTTAGTCTGTCATCTGTACAACGGGGCTAATCCCAATCTGCAATGGTTAGCCCCGTTTTGACTACCATCTTTGAGCGGAGTGAAAATTATAAAGATTCGCGTCGCCCAATGTCCGTAAAATAGACGTTCTTAATGCTGATGGGGGTTCGCTATTTCGATACCCGTAGAACTGTTGGCAACCATAGAATTTCCCGCTAGGAGTCATCTCAATTGTATGAGTCACCCGCCCCTGCTCCCGAACTGCAAGGATGATAGAGCGACCGGAGTTAACAGCTTGACCATAGCCCCCGACACAGTGGCTCAACTGCTCACCCCATAGCTTGAGTTGGGCATTGCAGGTTGGGATTTCCAGTTCCCAACTACCATCAACAGCACAGAGTCCTTGAACCCGTTTAAAATCGGGGTTAACTTTTAGCTCATAGTCCGGTTGACGCCGGACATATTCTTTAGCCAAGGTTTCGTGAACGGTCAACCAACACCGCACCCGTCCCAATTCCGGTGCGCCTGTTCCGTCTTTATTAAGTTGATTCCACAAATAGCCCGCATCACGGACTAAATTGGAATCAACGTTATTTACTTCACCACGGACTTTAAAAGTCGTGGTTTGTAGCATCCGTAATGCCACTTCAGAAGATAGCGATTTCAAGAAGGGGATTGCATCCTCCTGAAACCCGATAACTAAATCTTCCTGAAGATTCAGGTATTTTTGCAACAGGTCGGCGTTGCCACTAACCAGCACCATCGCCCATTTACGGGGTGTGGGGGAGCTATTTTGAAATGCTTTGACCGTCGCTTTTCCTGTTGTACCGAATAGGTGTTCACAGGCTTTTGCAGGTGATAGAAAATCAATTAACCCCAGTAGTAGTTGGTCTTGGTTTTTTGACCATTTAAGGTCATTCCAGGGAAGTGCTTTATGGGGAAGTTCTAAAGCAACTTCTAAAAGGGTTTGGCAGTACGACTTGATTGCATAATCACGGGAATAGTTGTCCCGATAATTTTTGTAACCCATGATATAGGGCAATAATTGACCGAAGTTCATCTGTTCAAACTCGCGGAATTTCAACCAAAACTCACTTGTTAAATTCTGACGATTCCAATGTTGCCACTCATGGCCGTGAAAAAATGACCAACCTGCGCGGTCATCCCCCACGATTTCATCCCATGCAAATTTAGCTAACAGGCGAGATTTGACTGACATCCGTCCAACCCGTTCGGCAATCCCCTTGGGAAGATTGCCGCACCTTTTCCATGCACGGGCACAGTCACGAAGCCGCCAGATATTCCCGATCCGGTCGGAATGAACCTCAAAAGCATCAGCGTTAACCATTGCCTTTTTGACCCATAGCGGGAGCCGATTAAAGTTAGGGGTTGTGGCAATTGCTAAGACTTTTTCTTGACTTACTTGATAACAGCTACGCCAAGACCGTCCAGGGGTCATCACCTCTTTATAGAGGCTTAAAAACCGTTCTGCTTGCCAATCAAAGCGAATGCCAATATTTAAAAGTGTTTCAGCACAAGTATGAAATCGAGTTGCCTCAACTTCGTGGTTATAGTAGCGAACGTGCGATGAGAATGTCCATCCACCTTCAGTCAGATACTCGTCATAACCCAACCCACAGGCTTTTAAATCTTCAGTCCTGGATTTTGCCCAGTATCTTAACTCTTTGACAGCCGCCCAGTCTTTCTTTGTTTGAGCTAAATCAAATTCTTTATCACGGGTTGTGGCGTGGTAGCACTGCCAAGCTAGGTATTTAGCCCCTGGGGATTTCCCTTCCAATAACCGAAGAAAGTTATCATATCCATCGGCGGGTAGGGACTGGATAAATTCAATTTCCTCAATGGTTAAATCTCGTGAGTTCAACTGAAAAGTGTTTTCCAGTCGCCCAGCCACGAGGTCAACCCCTTCCTCGAAAAGAGCTTCCTCTAAAGTTTGGCTATTGCGGACTCGGACTGCTAACGGGGATTTTTTAGAGTTGAGAGACATGGTATTATTTCCTAAGTGATTTGTTCACTCAAGGGTAGAGTTTGATTTGCGGTCGGCTCTGCCCTTGCCTTATTTCTCAATATACCCCCCACTTCTTAAAATGTCAAGCGTTTTCTGAAAATATTTTTTTAGGCAAAATAGGAGCAAAATTTAGCAAGCCCAAATTAAACTCAAAACCCTCGGAAACAATATTTCCGAGGGTTTTGAATTAGAAGCCTCTAAATCTACATTGATGGCTTCCCATCCCAAAGGTTGGCACAAAACCAAGTCGAGTCCGAGCTAACGTCTGGGTAAAGTTCATCAGCTAAGGTTAGATGGAATTCCCAGGTTAAACTATCTTGAAGGCTGTCTAAGCTCGACTTCTGGGTGGCGTAGCCTTTGGTTTCTAGCTCATGCTGGTTGATATAGTATTTGCTCTCCCAGACGGTAGCTAAAGCCTTTTGGTGGGACTCAGATAAAACTTGATCATAGGTAGCTGATACCCATTGATCTTGTTCGCTATCCAGAAGCCATAATGTCATGTTGTATTTCTGCACAGCATCACAAAAACTTTTGGCAACATCTGGACACTCATTCTTGAGTAACTGGAAATCGTAGGGTAGTGTTTCCAGGCTATCTATCTGGGAATGATACTTAATCACTACATCCCCAAGTGTCACGGTTTCAAATTCAAGCCCACTTACTTTGTGCTTTTGTTGGACACGGTGGATTTTGTCTAGCCGTTTCCAGTGTTTCTCTACTGTGTGGTGATAGGATTGACCCCATGCTTCCTTGATAGCCTCAAGACTATTTAAGTCTTTCTTGCTTTGATACCGTGACAGGCGTTTTAAGACCTGTTCTGGGTCGGTGAACCCTTGATACGCGAGTTCTAGTTCGTCACTGGGGCTAAGGGGAACCCCAAGCCGACTACTTAACCCGATGTTTATTAAAGCCTTAGCGATCGCAACTTCTGGGCGTTTGTGGAGATATCTGTCAGCTTTCTCCAGGGAACTTAGTATGCGTTGTTGTGTTATTGGTTTGGGATTTGATTTATTATTGATCATAGTTGCCTGCTTATTAGGTTTACTCACGTCCCCTGGTGTTTGCTGCACTGTGGGGATATTTTAATTTTACCTTACCCGATCGCACTACACCCAATCAATTTTTAACGAGCCTGAATTAAGCGAGGAGCCTTCCCGATTTGTGGAGGGTTTTGAGTTTTGCTGCGATCGCCCCTGTCACACTGAATCCCGAAACCCCGATGCTGTATAATTTATGGGGATGTCACACTGAATTCTGTCACACTGAATTTTTATCACAGTGTTTTTTATTAATCTTCTATTATGTTTTAGTGTGACAAAGAGGATTCGTTAAAAGTATCACCATGATACAGTTTATTTTATTTTACCCCTTGACAAAATGACAAACACCACCCCTTTATTTGTAGCTTTTGAAGGAATTGATGGCTCTGGAAAAACAGAGCAACTTGGACAAGTGGCAAAACATCTGACGGAACATTCGGGCTTGAAGATTTTAAACACCAGGGAACCTTGGGGGGATGATGCACGGATTAGGATAAAAAACACAGATTTACCCCCATTGGATCAGATCCAGTTGATTGCCGAGGATAGAAAAGCTCATTGCAATTGGCTTAGAGAAGTTTGGGGCGACTATGACCTGATCCTTTGTGACCGATTCACAGCCTCCACGTTAGCCTACCAGGGCTATGGAGAAGGGCTTGAGATAGAAGGCTTGATAAGGGTAAATGAAACGGCCACACAGGGCTTAAAACCCGACCTCGTTCTATTGTTAGACTGCCCCGTAAACGTCTCGGTCAATCGGCTGAATAGATCCCTTGATAAAATAGAAAAAAATATCCATTTTCTAAACAGAGTGCGGTTCGGGTACTTGGCTCTCGCCCATCGGTTTAATTATCAAATCATTGATGCAAGCAAAAACAAGGGCAATGTTTTTACCGATGTCCTAATATCCTTATCAAAGCTAATGAAGTCGTCATGGGGTGACTAACACCCGATATGGTGATTATTTTCGATCTACAAATTCGGGCGGCTGTGGCGAGATTAGAGAATAGACCCCTTGATGCAATTGAAAGAAATATCTTGTTTTTGGAGAGGGTGCGATGGGGATATTTGGACATTGCCAAAAGATACAAATACCACCTTATTAATTCCAATCAGTCATCTGAGTTGGTGTTTAACAAGGTGGTAAATCGGGTGTTGCGGGCCTTGGAAATTGAGAGTTTAGTTAAGATATAAATAAAGTAGGGTTGCAAAATACCCTGCTTTATGTTTAAACTTTAGTTGATGAAAATTTGCTTGTTGATTAATAGAACGCTTTGAGCCGTTAACACAGGGGATTCATCGTTTTTAAACACAAATGAGTTGTATTTATAAGGGTTGTAAGTAACGGCTTGATTGCAGTTTTTCACTGCGTCAGTCAACGTTCCAACAACGTAAGCATGGACATTTTTGCGTTGCTCTCTGATAACCCGTTGCCGTCCGGCTTCAGAAACTTTGAACGTACCATTGGTTAATTTAACTTCTGTTTCGTGGGCTATAACCCGCCCCTTATTTTCGCCCTCTAATGCGACGACTGAAAACATCTTTTTATGAAGATTGAAATAGACTTTAACTTTCATGGTATATTCCTTAAATTAATTGAAAATGATTGACTTGAGAGCAAGTAGGGTGGCTGCCTTACTTGCTTAACTTTTAACCTTCTACATTTATAACTGTACCCCAGTTATTTTAAAATGTCAACCCCCTCACTCAACTTTTTTGTAAAGAATTATGTCGCCGGTTGTGATCGCCTCCAAAAATTCAGTCCATGCGGGTTCTGCTGATTCCCGTCTCCAATAACGATAACCCATGCCGATGACGAGGGTTTTTAATTTTTCCCTATCTTCTGGCTTGAGTCTGGCTTTGATTTCTTGTCTGTGTTCGTGGGGCCTCATAAAAAATCCTATATAACTATCCACCAGTTATAACAGATTTATTTCCAGATGGTAAATAATTCTGGCAACGACGGGCGGTGGATCGTGGATCTAAAAAAGCCGAATCCCTTACAGAATCCGGCTTTTACCTCTAGCTGTTTTCGATAAAACATCAACCTTGAATTTGTCCATTAGTCTCCTACTCTTTTGTGCATCTTCAGTCAAGAAATAAGATAATCATTAACTGTCAACAGTGTCAGGGATTTGAGTGGAATAGTTTGATCTTTAAAGCATTTAAAATTAAGTAATCGTAAAGAATTGATCATAATTTTTGTTGTTTGATGTATTTCTATTATTATATAATGATCTACACTTTAAAGCAAGGTGTGGGCTAGTGTCAAAAGAAATAAATCTTTTAACAACACTGCATGAAGCAGACGTTCACCCACGATCAAATTATAATATAGTCAGCTAGTATCAAATTAGTCAAGAAACAATGCAATCGTTAACTACCAGGATTACCGCCAACAATAATCGCGTTGGCTTCATACTGGTATCAAATTAGTCAAGAAACAATGCAATCGTTAACTGGTAAACCTTGATTCTTGACTATTTACATTGTACACGAATAACGCAAAAAAAAACAAGTTTATTTATGTATTTTTAAAAGGTCAAGAGCAATCGTCAACCTTGATAATCTCAATCTCAACACAAAGGGCTTTCAATCTCTCAAAAGCCACCACCGGATCGGCTTCAAAATCAACCGGACTAGATCCGGTCATCGGAGCGTCAGACACCGCCCCCAATGGCTCAAAGGCACGGGATTTGTTATTCCAAAAAAACACCCTGTTAATATGTCGCTCTATTGCTTCCGGTGTTTCGAGAAAACAGTAGATTAGTCCTGCGACAATAGCCTGCCTGACATCGGTTCTGAATCGCCTTTTGTCAAGTTTAATTGTCCATAATTCAGATAAAAGTTCCTCATCTGTTTGTGCATCATACCAGAGACACTCACAAGAGAATGTGTGGAGGTCGTTGGCATGAATTTTTTGGGCGGGTTGAAATCCTTTTTTAGTTGTCTTCATAAAGATTAATTGATTTTAAGATTGCCAGACCTAACTCTTTCGCCAACAACGGCGGCACGGCATTTCCGATGATTTGTTGGGCTAAAGATTTGGATTCTGGGAATTTGTAATCATCGGGAAAAGTTTGCAGCCGTGCCGTCGCTTTTTGACTAATCCGTTTGATTTGACTTCCCTGTACGATGTCCGCCCAATGGGTACTTACACCCGCCATAGCTCGAATTGTTGGACAAGGCTTGTTTTGTGGAGTCGGTAAAATATTCTTGATACAGGCTCCCGCACGGGGGATTAATAGGATAGGAGAATGAGAATTACAGTGGCCGGATACAATTGTAAAACTTGGATCGTCTACAGTTCGGACTGTAGCCCGTCTAATGAGTTGTTTACCAATATCAATCAAGGCTTTTTCTGGCAAATATCCCAGTTCATTCAATCGCTTAATCTGCCAGTCCGCAAGCTCACAGTCCTGCATTTCTGGGATTAAATCACTAATGGCTTGATACCATCCCTTTTTAGGTTTTGATTCAGGAAAATAAGGGAGGGGTTCTGAATTTTTAACTGCCCACATAATCAACCGTTTCCGGTTTTGCGGAACCCCGTGATCCGCCGCGTCTAAAATTAACCAATGATAGCGATATCCGTTACGGATCAATGATTGTAGGATTTTCTCAAAAGTTGGTGATTTTGAATATCCTGGGACGTTTTCGAGAATCACCCATCGAGGGGATAATGAGGCAATATAATCACAACAATAAAGCCCCGCATCTTTATCTTTGTGGTCAGGAATATCACCCCGCCGTGCGTTGCTGTATTGTTGGCATGGGGGACTCATCCAAAGCAGATCAACAGGTTCTAAATGGCGAGGACTAGCTGACCCGACACATTGATTAATTATCTTGGTATTCGGGAAATTTTGTTGCGCTACTTCTGCAATTTTAGGATCTCTTTCAATTCCCCATAAAGACTTAAACCCTGCGGCCTCTAATCCTTTGCCAGCCCCACCACCGCCCATAAATAATTCACCGCAAGTGTACATATCTATATTCCAGTGAGTTTATTTTGCATCCCAGGAGCGAGTAGAATCACCTGAGCGTATCTAAGAGCGATACCTTTATCTTGATACTGGCGATAAAGTTGGTCGAAGAACTTTCGGTTTTTACCAAGTAAAAACCCTCTGATACTTTTTAGAGATAAGGAATATACCCAGTCTCGATAGGATTCGCTATTAACTATAAGAAATTCTTTTTTCCATCGGGAAACCGTGTCTTCTGGGATATTTAGTTCCATTGCTATTTTGTTTTGCTTCACCCCTTTTTTCAAAAGCTCTAGGGCTTTCTGTTTTGTCTCTGCGGGATAGGTCAAATTCCCTCCTTCTTTATGCTATGGTGGTTTAATGAATCTATCACTGAGAGTAATAGATTTTTATTCACAAGTCAAGAGGATGTTTTATGATTCCTAGTGTTCCTTACGATCGCGTTGCCTCAATATCCTGGGATAAGCAAGCAGGAGAGAGGCTGAAGAAGCTGCGGAACAATAAACGGTATTCTCGTGGCTGCTTGGCAAGACTTACCCAAGATTGCGACCAAAGGTTATCCGAGGCTTATATCCAAAAGGTTGAGGACGGGAGGGCAAAAACAATCCGACGCGCGAAGCTAGAAACGTTATTATCCCTACTGGATTCGGATATCCAGGCTGTTTTCCCTGGCGGAGACAATAAAAAGTTTTCCTAGCCGCTTGACTTTTATTACTGCAAGTAGTAAATTGGTAATAAGCACTGGATAACAAAATTATGATCGCACAGCAGCCAAAGACGTTTGAGTCGGAAGAAGATTTTGAGGAAGTGGAGATAGGAGTGGTAGACCTCCTTCCAACGCCTTTAAAAAAAAAGGAAAAAGACAGTATTTCAATCTCTATAGAGGACTTGAAATCATGGCTGGCTTGTGGCATCCTGCCTAAGACAGCCTATGTTTATCTGATGCTTCTGATTAAGTTTGATGGAAATACGAATGTGGACATCAGGGCGCTTGCCAACTCTCTGAGTTGCGCTGTCTCAATCGACGAAGAGAAAACAAAGATAATAAATTTCAGTGAGGAAGAAACTCTTTCTGAAATTGCAAAACTGAATAAAAAAGGTGCGCTGTCTATTAAGCAAACAGCAATCCAATTGCATCTAAATTTATAGGCTTGTGTTCCCCCACGGCTTCACGGTGCGATAGTGAGGCAGTGGGGAGGCGTAATCTCCCAATCAACGTAAACATTCTGTAAAAAAATATGACAAGTAATTCAATGCCCGAAGTTATTGTTGTTAACTTCGACGATGACGACAAGTTTGGAGTCCTCTACGCCAAGGATTATGTTCCTGGGTACAATGAGATCGGGATTAGCGATCTCTCTGACGAAGATTTTGATGACGATGTTCTGCTTTTAACTTGTTTAGAACTGTTGGCTAACGGGACAAAAGGGACAAAATACGACACTGAAAAGGTCTTGTCGGTTAAAGCAACCGATTCGGGAATAATCGACCGGATCTACACACCCGCACTTTTTTCTACAGAAGGAGGCGAAGGCTTGGTTATCCGTGCCGGAGCAAACTTATTCCCCGTGACTCAAAACGGACGCACTTTCACTTGCGGAGAAATGCAAGGGGAAATCGAAAGCTACTCGGTTAAGTACGGGGACAAAGAGTACAAAGTCCCTCGGATTGATTTTGTCGCACCAAAAGGAGGCTTGATTTTCTCCCTCCGTGTCTTTGGTAAAGATGAGACGGTGAACGGGGATTCCCTTAAGCACCGTGCGCGAGCCGGTGGGGCGATCGCTGGCTACCTTCGGGAAGCCAAAGGGGGAAACTACCAGGTGGTAAAACCCACCGAACTGCCAGAGGGGGAATACTTGGTGACTGGGATTGATCAAAAAGAACACCCTGAATATGGTACAGGGTATTTTGTTGCCCTCGACGGTGGAAAGGCTTTATATGCCAACTTCGGCATGAAGAAGCAGCTTAAATCCTCGTTCAACAGCTTCTCGAATTGCTTAAAAGGTGGTCGTCCAGTAACCCTGATTATCGCCAACATCCGAGAAGGTAATAACAAAAAGATGACTTGTGACGCGGTGTTCCGCAATCGCGCACCCCACACCTCAAATATGTTTAAGCAGGGGTTTGTGGCAAAAGAACTCCATGGGGCGGCCGTGGATTCTACAGAAACTTCCCGTCCTAAAGAGAAAGGAATGAAATCGGCAGAGCCAGATAAGACAGAAGGTGGTCAATACGATCCTCTGCCTTTCTAACGATTTCTATTGATACCTATCAGGAATTGAAACTAATCAACTAAATCAAACCGGGATAAATAAATCTCGGTTTGATTCAACCTACAAATTCACTAAACCAATGAAATTGACTGTAGATACAAAAGCCTTGTCCGATGCCCTTGATTGGGCAAACAAGGCGATTCCTCAAAAGCCTAATCATCCCATCCTGGCTAACTTCAAAATTGAAGCGGGTGATAGCAATTTAGAGGTTACGGGGTTTGACCTCTCAATGGCTATTAAAGCCACGGTAGAAGCAAATGTTGACAGATGTGGCAGTGTTACGATTCCTGCCAAGTTGTTCACGGAGACAATCAAACACCTCCCCAACGGAGAGCTAACACTTGAAGTGGACAACGAGACAAATGACGTTAAGATAATTTCCAGTGGCAAATACAACTTGCGGGGATTAAGCACAGAAGAATACCCCGAAATCCCCTTGCTTGAAGCTAACAATAGCCTTGAGATTTCGGTAGAGAATCTTCTTCAAGGAAGTAAAACAATCTCCACCGTGTCTACTGATGAAACAAAACAACAATTATGTGGGGTTGATCTAAAGTTCTCAGATAAGGGAATCAAGTTCGCAGCAACAAACGGACACTTGTTGATGGTAATTGAAGTCGAAAACGAGGATTTTGAAGGGGATGAATCGGAAGTTCAGGAGATTATCATTCCTGGTCGGGCTTTCCGAGAGGTTAAAAAGATGATCACAAAATTCAAAGAGAAAGGGGATGATGATACTCCCGTTTTGGTTGGATTTGATGACCGGATTATTATTTTTTCCTATAAGAATCAGCAAGTCCAATGCCGGAAATTAGACGGGGCTTTCCCCACTTACGAACAGCTAATCCCTAAAAACCACGCCACTTTGGTAACGGTTGATCGGCGAACCTTTATTGGTTCCCTGGAACGGATGGAGATAATTGCAAAACAGAAAAATCACATCGTGTGTTGCGACTTTGATGCCGAAGCACAGCAAATTAAACTATCGGTAGAAGCCGCCGACGTAGGCAAAGCAGAGGAGTATATCCCTGCACAAATATCAGTCAAGGAGCCTGTTGCATCCGATGACGACGAAAACGATGACGGGGATGATGAAGAATCCTTTGCCACGATAAACGCAGTTAAAGAGCCAATTACAGTCGCTTTCAACTGCGCTTATATCATTGAGGGCTTGGAAGAAATGGAAACCAGTGAAGTCCAAATAAAGATCCAAGAGTCTACCATCGCACCAATTATCATCTCGCCATTAGGGGGAATTAAGATGACATTTCTTCTAATGCCAGTCAATCTTCGGAAGTAAAGCCAAAATATAGATACAATCCTCCTCATCTGGGGAGGACTTAGATAGAGAAAACAATGGCAAACAAAAGATATAGTCACCCATATCTAACCAAGGATTTTCTAACACGGAATCCTTTTAATTATTGCCTAAACTGCGGAGGGATCTTGGGAAATATTAGACCGGATTTGAAGAATGCAAGACAGGTTTGGCTCGTCCCTTGGGGGTCAAACAAGGTCGTGTTAAACGGCTACACCCATATTATTTGCCCACATCAAAGAGATCAACAAAATGACTCAATTAATGTCCGCTAACCCGATTTTTAATCCAAACGGAAACGACGATGTTGCCCACAGAACGATTTGGTTTGGGGAAACCACAAACTTAATGCAATTGAATGATGTCCGCTATTCTTGGGCGGTTGGTTTGTATAAGCAAATGAGAGAGAACTTCTGGGTCGCCGAGCGCTTGGATATTACCCAGGACGTGACAGATTACGCGAACCTAACTCTCAATGAACGCAATGTTTATGATGGGATTTTAAGCTATTTAACGTTCTTGGATTCCATTCAAACCTGTAATATTCCCCACCTTAAAAGTTGCGTCACAGCCCCAGAAATCAGCCTGTGCATGGCAGAGCAAAACTCCCAGGAGGCGTTACACTCCCAGTCTTATTCGTACATGATCGAAACGATTATTCCATCGGATCGAAGAACATCTGTTTATGAGTTTTGGAGAACAGATAAAGTCTTGCGCGATCGCTGTGAATTTATTGCAGGAATTTATCAGAACTTCATGGATAATTCCACGCCAGAGAATTATTTTGTCGCTTTGTTAGCCGATTATATGTTAGAGGGGATTTACTTCTACAATGGTTTTATCGCTTACTACAATTTCGCTTCCCGTCAATTAATGCCGGGATCTGCTGATATCTTCAAAATGATTAACCGTGACGAATTAAGTCATGTTCGGTTATTCCAGAAATTGATTCCTGAAGCTATGCAATTGTTTCCTCATTCCGTTGACCAGATTTACGAAATGTTTGGCACGGCTGTCGAGCATGAGTGTAAATGGACTAATCATATTGTGGGAAATAATATTTTAGGAATCACGGAATATAGTACGGAACAATACACCAAATATCTAGCCAATATTCGGTTACGTTCTATCGGTTTAGAGCCCCTTTATCCCGATAAAAAGTACAGTAAAAGTCCCTATACCCATTTAG